TAAAATAGCTAAAATATTGTAAAAAATATTATTGTTAAAATAGCTAAAATATTGTAAAAAATATTATTGTTAAAATAGCTAAAATATTGTAAAAAATATTATTGTTAAAATAGCTAAAATATTGTAAAAAATATTATTGTTAAAATAGCTAAAATATTTTGTCAACAATAATATGAATGCAACAATAAACAGTGTTTGTTCAGTTGATAGTGTAAAAGGAAATCGTCTTATTTTAGAAGTTATACCTAACACTTTAAGAAATAGTGGATTGCAATTTTACTATTTAGGAAAAGATAACAAAGACATTCGTTTTGTAGACTATAAAGAATTTAACAATCAATTAGAAGAAAACTTAAACAAAAACAAAACATTTTACATACAATTTTGTGGTATAAGTAGACAAAATAAAAGTGTGCCAGAATATTTATACCTAACTTTTAATGGATGCGATGTTGAATATAATGGCAGTGAAGAAAATTGCAACGGAGTATTCTTACATTTCAATTTCAAAAAAAATGGTAAAACTTTAGAGAAAGAATTAAACAATCTATTCACCAATAATGTTGGTGTTTTTATTCAATCTTATTTATAAATACATACTATCTATCTGCGACTTAAATTTCTTCGCAATCACTGCCCTCTTCATCTTCATAGTTGGTGTCATACACTCGTTTTCTACTGTTACATCCTCCGGCAAAATAACAAACTTCTGTATCTTTTGCGCCTTAGATACCGGATTTGCATTATATTTATCCACTGCCAATTGCACATATTCTTGCCATTTCTTATCCTCCCAATCTGCCGATATACCATTAGTTGCTAAAGTTTTATTCGGCAAAAATGGTAAAGTCACCAAGCAACTCAAAAACTTCTTCTGGTCACCTATCACTATCACTTGCGATATCTCTGGTGCAAATTTTTTAATCTGTTGTTCTATCAAAACAGGAGCAACATTCTCACCTCCCGCTGTTATAATCAATTCCTTCTTTCTACCTGTTATATACAAAAATCCATCTTTATCAATTGTTCCTATATCTCCTGTGTGTAACCAGCCATCTTTATCTAACGTTTCATCAGTTGCTTCTTTATTGCCTTTATATCCAATAAAATTGTTCAATCCTTTATATAAAATTTCGCCGTCATCTGCTATCTTAACTTCACCAATTAGTGGAACACCAACGCTGCCTTTTCTGTAAAAATTTCTACCACTCCCAGATATGACACCACATGTTTCACTCATCCCGAAAATTTCATAAATAACTATATCAATCTGCGAAAAATAATTTAATGTATCCTTCGCAATAGGCGCCGCCCCACTTAAATGCAACTTGCATTCCTGTAATCCAATCGCCTTCTTTATCTTACGGAAAAACACCAATTTACATATATTATAAATAACAACCGTCATTTTAGATATCCTCTCATTATTCATCTGACTATCATTATACTGCAATGCAATACTTTTTGCCACATCCATAATTGACTTTAATATCCCACCAATCGTCCCTGCGTATTTCTGTTCTGCAGTCTTCTTCATCTTCTCCATTATCTTCTCCCAAACCCTCGGTACACCCAAAAACACTGTTGGCCTTCCTACCTTCAATGTCTCCACCAAACTCCCCTGCAATGCATCCGGTTTCGCAAAATATACCGTACCCCCATGATAAAAATGACAAAAAATATCCAACATACTCGCTGCTATATGCGATAACGGCAAATATGATACTAACCTCTCTGACCGCAAATTATACCTCTCCACCATCTTCTCACATGTATAACTCACATTCCCATATGTTATACTCACCGCCTTACTACGACTCGTTGTCCCACTCGTCATTATATAAGTTATCACATCACTTTGTTGTGTATTTAAAGAAATTTTACGAAATGTGTTAGATTCCCCACAGAAGTCGTGGAATGATTTGATGGGTATATCATGGTAAAGTTTTATTTCAGGTGTTTCGTTATAAACAAGGATATGTTTAATAGATTTTTTAAGTTGGATTTTTTGTAGTAATTGTACATTTTCAATGACTAAAACATCTGCTTCAGAGGTTTCCAAAACATGGTGGACTTCCTCTGGTCCATTAGTAGGATAAATGCCAGTGTAAATATTGCCATTCATTATTGCACCAACTGCTGCCATAAACCATTCTGGTGTATTAAAACCCATAATGGCAACTGAACCGGTTATTTCGTATTTTTTTAATGAATTGGCGAATCTTGTGCATGTTAAATAATATTCAAACCATGTCAACTGTTTGTTGTCTTTTGTAACAAATGCAACTGAATGTGAGGAAGAAAGTTTCTGGAACAAATCTAAAAACATAATATTTAATTTAGAAAATTAAATATTATTTTTAACAAATCACGCAATCTCTAATTTTTATAAAAAATCACTGCGCATTAACTGCAACAGACTTCTTAATCAATCCATCACCAGTCTTCAACTTCATAACCACACCCATCGTATACAACTCCTGCATAAACAATTTTGTTGCATATGGTATCTGCACCCTCACAAAATCTGTATTGTTCGTCCCATACAAATTATTGTAAATCCCCTTCTCCTTATTCACCGCTGATATCATACCCGTCTCCTTACTCAATGTCACAAAATATTTGTCCGAAACATCAAACATACGTTCTTTTAAAAACAACAGACTTGAATGAGATATCAGAGAATCACGCTCCATCTCACCCATACGCAAACCACCGTCACGTGCTCTGCCAACACTTGGCTGCCTAACTAATTGTGAATATGGTCCAGACGCACGACTATTTCCTGTCCAAACTGGTTTACCATTTTTGTATCTAATCATAAAAATGCTGTGAGGTACAGTTAAACAATAAACATCTGTACCATTTTGTTGAATAAATGACTTTTTAATATTGGAAATTTTAACAATTTCCTTGTCAGTCTGATAATAAACTACACCATTGATATTCTGCACTTTTTCTAAATAAAACTTTTCCCCATCCTTGCTAATCCACATTCTATGGTCATATGTAACTTCCATTTTAACATTTTGTTCATCAATACTATACATAGCACCATGATAATCAGAAAATTTAACAATATCTAAAGGATAATGCCATTCCCTCTTATTTGTAGAAGGATTTAATATTGCTACCTTATCTGCTTTTGTAATATCTTGTATTTTTTTCCATCCCTTTAAAGTCAATACATCATGCTCTTCTCTCAAGCAATGCACTTTATCTTGAACCATATGCTTAAGTCTATGGTAATAATTGGGTCCAATAAAAATAGCAGTCTGAATCTGTTCACCAGTCTTCCCATTATACAAAACTTCCTTACCATTCCTCTGGAATCCCTCTTTTTCTAAAACATCTGCAATGTCCACTGGATTCAACTTATTAAAAGGTGTACCATCAATACTATAACCTTTCATTGCTGCAGTTTTACCCAAAACTGTTTCAATCAACTGACCAATTGTCATACGCTTAGGGAATGCATGAGGATTAATAATCATATCTGGTACAATGCCATTTTTACTAAAAGGCATATCCTCTTGGCTATATGTAATACCACAAGTTCCTTTCTGTCCAAATTTACTACAATTTCCAATCCAAACATTCTTCATATTTTGACGAATCATAAACACATGGCTGGGAACTTCTAAACAATAAACATCACCATCATATTTGTACAATTCTTCTAATTGTCCATTTTGTTTTTTACAATGTCCATGATTAATTGTTGGTTCATTCTTTGATTTATTAATTCTAACAGAAAGACAATCCGCATTAATTTTACCAGTTCTTCCTCGAATATTCCATTCCTCACCTTCGTTTCTAAGTGTTTTAATAGTACCACTCCATCCTGAATGAATAGCAAGTTTCATAACATCATCAGCAAGTCTTTTTGAAGAAGTATAATAACAAACAGAACCAGTATTATTTTTACTTCCATCACCTTCAATTAAACTTTCAAGAAGAATTCTTGATTGTTCAGTATTTAATTTCCATACCCACTCAGGAAGATACTTGTTTAATGCACCAACATTTAATTCATTTAAAAAGTTTGAAAAATCCTTGTTATTAATAATATGCGTGGTATTGTGTTCCATTGAATTTAAATGAGAATCAGATTTCTTTGAAAATAACACATTTAATCCAAGAATATCACAAGCATTGTAAAGGTTTCTTATTTTTCTTTCTTTTCCCGCTGCAATGGAGATTTTATTATTAACAATACATCCATCCGAAATAAATATACCTAGAAATTGTAAAAACGCATTCATGTTGTAAATTTTATCACCAATCTCAATTTTAGAAATAATATTTCCATTTTTAATACAATCTTTCTTGAGGTTAAATCTTTTTCCAAATACTTTGCCTGCTGCAATTCTTTCAAAAGCTTTTTTATCTCTTCTTTTAACATACAAATCATGGTCAATTGTGCAATCAATATCCACTTGTTGGCTTCTGAGTTTATACATGTCTCCTTTATAACCATAATGGTGGATGTCAGTTGGATTCACATACTCTATCTTTTCTCCATCCACAAGTTGTGCAACCTTATGTTCCTTAGTCACTTGTGTAATATTAATCCATCCATTTTCAGTTAAAACTTCTGCTGAATCAGTCAAACAGAATTTATCACCGATTTCCGGTATTCTCTCACTCCTCACACGCACACGACCAAACTTAAACCCTTCCCCATCCTTGTTCACATAAACCTTATCCACCACTCCACTCTCATTAGACTTCACAAAAGTAGACGCATCCCTATACTTAATCTCATCATCACTCGTCGTCTTCAATGGAATACACTTACCAATAATTGCATCTCCACCACTCACCCTCGTCCCTACTTTCACAAATCCATTATCCTCCAATTTTCCATAACTATGACCCTCCTTCATACCCGCTGTCCGTGGTGTCCCATTTGGATTCAACTTAACCGGCTTGCAAAACTTCTCCTCCTCCAATGTACTCTGATTCTTCTGCTCTTTCCCCTCATATGTCCGGAAATAACTCGTCACAAACATACCCCTCTCCAATGAACTCTTATTCAAAATAATACTATCCTCCTGATTATATCCCGTATAAGTCTGAATTGCAATCACCACATTCTGACCATTGGGAATACGATTCACATTAATAATATCCGAGTTTTCCGTCGTAATCAAAGGACGTTGGGGATAATATAAAGATGAACCACTACTATCAAAACGGTCTTCATAATTAGTTGCATAAATACCAATCGCCTGTTTGGACTGTGCACAATAAAAAATAACACGAGGCGCCTGTTGTCTATCCGCCAAAGGAATATTAGATGAAACCACACCCATAATCAAATTCGGACTAATCTCACAATGGGTATATTGCAAATATTTCTCATTCTCCCTCTTGTTTCCATCCAAATACTCCTGATTTAATGCAATCATTGAACAATTCTCCTCTGCAACATCCAAATATTCCACACAAAATGCATTCTTCGCTGTTGTCAACAAATCATCCCACTCCAACTCATTCTTATTCAATTTCTCCATAATCTCCTTTGTAATCAATGGCTTGTTATCTTCTACCACCATCACCGGTCTGGCCAAACGTCCTCCTTCTGTATTAATTTGAATCTCATTCATATCCACATTCCAACTAATACTTGTAAAAATATTAATCATCCCCTCACGTCTCAATTTTCTCAACTGTTTAACCAAATCATCCGGCTTCTCATGAATACCCACCCAATCTCCATTCACCATAACCTTTGCTCTGCCATAAATCATCGCCGGTGATACATCCTCCAACTTCTTCATCTCCAAATTATCCAAATAATTACGAACCGGAAAACTACTATTCGCCACCGTAACCACCACCATCAAAGACATATTCTTCACAATCCCCACTGGCGCTCCCTCTGGTGTTTCTGCTGGATCAATACGTCCCCACTGTGTACTGTGCAATCTCCTTGGTTGGTCACTCTTCAAAGTTTTATCCATAGGTGCCTGAATCTTACGCAAATCTGACAAAAAACTTAAATAAGACAAACGATTCAACATACGAGCAATACCCTTCTTATTATCCTTATTCTGTAAACCCCAATTACCAGTACTTAAACCATACTTCATACCACTCTCAATGTCACTCTTCTTAATCTTACGTCCCAATGTACTCGCCAAATCACCAAAACGATGCTTCTGCAACTCAATACGACACTTATTCTCCACATCCTTCATCATCTTCTTAAAATGAGTCCTGAACAAAAATGCCATCAACTCTCCAGTTGTATCAACTCGCTTATTCAAAAAACTATCCCTATCCGCAAAATCCTCATTCAAATAACATTGCAACAATCTAAATGTCATATATCCCAAGAAATATGCCTTCTTAACCGGACTCTTTCCAACATGGGGCAAAAACTCCTCCATAATCAAATTCCTCGTATGCCACAACTTGTAATTAGATGTCTGAAATGTCGCTGGCCTTATCCCTGACTGCAATATCACATATTTACTACAATACTCCAAAGCTGACTGTTCATCACGAATTGGACTCGCCTCATCAATTGATGGACGAATCAACTCCAAATATGGCAACGCTTCACTATCACTCAAACTATACAATATCGTTTCCACAATCTGTTTATCTGAAACTAAACCTAATGCACGAAAAACAATAAATAACGGCAACTCCTGTCTCATACCCTGAATCTTCACCTTAATTGTACGCCCAGTATTCCCCGACTTTGCACTCAACAAAACTTCCGTATTCTTCACATTGTACGGATTAAACTCATTATCACTGCTAATCTCCGCCTTGTGCGAAAACTTACTTTGCGTCTTTCCCTGCGAAAAACAAAAAACCATATTGTTCGCCTTCCTCTCATGGGCTACTACAACTTTTTCATTCCCATTCACAATAAAATAACCACCATAATCAAATTCACACTCACCCATATCCTGCAACGTCTTATTCGTAATCTCACTCAAAACACAATACTTAGATTGCGTCATCAAAGGAATACTTCCTAAATTATGCTCCAATAATGGTGTAAATTCCGTCTCCTTTGGTGGTCCTTGTAACTGATGCTCCACCAACTTATGATAAATATCCACTTTAACATTCAAACTATATGTTAACTTCTGCAAACGAGCATCATTCGGAAACATCTGACGAGAAATACTCTGGTCATCATGAACAATCGGCTTGGAAATATAAACTTTTCCAAACTTAATATGATACTCCAACTTATTTTTGCCCAACTCCTTGTCAAAGTCGGCATAAATAATATTCTTCACATTCGTATTATATTCATCTAAAATTTCCTGCAACTTATTATCTATAAAATTATCAAAACCATCAATCTGATGCTTAACCAACCTCCGCTTTTCATTAAAATAAGAATTTGTTATAATCTTTCCAGAATCATTCTGGGATTGTATCTGAGAAATGAGTTTGGTGCTCATACTGTTTACTAATATTTAAATAGTTTTAAATTAAAAAAAATCAATTTTTTCTAAAAAATGGGGGTAAAATGTGGGAAAAAGTGTTCACCTTAAAATGATTGGAAAAACCCGTTAACCTAAGAAAGTTTTTCCCCAACCAAAAATAAAATACAATATGTATATCACTACAAAAGTTATAACAAATAGAACTCCCATATGAATTCCAGCTTTTATATGTTTTTTATTATGACCATGTACTTTCTCATCAATCAAATGGTCTAACCAATCATTTAAATAAAATGCTAAAGACAAGAGAATGGCCGAAAAAAATGCTTGGAAGAAAAATGCTGTTGTGAAATTTTTGTGATTAAATCTAAGCAATGTCATATATCTCATAAAGTAGAAAATTTTTATCCTTTTGCAAGAATAGTTAAAGTGCTTTCATATAATTATCCCTTAATAATGTAAAAATGTAATTTATTACACAGTTACATTTTAAAGGATAAAAACAGTTTAAAAGTAAAAACAAATAAATTATAAAAGATGCCATTTAAAGACCCACCCAATGGAGGAAAAAGGAATCGTGACAACGATAAAACAGTAACCACATCTAAAACAGTAAGAAATGGTAAAAACACAAGTGTTCGCAGAGATAGATGGTCTCACTCTGGAGGAGGTGGCGGAGGTAATGGAAGTGATGAAGAATTTATTGATTTCATTGTAGGGAAATATCAACAAACAAGAAGACAAACCAGAGATGAAGAAATTGAAGCAACAGATGACTGGGAATTTGTTAAAATCTCTAAACAGATTGACACTATTGATGACCTAATTGAAATTGGAAAAATGTACAATCCTAAAGAGCGCAAACGGTACAATATTAATATGGTTGCTTTAAATAAATTGGTGGAACCATTAACAGATTTAAAAAGAATGATTGGAATGCCCAAATTAAAGAAACAAATATTGGACCAAGTTATTTATTTTTTGCAAGATTTTGAGGAGAAAAACACACATATGATGCATACAATTATAGAAGGACCCCCGGGGTCTGGTAAGACAGAAGTTGCAAAAATATTGGCAAGGATTTATGCTAAACTGGGATTTTTAAAGAAAGATAAAGTATTTCCTGTTCGTAGAAGTGATTTAATTGGACAATATTTAGGACAAACAGCAATTAAGACACAGAAGGCGATTGATAATGCAAAAGGTGGTGTTTTATTGATTGATGAGGCATATAGTTTGGGTAATCCAGAAGGAAGGGATAGTTATAGTAAGGAATGTATAGATACAATTAATCAGAATTTGAGTGAAGGTAAGTCAGATTTTATTTGTGTGATTGTTGGATATAAAAAGGCACTAAAGGATAGCTTTTTTTCATACAATGCTGGATTGGAGAGACGTTTTCCATTTAGATATACGATTGATGAATACACACATGAGGATTTGATGAATATTTTTAAGAAATTATTGGAAGATTTCAAGTGGAGTTTAGATGTAAAGGACAAAAAGTTGGATAAATTTTTTGAGGATAACAGAAAGGTTTTTGAATTTAATGGAGGAGATTTGGAGACGTTAATACAATGTTCTAAAATATCGCATTCAAGACGTGTATTTACATTGGATTCCGATGTAAAAAAGAAACTAACATTGGAAGATTTAGAAGGTGGACTAAAATCAATGTTAGAAAATGAAGAAGTTGCTAAAAGAAAGGATAAGATATCAAGTCAAGATTTGATTGCTCATTTGTACAATTAGTGATTTTTTATAAAATGTATGATATTGAATTGAACAGAATGTTAGGAAAATAATTAATGGTGTTAAATAATAATACAAACCAAAAGGTATATTTTCCATTTCATTTTTAAGGTTCATACCAAAAATTCCAACTGCAAACCCACCAAATGCAAAAATCATGGATAAAAAATTTATATGTAAAGAAAATATTGCAATTTTATTTCGCATTTGAGCAAGATTTATTTCCATTTCAACTTTTTTATTTTCCAAAATATTATCCAATCTTTTAAATTCTTTCACAATATCCCTTATCATATTGCAACCATTTTCTAAAATGTTTTCAATATCACAAACTAATGATTGGTTAGATTTTTCATCATCATCATTATTTCTTGTCCCAAAAAAACTTATATCCGATATCTCATTTAAATCATTCTCATTCTCCAAAAAATACATTAAAACATCCACTATATCCGAATATTGCTCCTCCAATATCTTAATATCCACCTGTTTCTTATGAATATTCTGTTCCGAAAATGTAAAATTATTTATTAATGCCGACCCATTCTGATGTATATATTCTACAATCAATTCTAACACCGATAAAATAAAATTAGGATGATATTGCTCCAACATCCTCCTATTTATCTCTGTAAAACACTGATTTACTGGGAAAACAAAAATAACATCTTCCTTCGTTATTATTGCCCTTATATCCGCCAATTTTATAAAAATATAATTACTTTTTATTATATACGTATTCACTCTCTTAAATCTTTCTATATGCCCCAACAACTGCTGTTCCCTCTTAGAATATTTACTCAAATCTATACTATGTATCTTCTCAAACCTATCCTCCCCATAATTATAATAATAAATGTTAGAATTCATCTAACATTATAAACAATAAAAATTTTAAATATCATCAATGTCCACATTATCCTCACCATCACTTTCACTATCCGATGATGGCATACGAATTTCCCTCTGGGGCGCAATCTCCTGTTCCTCCTCTTCAATATCCTCATCAAAATCAAAATCATTCTGACCATCTTCTTCCAATATCCTCCCAAAAGTTGTATCCACAATCTCACCCATTTTCAACAATTTCCTTACTTGGTCATTCGTATAAATCCCAATAATATCATAAACATTTTGCACAAATTGGTCTTTTTCTGATTGCCGAAAATCTCTTCCAGAAACCAAAACTATATCATCAGGCCGCAATGAATGGCCCCCTTTTAAACTGCCACGGGTTCTACCAATCGCAGTCTCCTTTGATGAATGAAGCTGAAGAGTAAACCTTCTATCTCCCAATTTTTTCACAATCTTCGCATATTCTTGTTCGTCCTCTGCTACTTCAAATTGAGATGGTTTACCCCCTCCCTTCTTACCTTTCTTATATCCTTTGCCTCCTTTCTTGTTAACCATATCTACTTATTTATAAATTAAATTGTTTTTAAATCAATTTTTGCAAATAAATAAAAATGAATATAATGATAAGGGCGAAAAAAAGTATAAATGAGAATGTAAAAGGTGACGTTTTATACGCCATATTTGTAAAATGTTCTACATTATTACATGCCCCATAATTGTTTATATTTACGCCACTATTTTTAGCATTGCAGGCATTTTGGTAAGTTTTTCCATCAGTCCCACAAACAGGTTCATAAATATTTGGGCAACTTTTATTTGGTGGTTTAGATGTATTACATCCGCACATAAAATCATTCATACTACTCCCACTTTCTGTTAAATTCGCATTCTCTGGAATTCTATTCAATGAATTGTAAAACTCCGCATTATATTTTTTACATACTCCATTCACACACATCTCCCCTTGCCCACATTGCTCATTATTTTCACATGCATTACCACTCCCATCCATAAATGCATAAGGATCTCCACTCCATCTTGCATTTAATTCACAATTTGTTAAACTACATATCTGTTCTTCTTCTTCACATAAATATTCCTTTGGTATTATAGTTCCAGTACAGCAGCCATATTTACTTTTCAAACAAACACTACTATCTAAAACAGGGCAATTCTCTCCTTCCTCATTTATCTTTGCTGTCTGATTATCACTGCAGCAACCATACTCCGTCTCCTCACACTCTATCAATGGTGTTGGGCAATTACTTCCCATTGGATCCGACTTATATATTCCTCCTGTTGGGCATAATCCATATTCTTCTTGATTTGTAAATCCTTCATTCACACACACTTTCACTTTTTGTTTCTCAACTCCAGATGGATAATCATTAAAATACGGTTTTCGCAATTGTCCCAATTGGGGATTTTGTATCAAAGGATTCCCCCTCTTTATTCTTACTTGTGTTTTATCCGCATATTTTAACTTATCCCTTAATTGTTTTTGTCCAATATTTGGATAATACTTACATTGCGCCTTTCCATCACTCCCATATCTATATTCATAACCCCCGCAATCTAAACTTTTACTACACCAATTCTCACATCCCTCTGGCAACCCAAAAGCTCCCGCTTCCGGCTTATCCACCATCTCATCTCCATCCACCCTCAAATTCCTATAATTATTATAATCCGCTGTATGTGGTAAATAAGGATTCGGTGGTGATGGTGTCCCATTTTTAGTCGGCAATCCCATCTGGTCATTCACATAATACGGCGTCTCCGTTATCATCTGTTCACACTTTTTATCCCCCTGTTTACACATTATATTCAAATTCCCATTAATCTTTAACTTTCCTTTTAACCCATTGTTTGGTAATTTAGGCACACAATTCGGTGGTAAACATAACTTTGGTGCAGGTACATTTTTTGCCTGTTGCGTTCCTCCTGATGAAGGCGCTTCTTTTTGTCCATCTGGTCCAACTATATAAGATGTTTTGCAACTATTACTTGCTTCAATATATTCACAGAAACTGTCACCAACTTTTCCTTTCTTATTGTAGGTTTTATAATATCCAGCCATTCCTTCTGGTGCCCCAAAACGATTCTGTATAATATCTGCATTTTTTATATAAGTTGTTGAATTCGCTTTATTATACTGGGGATTGGTAACACTTTGTGTAGCAGTTGCTCTATCACTCCGCCAATTCTCACAAACTGGTTTAGATTCCGCAAAAACAACTGATTGGCAATTATCATCATATTGGCATGCACTTAAACACTCATTTTGTGATAAATCTGGTTGAGAAATTGTTTGCAATGTTGCATTTATATTGGTGACATCAGGGTAAAAATCAGATGGTTGTGATATAAAATTATCTTTTAAATTGCAATTATTAGAACCTTCCAACAGTTGATTCTTGCGAAAAGTTGTAACATTATTATTAGCTAACAAAGAATTAAATTTATTATTTTTAGAAGTTGATGTTGCACTATACAATAAACACATGTTATTCTTCTTTTCTATTGTTGCATATGTACAATCATTATTTTTAGAACATTTTAATGCACAATTATTTGTATCGTCATTAGTTGTTGATATACGACTACCAACTGTTAACTTTTTAGAGTTATGAGAAGAAAAATTAACAAGTGGGTCTGCATCACTGGGATATAATGTATCATAAACTTTGTCGGCATTTAATCCTTGACATCTTTGCTGCTTTTCTACAATGTTAGAAGGAGGTGATGATACAATATTTTCTCTTTTATTACAAGGTAATGCAGGTATATTATAATAATTGTTAATCATTATAATATAATTATAAAAAAATATTTGTAATAATAATGATAGAAGGTAAATATGAAATTGTTATAGCAATATATCTGGGTATTTTAGCATTTTTTCTAGCAAACTGGATATTAGGAAATAAACTTTTAAAACACTCTACCCTAAATCTTATATTTATGGCATTCTTTATCATCATCTTCTTCCTTATTGGCTACCTATTTAGAGCAATACTTTTACAATTAAAACCTATAGAAAAAAACAAAGAAAGTGCATTTATTACTACCAATGAACCCGTCACTTATCCAATTGAATCCTAATTTTTATTTCTAACATAAAAATAATGAATAATGAAAATATTGGAAAGATTTTTGCAACTGCTGGAATTGGCAGCATTTTAGCTGGAACATTCTTCGGTATCGTTAAAAACACCATCTTAAATCAACCATCTGACCCTATGCTCATTTTTACTATCATCGTACTCTTCTTCTTCTGGTATTTTATCACTAAATTAATTAACAACAAACTTATAGAAAATGCTCAAACTAAAAATATTGAACAACAAAATCCTCAACCAAATGTTACCAATCATAACAAAATTAGCCCCATATCTGGAATATTTATTACCGTTATCATTATAGTCCTCCTTGTATTTTTAGGACTTGGACTCCTTAAAGGTGGTGAAGGAAACAAAGCAATCATGTTTTACAATATTTTAGTAGTTATTATGATATTTTTCGCTGTCTTATTCTCATTCTTTTCCGGTAATCGTCTACAATATACCACTAAAGTTGAAGTAATTGCTTACACATTCTCTTATGCCATCGTTTTCGGCATTTTAGCGCCCATATTCATATTCAACAACTTTTCCTTTAAAAACAGTGTAACATCCACAATCATCTTTTTCGTCTGGCTCAGTCTAACAAACAGTATATCCAATTTTGTTACCACTAAACCAACATATATCACTCGGGTTTAATATACAACTCACAAAACTTCTTATACAATTTTTCCGTTGGAATCAAAAAATCCTTGTGACTTAACAACAAATTAAATGACTTGTTAACTGTCACATCACTTATCTCACACTTCTCCGAAACATCCTTCTTTTCTATCCCCAAATCATAAATGTAACACACCAAAAACACTGCACCAACTGCTATTGATACTGGTGTACTATTTATCATTATTCCCTGTTCTTGCACCATAAATGACACATACAAAGATATATTCCTATATATCTCATCCAAGGATAAAATATTACAAATCTTTATCACCTCGTCTTCTGGTGATATTGGCTTCATCTTTGCATAAAATTCCGGCTCCTTCTCATACAACTGTTCACGCACAAAATTACAACCTTTCGTGAATTTCTTTCGTCCTACACCAAATTGTGTACACAAACTATCCACATTTGTTGCATGATGACGATGTTGGGATGACACAAAAACACATGCAGTCATATTACTATGCTTCTTTGCACCCCTCTTGTTCTCATTCTCACTCACCCTCTTGTACAAATTCTTTGCATGATCCTTCACCGCCTCTGGCACCATATCCTCTGTACTACTATCCATAAACTGAAAGTTCTTTAACAAACTCCTCTCGTCGTAATCCATCACATTATACCTGTGAAATTGCCTAAACAATTGATTACCAAAACCATTTATAGATGTTGACAATGACGCCTTCTTAAAATGCTCATTCACTGGCATCCCCACACGACTTGGATCACTGCGCCGTGGGTCATCATAACCCAAGGAACGCCACTCCTGTGAACTATCCAAGATTTCGCCATTTAAATGACCACAACTCATGCAAACATATACACCCTCATCAGGATCTGCTATACATTCAAATTTTCCACAAAATCTACACTCATTTGTCAATTTTAACAATTGTTGCTCTACACTCCTTGTTTTATCCACTGATGACTGTTCTTCTGGTTCATCAGAAAATGAATCTAAAATTTGTTGGAATTTTAATTTATCCAAATTCCCACATTTTTGTGATACTGGAAGTCCAGACATATAATTTGACATATCTTCATATAAAAGAGACATAATAAAAATCAAATTTTTACGCACTATGCTAATTTAATATTAAAATACTTTTAAACTATTTCCGGTATTTAATGGTAAACAGTATTTTTGGTGAACAATTAATAAAAATTTTCTGCATTTAAAGTAAATGGACTTCATAACTGATAAAAGTGTATTTTTATATTTATTTTTCGTAGTTTATTTCGGTTTCCAGATTTTCTCACAAATGTATGGCAAATATTTATCTGATGGTATACCCAATTCCCGCTCTTACTTACAAAATTTTGTAAATGCTTTAGTTCTCATTGCCCTTATATTATATTTTAGTAATCCCAATATCCCATTAACAAAATCCACCGCAATTGTCGTATTTGCTACATTTATCCTCATGTTTTTCTACTCTTTCGCAAAGAAATCATTAGATGAGCAAACAGAAAAAGAAAAGAAAATTGGTGCTAACAACGGCAAAAAAGGAATAATGATTTTTATTATTTTTGTTTACGCTTTTGCATTAATCATTTTTAGTTTCCTCCATCTATCAGTTGTTGATAAACAAAGCAGATGGATGTTCTTAATTATCGGTTTATTAGTTATTGCCCCACTCTATTTTATGTTCTATTTCTTCCGTAACAGGGAGCAAACCCGACTTAATTTCCCACTTAGTCTATTCATTTATCCATTCTTATTTTTAACTGGGGGAGTTGGCCAATATTGGATAACAACCAACATTTATGTGTTCTTGTTCACAACAGTTGTTGCTTTATGGGGATTTTTCGGTTTAGAATGGTTCACAGGATTAAAGAAAGAATATGAAGGAACAATAAACCGTGGGATGTGTAAGGCATATTTAGGATTGGGCGATGATGACACAGCTGACCAACAAGTGCAAAATCAAACACAAGTGAATAAGAAGAATATTAATATGATTTATGTTGCAGTATCGCTGATATTTGTTGTGTTTGTTTTAGCATTATTAGTAGGATTTGTTGCAATAAATAAATCTGCAGGATATTAAAAATGGAAATTATTAGTGGATTATATCTGGGCACAAAAATAGACTCGCATAATATAAAATTTTTACAATCAAGAAACATTAAAGTAATCATCAATGTCACCAATGAAATCCCATTTCTTAAAGATTGCGAAAGTATAGGAATACAAAGTATAAGAGTTCCTATATCAGATGCATTTGGTGAAGCAGATAAAGACAAACACAATTTAGAATATAGCTACCAATTTGGTGATTTATGCAAATTAATTGATAATAAATTAAAGCAAAATATAAATATTCTTGTTCATTGTAAACACGGAAAATATAGGTCTACAGCATTAATAATTGCCTACCTAATGTATAAAATGAAAATGAGTTTAGAAGAAATATATGGATTACTAAAATCAAAATATAATCTGGTTAAAATGAAAAAACATATTTTTCTAATTGCACTCCAAAAATGGGAATATGACCTGAAAAAATAATCTCCTTTATTGTTAATATGGGAAATATATTAACAACTAATTCTGAACAACAACAAACAATTAAAGCTGCCGCTATTGAAGATAAAGCCCTTATTGACCGCATTTTGCGCAAATCTAAAGAACTTTATGAACAAAACAAGGAACAATTTTTAGATCCCAATTTTTGCGAAAGAATTGCTATCACTTATAGCAAAAAACTTTACCAATTACCCCTTGAAAAAATAAAAACAATACACGACAAAATTGAAGAAAACTCCGGCTCCAATTTAGAACTTACTATCACATATGACCCCCTTAAAGAAGACAAATTTCTTGTTAATGAACTCTCTGGCCGCATAGTTGACCACTTCAAAGACAAAAAAATGATTAGCGCCGTTGAACACAAAGGAATTAAACTTACATTCCCTGACATCGCTTACATTCAAAATCAAGCCCTATACCTACTCGATAATATGCAAAAAAGAGAAGAAGCTAAAAAACAATTCGGCGGTCACCCACTATTTATTGATGGAGGCGCTTTTAACAATTATAACAATAACAACAACAACAATAATAATAACAATAACAATAACAATAATAACAATAATAACAATGAAAATAACAATAATGAAGATAACAACAACGAAAATAACAGAAGAAATAATAGAAAAGATAACAGAAAAAAAGATGATAGAAGAGATGATAGAAGAGATAATAGAAGAGATAATAAAAGAGGAAATGATAAAAGAAGGGATGATAAAAGAAGGGATGATAGAAGAGAGTACAACAGTGTTTTTAAAGAAGAGGAAAGAGAACAGGTTTCTTATACAGAACCACTTTTTGTAAACATTAAAAAACAATTAGAAGAAATAAAAGAAAATAAAAAAGTAAAACCTGCAAATTTAGTAAAAAATAAAGAAAACAACAAAAAACAAGAAATGAAAATACCTGAAGTCCCTAAATTACCAGAAACTCCTAAATTACCAGAAAGAACAGAACCAAACACTCCAAGATTGCCAGAAAGAAAAGAACCAAACACTTCAAGATTTGTTGAAAAGAAAGAACAAAACACTCCAAGATTGCCAGAAAAGAAAGAACAAAACACTACCAGACTGGTTGAAAAGAAAGAACAAAATTTTACAAAAAAACCGGTTGATATGAGAAAATACAAAAATATTGAAGCAAGTGGTGACAAATATTGTTTAGACGAAAAAACTCCTTGTCGTTTATCCAAAAAAGAAATGTGCGATAAAATCATCTACCACTTCATTGTTCGTAACAATCTTATTGCAGCAATAACCAGCGTTGTACCCATTCCAAACAGAAGTGGTGAATTGCAAGGAAGTTTTGTTTACAATCGTTTAAAAAGTCTGGAGAAAGGTGCATTCTGTTTGCCACCATATTATTCCGATATTCAAGATGATGATGAAAATATTCGTGTCCAAAAAATCCTTAAATTTTTAAACATATTAGATGATTGCCAAAGTCAAGGCGGTTATCTCCTTAAATTATCCCCTGAAAGAATGAAAGAATTAATGACTGACGAAAAATTAGGCAGAAAATACTTTGATTTTGGACGGAAAATTAACATTTTCTACCAAGAATCCCTCATTAATTTATATGATATTCTTGAACAATTGCAAAACAATGTTTCCCTTTCCACATCTGCATTAAATGAACTAAGCAGCGCTGCTAAACATATTATTGACGAGCTTTACATAAAAACCCAATTCAATTACTTGCTCGCCGTTTTAGTTGTTCTTGACTTTAATTTTGTAAAAAACCAAAAAGAAATTGAATCCAAAAAGAAACGTGTCAACAAAATCCTTAAAGAAGACTTCAGAAACCAGTAATCTGCACATTATCCGGATTCGGTGCATTCGTTTCTGTAAATGCCGTCCCCATATCAGATGGTAATTCAATTAAATCTTTAACAACTCCTGTTGCATTTATAACAGAATTAATAGTATAAACAATTGTTCCAATTATATCTTCTCCCAATGTTCCTAAACTACCTCCTGGACCTCCAGCATCATAAGATATTGCATCCTCCATACCCCCTTTCTGTTTCTTAACATTCTTTTTTACCATATAAAAAAGAATTAGAAAATAAAATTAGGCTGACTCCTCAACCACCTTCTTTCCCTTGCGCTTCGGCTTCTCCTCTACAACTGCTACTTCCTCCTCCTCTACATCCTCCTCTTCTGCACGAGGTACTACAAAACCTGTCTGATACCTCACTTTTCCCTCATCAATCACCGGAAATTTAGACTTTAAAAATGCAATATCCATGTTGTTCAAAAAATCCGCAAAATTTTGCTGCTCATCAGAATCATCAAACGTGAAACTGGTGGCAAATCCTTCATCATCATCTTGGGGCTGAAAAATCTTCATCCTATATTCAATATATAATCCATTTTCTTTAAATCAAAATAAAAAATGATTTTTTTACGAATTGTATATTTGTCATAAAATGAGTATACAAACCTTAGACGGATTTTTCGGAAACCGAAAAGTTGTCGGTTTAACTGATGACCAAAATTTAGCATTCCAAGCATATTTAGCCGGCAAAAACATCCTAATAACCGGTCAAGCAGGAACCGGCAAATCCCATTTAGTAAAAAAGATTGTTGGGCATTGTGAAAGAAACCGCCGTAATGTTGCTGTTACAGCAATGACTGGCGCAGCTGCATGTTTAATCAATGGTAAAACATTGCATTCTTGGGGAAGTTTAGGAATAGGCAATCGCAGTGCACAGGTCACTGCCGAAAAAATTATGAATGCTTGGCCAAAAAAGCAGAAATGGAGGAAAGTTAAAGTACTTATTGTTGATGAAGTGAGTATGATGAATGCATCATTCTTTGAACTATTTGAAAAAGTTGCTCGCATCGTTAAACAAAGTGACTTGCCATTTGGCGGAATTCAAGTAATTCTTCTTGGAGATTTCTACCAATTGCCACCAGTTGCTAAATTTGGCGAAGACAACAGATTCTGCTTTGAAAGTGAGAGATGGGAAGAAAATATTCACGAAAAAATTACTTTAACCGAAATTATGCGACAAAAAGATGAACAATTCCAAAAATTGCTCGGAGAAGTCCGCATTGGTCAAGTATCTCCAGAAAGTATCCTGCTTTTACATTCCAGAATTGGTGTGGAACCCGACTTAAGTACCGGAATTATACCAACAATGCTGTATTCTACTAAAGTTGCTGTTGAAAAAATTAACAAAACCGAATTTGATAAATTGCCCACACCAGATGTTATGGAATATGATGCAACTTACGAGATTGTTGGAGAAAGAAAAAGCAAAATGCGACAAGAAGAACAACAACGCTGGGAAGATATTATTGACAAAGAATTCAATTACGAAAAAACTTTACAATTGGCCGCTGGTGCTCAAGTAATGTTGCTAAAAAATCTTGATCAAGAAAAAGGATTAGTTAACGGCAGTCGTGGTGTTATTGTTGGTTTTGATGAAAAAGATTTACCAATGGTAAGATTTTTAAATGGAGAAACTGAAGTGATTGGATATCAGGATTATAGTTATGAAATATCAGCAGTTACAGAAATTGTTGCAAAACAAATCCCATTGGCTCTTGCATGGTGCACAACAATACATAAATCACAGGGACAAAGTTTGGACAGCGTTAAAATAAACATTGGCAAAGGTATTTTTGAATTCGGACAATCATATGTTGCATTATCCAGAGCAAGAACTCTGGAAGGATTGTACATTGAAGACTTTGATTTAAACAAAATTAAAGTCCATCCTAAAGTACAGCACTACTTTGAAAATTAATTTTCTTTATTTAAATATGTTATCCGAAAAACTTTATAAAATCAGCATTGAAGGAATCCTTAACAACTGCAAATCTGCAAGAGATAACTGTCTGTCTGGCACTATGTTAGCATCCCCTTCCACTTCCGACCCTAACTACTACTTCCATTGGACAAGAGATAGCGCATTAACCGCCTTATTATTAGTTCGCTTATTAAACAAATTACCCCAATATTACAAGCAAATTTATGATGTTATCTGTTCTTATGTTTTCCATGAAATTGCAACTATCCAAAAAAATAACAAAGAATATTATGCTGAACCCAAATATTTCGTTGATGGCAACCGATACGATGAACCTTGGGGGCGTCCACAAAATGATGGCCCCGCAATTCGTGGTTATGCATTAGTTGAGTTTGCATTTTATCAACTGAAAAACGAAAACACACGGTTTATTGAAGAACATTTAGTTGATTTCCCCAATAAAAAAGGCATACTTTACAGCGATTTTGAATTTGTTGCAAAAAATTACGATAAAACCGGTTTTGACGTATGGGAAGAAGTAGAAGGTCACCACTATTTTACAAGTGAATTCCAATACCAATTTATAAAGAAATTTTCTCAATTAGCAACCATTTTCGGTGACATTGATACTCAACATAAATGTCGCAAAGTCCTCGTCAATATGCGCAAATTTTTAGACAAATACTACCAGAACCATTGGCTTTCTTCAGTAGAAGTCGTTAACCATTCTTCAGAAAGCAGGCAATGGCTTGATTTCGCCAACATCCTCGCATACAACTACTGTAACCTCTTCTGGAGTCCATTTCTTCATTCTCATATTGGACCCACCATCAACGAAATTGCTAAACAAAACATTGAAAAATTCGGTGTACAACACAATATAATATTATTTGGTCGGTACAAAGAAGACATGTACTATCAAGGACCACCTTGGATTCTCTTAACAATCGGATTTGCTCAATGGCTTAAAAGAGTAGACAAAATGATAAAAACTGACCCAACAATAAAACAAGAAGATTGGTTCCAAAATCTCCAACAAATTATTGAAAACGTCGTATTCAACGAATCCACCTCTCACGATTGGATTGAAAATAACTTCTCCAGTTTAACAACTCTATACATCAGAAATATGGAAAAACTTCTTCATATTATCCACCAAAAAAATAACGGGTTCCACGAAAGCTTCTACCAACAATCTCTTGAAGGTATGTCCGCCAACAACCTCACTTGGAGCTATGCATCTTACCTTCACTTCTTCATTGAATAAAAATTCTTTCTCCCAATTCTTCATTCAATAATAACAATAATAAATTTAATGAAATTTATTATTTTTTATTTTTTTTTATTTTTATTTTTTTTTATAAAATCTTTAATTCTCCTAAATTAATCATTGACGGAAAACTCCTCCACGTCCCTGTGTGCGAGTCTGACCACCCCTACCCTGATAAGTAGTAGTAGTAGTACGGTTACCATATGAACGGGGCTGTTGTTGACCTTGGGCAACAAAACGAGTACCACGGTTCACTGGGCGTGAATCCCAACTCACAACAATAGAAAATTGACGAGGATTGGTAGGACGTCTGTCAAGGAACACACGAATCTGCTGTTGGCGACCCTCGGTCTGTTCTCCAGAACCAATGTGCTCATTGAAATAAGCACGCAGCTTCGCAATCAGAGTCTCCTGATAATCAATGCCACGTGGCTCCATCAGCACACGAATAGGAAGTCCACCCTCACCATTCTCATCATTGCCAAACACCTGCTGAACTGAAGTATCCTCCTCAGTTGTAGTGTCCGTGCGACGGGTCTGCACCCATGAATAAACAGAATGGCGGAAACGTCCCTCCTTGGCTGCAGTGGTGATTGCATCAAGGGAACCATCAGTGATTACCCCAAACGCCTCATCACGTGCACGTGTGTAACGCTCCAAACGTCCAACCGAATTTTCCTTACGTGCCTCAAAGGCAAGATTGCGAAGCTCTTGAATTGTAGTCATCTTTATCTCAGATACTTTATAATTGGAAGAAAGCTTTAAACCATTTTCTTTCAATTTTTTTTTGTTACCCCTATTTAAAGAAAAATTAGTTTTTATCAGAATCCCCTATAATTTTAACTTAAAATAGGGATGGTCCTTATAAGACTTACCCGACAAACCTATACCAAACCCTTCACTGTAATATTTGCGGAAATTTTCTTTAAATTGTTCAATATCATTTTTGTCATTTGTGGAGGGTTTGTATGCGGGGATGGCACGTACAGTAACTTTATTGCGTTTATTGGATATTTGTGTCATAGCATGTAACACCATATCTTGTTCACCCATAACCCAATAATTTTTTCCATAATCAATATGTATGGGTAGGATATCCATTTTAGGAACAAATGCACCATTTCTTAATTTCAGGAGCAATTCTGCACGATTGCAGACACCTTCACTGTAAAACACTATTTTCGTCCCTGAATCCAATTCTTTCTGGATTAATTCAGTCAAATTGCCACCAAACTCATTTGTTAAATAAATGCACTTCGTTCTGCCGAAATTTTTTATAATTGGAATGCGACCAATATATTCTGATGCGATAAATTTCGCATCTGGAAAAAGATAACTCATCAACAATATATCCATATATGATGTATGATTTGCTACAATAATTTGGGCTGTTGAATTGCGAATTATATTTAAATCTTCCTTACTTATATCTATCGTTTTATATCCAAAAAAATACATCTTCAATCTCGTTGAATATTTTAACATCATATTCGTAAACCCCTGATTTTTTGAATTAAATGTTAAAGATATTATAAAAATAATAATGTAACCAATGAAAATCATCAATAATCTTGGTATACCACGAATTAAAAATTTTGGAAATGTTTTTAAACTCCAAAATCTTACTTCTTCCGCTTTGAAAGGCTCATCTTCCATTGCATTAATCTGTATTTTAAAAATCCGATTTTAACACATTAAACATCTCACACAACAAATTTCCCATCATCAACCTACTATCATTCCCCTCCAAAAAATTAACATTATGCTGACTTATTAAAAATATCAACTTATGTTTTTTTAATTCATCTAAATCTCCCTTCATTATCTCTGTACTCAACGTTAAGCTCACATCATTATTTGTAAAACCATCATCTTTTAACCTATTCACCATCTCTATCCCATCTCTTAATTCTCCATTTCGCAAACTTACCAACAACTCCTTCACTACATAAGGACTCGGCTTATCACATATACCATAAATTTTATCCTTGTCTATATTGCAATCTTCACTAAAATTAGCCTTTATCATCTCCAATTTATTTACCATCTCCCTAATATCCACACGATTATTCGCCAATTCTATCACACTATCTACTGCTTCCTCCGTTATTTTTATTTTTTCCTTACTACATATGTAGTTTAATCTGTCAACAATATCTTGTTTATCTATCTTGCCAAAAAACATTATCTTGCATTTTGACTGAATCGCCGGTATTATTGACTCTATTGAATTACATGTAAAAAAAAATCGGGTTGAATCTTCATATTGTTCCATTATCCTTTTTAACGCCAACTGCGCAGTTTGTGTCATATTATCACTCTCATCCAATATAATAATCTTATATTTCTGCGTCACTGCCATCCTCTGCGAAAAAATACGAATCTTTGACCTCACAACATCTATTCCCCTCTCATCACTCGCATTTAATTCTAAACAATATGTTGAAAACAAATCACCCAAATATGTCCGAGCAAATGCTAAAACTGCCGACGTTTTCCCACCACCCGGCTCCCCATTTAATAACAAATTTGGAACATTGCCAGTTTCTATAAATTTCCTCAAAAAATGCAACTGGTTTTTATTTCCAATAATATCATCTAAAGTTTGTGGCCGATATTTCTCTATCAATGGTAATTCATCCATTTTATATTTTATTATTCGCTTGTTTTTAAATTCTTCTTGAATTGCTAAATTCCTCTAAATATCCCATATATTTCTCAATTACCATTATTTTCTTACTTTGCAATTTATTCAATCTCTGCAAAACCTTCTCTATCTGCTCCAACTTCCGTGCCGTATTACCATTTCTCCGATTCTTCACCTTATCTAACTGTTGCTCATAAATCACCTTTTTCTCTTCTTGTTTACCTATCTTATCATCCAACTTTCTCTTATCACTATTATATTGCCTATGTTTCTCCATCGCATGTATTATCCTATAATGAGGCATAAAACTATTCAATGACACTGGATAAGCATCCCTCTTTTTTAATAAATCCACGTACAATTTAATATCTTCTGGCTTCATCATTTCATTCGTCATCGGGTCAATAAAACTCCTTCTTGTTATAAACCAATCTAACAATGAATTCACACAATAAACTTGCTTCCCTAAATAAAACTCATTTTCTTGTTCTATCTTATGACGTAATATCGGATCTATATTCATGCTTTATCCAACAAAATATTAAAAATGTTCATCCGTAAAAAAATTGATTGTAAATTTAACTTAACATTTTTATCATTACTATTTGCAAATTAAGGAGCAAAACAAAAATGCCTTTCAAGACAACTACTCCCATCGCTAAGACTCCCAGAACCCCGATCCCTGATTGGGTCTCTGAGGAGGTTGCAGAAGGGATTCGTTCTCACAAGAACCATTTCCGGATTTTTGATTTTGGAAAGTTGTCCCTGCGTGAAGCTCGGGAAGTAACCAAGGCTGAGCAGGCCAAGTGCGAATTCAAGGTGTTCTACGACATTCAAGCCGACCGGAAGACGGACAAGGTAATGGGGATTTTCTACAACCCCCGCCAGTCCGACAACGGCGCCGACATCCTGTTTGACAACGTCACCGTTGCCATGCAGCAGATGGACGAAAACAAGCTCACTGTCGACTTTGACATTGACCCGCAAGTCATCCGCTACCTGTGCAAGACCATCAAGGGCGATGAGCTTGACGTCTCCTTCTCCGTCGGTCAGAACCAACTGACCATCTGGGGGGCGGACGCCGAGAAGTTCGCAGAAAACTACGAGCAACTGCGCACCACTGAGCAGAGCTGGCCTGTATGCATCTTTGACAAGAAGGATAACGCCCACGCCAGATTCCTCGGTGATTGCATCGTTGCTGCCAACGAGCTGCAGGACATTTCTTTTGTCCAGACATCTCGGATGATCGACGGCAAGATGGTGATGACCCTGACCGCATGGGGCGAAGATGTTGCAACCTTCAAGGAGAAGTGGGATGAAGCCCACGAAAAGCACGTGTTCGAGATGCCCGCACAGCTGGTGGACAAGTTTGTCCAAAAGACCGGCATTGCCATGTCTAAGGATGACATGTACATTGGCTGCTGTGGCCGCTACAGCCTTGTGCTTCCCTTTGGGAAACACAGGGATGAGTTCTACACTGCATTCCTTGGGTTGTGGGAGAGGATGACCACGCAGACATGCACCGTCAATTCCGCCAACCGTATTGCCCTGTGCGATGAGGTTGCGAAGGATGTGAGGGGTATAACCTACTGGGTCGACCGCAATGGACCAATCTCTCTCACTGGATGCCCTGAGGACATTGCAGCATTCAAGGCGGCACTGACCACGGCAGCGAAGGAGAAGAACATGCAGATGCGTGGCCGCTGAGGATTGGTGGAAAATGATTCTGGATTTTTACAGATTTATAATTAAAAAATAATCTATAATATTAATGATGAATCAACCGGAAATTAATATTGGATTAATTGGCCATGTGTCACATGGTAAAAGTTCTTTAGTAAGAGCATTAAGTGGAAAGACAACAATGACACACAGTATGGAAAAAGTTCGCAATTCCACTGTTAACCTTGGATACGCTAACCTACAAATTGGCGAAAAATCAATAAGTTTTATTGACTGTCCAGGGCATCAAGCATATATGTTTAATATGCTGTCCGCTGTACCTTTAATGGATATGGCTTTTTTATTGGTGGATGCAACTGATGAAAAAGTGCTACAAAGTCAGGCAGAAGAACATTTAAGTGTTCTGCTTGCATTTGGTGTAAAAAATATTTATGTACTACAAAATAAAGTGGATTTATTGGATAAAAGCGCTGTTATAGAAAATCGTAAAAAAATATTATTGCAACTACAAAAATACAATTTTACAACACAAATATTCCCAATTAGTGCACAATTCTCTCTTGGTTTAGAACCAATTTATGAAATGTTACAACCAAAAACTAAAACAACAAATGAAGAATGTTTAATTATGCCCATTGTTCGCAGCTTTGATATAAACAAACCCGGAACTAATATTACAGAACTAAAAGGCGGAGTTATTGGCGGTTCCATTATAAATGGAATTGTTAAATTGCAAGATAAAATTTTAATCATTCCGGGAAAATACAATGAAAAAGAAAATATTTGCTACCCATTTGTAACAGATATAAGAGATATTTGCAGCGAAACATTGCATTTACAAAAGGCACACAAAGGTGGTTTAATTGCTTTACAATTAGGTTTAGACCCTTATTTTACTAAAAATAATGGATTGATTGGACAAACAATTTACTGTGGAAAAAAAGAAGATATTAATATTTATAAAAAAATAAGATTACAAACAATATCCTTTAGAGATGGTGGTAAATTAGAAGGAAATATTAAAATACATTGCATGAACAATGTTGTACAAGCGAAAATATTGGAAAAAATAGAAAACGAAATTATTGTAGAACTGGAAAAACCCATTGTTATTATGCCAGATTGGATATTAGGAATTTTCTTGAATGTTAAACAACAATGGAAATTTTGCTACAAAGCAATGATTGTAGATGGTGAAAAAATAGAATGCAATATTAAAAATTTTACATTCCCTAATTTGCAATATATTACCACAAATAAAGAACAATCTTCCCAATTAGAATTTAATGCAAAATTGTACAATAAACAATTGAGAATATTATATGAAAAAATGGAAGAAATGCAAAAAGAAAAAATGGCAATGATATACCCAAAAATTGCTCATAATGGTAACAAAACATTCTGGACAAATTACAAAGAAACTGTTAAACATATTGTTAATAAAACAAACAATACAGAAGAAAATATGGAAAAATTATTCGGGAAATTGTTAAAAGATGTGTTTGATAATAATTTAGAATATTTAGATAATTCTTTAGTTATTGGTAAAAAAGTTGCAACCAATCAATTGGTAGATTTTTTGAAAAAATTTAAAACAATATATTTAGAATGCAATGCATGTAAAAGTTGCCAAACTCAATATAGCAAAAAAGTAAAAAAATGTTTTACTTGCAACTTTGAAAAACACTTTTCGTAAAAAATGCAAAAAAAATGTAATGAATAAACTATGTATAAAAAATTTTACTGTGAAGACTGCCAAACAGAAAAAGACTGTATCCGCTGGAAATCAATTTCTGCTTCTCTTCAAGGTGCAGAATACAAATGCGATGATTGCTGGGACCAATTTGAGGTAGATTTTGATAATTATGTAAAAAATAAATTCTAAAATGATTTAAAAATTTTTTTAGAAATAAATTAAATGAAAACACTTGTTGAAAAATACAGACCAGAAACTATTAAAGATGTGTTTTTAGAAGAAAAAAACTACAACAGTATACATACATTTATTGAAAAGGGAACTTTTCCCAATTTACTTTTTTATGGACCCCCTGGAACCGGCAAAACTTCTTCAATTGTAGCAATGGCTAAGATGATTTACAAGGAAAAATACAATTTAATGGTGTTAGAATTGAATGCAAGTGATAATCGGAATATTCAAGTTGTTAGAAAAATTATTAAAGAATTTGCCAGTTGTAGAACATTATTTAACACTGGACATAAATTAATTATATTGGATGAAGTAGATAGTATGACAAATGATGCACAATTTTGTTTAAGACGTATAATGGAAACATACAGTGAAAATGTTAGATTTTGTTTTATATGCAATTATATAAATAAAATAATTCCTGCAATTCAATCAAGATGTTCAAGATTTAAGTTTTCCAATTTGGAGTTTGGTTTGATAGAAAAAAGGTTGCAAAGTATAATTAAAGATGAAAAAATAAAGATTACCAATGAAGTATTGCATTTAATAATGGAACATTGCAATTCAGATATGAGGAAAATTTTGAATTATTTGCAATTGTTTAAGTATCATAACTGTTCGGAAAATCCAGATGGTTATTTTTCCATATTGCACATACCAAACAAAAAATATATACAAGGATTTTGTACGAAATTATTAAATGGGGATAAAGATTTGGAACAATATTTTAAAGATGGTATAAAAATGGGATATTATGATAATGAATTATTTGCACAAACTTTTTACAATATTTTATTAGAAAACTTTGAAAAAATTGGAACTGAAAGATTCATGAAAATTGTTAATATATTGTCATTAATTGATACGAAACCTACTAACTTAGAAAATTACAGTGCATTTATAGATGCAATAAAATATGCGTAAAATATTTAAAATTATTTTTATTAATATTAATAAAAATGATTGTTGATGTTTACAATAATAATAAAAGAAAAGGGCGTAAAAAGAAAATAGTTGTAGATGTTAAAAAATCCATTGATATACCCGATGAAATAAATTCACCAGTTGTTAGTAAAACAAACCGCAATCGGATCAATAAATATGGAATAATTGGATACAGAAAGATTGTTGATATTTTTTCTAATATTATAAAAAGTGGAAACATTCCTAATTTAACAATTTATGGAAAAAGTGGTAGTGGTAAAACTTATATTGTTGATTGGTTATTATTAAAACTTTTTAAAAATAATTATAAAGAAAGAGTTTTGACATTAAGTTTAAATGATGAAAGAGGTATATCTATTATAAGAGATAAAATAAAATCTTTTTCTAATATTCAAGTAAAAGAGTATAAGGATATACCATCTTTAAAAGTAATTGTATTTGAACAAGCTGAATATTTGTCAACAGATGCCCAGAATGCTTTAAGAAGAATTATTGAATTGTCGGGGAATGTTACAAGATTTATTTTTATTACAAAAAATACAAGATGTATTATTGACCCGATTTTATCAAGATGTTTAAAATTGCATTTATCTTCAGAATGTCAGTTAGAAAGAATAGAACAATATATGCAATTATTCCCAGAAATACCGCAGGCTAATGTTGAAAAAATATGTGAAAATAATAATTTCGGCATAGAAATAAATTTGCTTGAAAATCACCATTTATATGAAGAACCTAAAAAAAATAACACTGAACAAATTGCTATTCTTTTAAACAAAAAACAAAGTAAATTAACAGAACTTTTACAATATTGCAGCAACATTGTTGATTTTAATGAATTGTATTTATTGGTAAAGAGAGAATTACCAACAGAGAAGATTGGATTGATTAGCAATTATTTTTTGAAATATGAAATAAAATTACAAAGTTTTAGTAAAATGCATTTATTAAACTTTTTATGCAATCTCCACAATATCATTCACAATTAAAAAAAATGAAATAATATTATTATATCTTAACCTTTTATAACTATGTTTGCACAAAAAATTCAATCTATATGGATTGGCATTGATTTGCCATCTTCCAAATATTTTTACATTCAATGTGACACATCACTTTTACCATTTGACGAAATTATTGCAATTTCTCAGATTGATACTGTAAAAGATTTGGATTTTATTGCCAAAAAATACAACTTTTTAACATGTGGTGGAAATATTAAAGTACAAATAAACAATTGCAAAAATAAACTTTTTGGTATCATTGATTACACCAATAAAACAGTCTATGGAAAGTCTGGCCAGAAATTTTTAACAATCTTCCGTCCTTTATCATTTCCCTCCTCTGAATCTTATTTAATCACCACCAAAAATAAATTAAGCAACAATGTTTACGCTTATGCTACTTTAACTGATGAAAAACATAACGGATTTAATATCCTACAATGCACCGAAACACTTGGAAATGTTAACCAGCAAATTTTTGATATTTTTGCTCCATTCCATTCTTACGATGTTTTCCCCAAAAAATGGAAAAAAACAATCGCCTCTGTCACCTCTAACGTATTAGATTTAACAGATAAAAACGTTTTCTCCATTGATGGTGAATCTACTGTTGACGTTGATGATGCAATACATCTGGAATCTAATGAACAACACCATATAATTGGTATTCATATTGCGGATGTTGCAAACATGTATTTAACAGGAATCAGTGAATTGGAAAAAAAGAATTTTCTGGAGCATATTTTACAAAATTGTAGTTCTATTTATCCTCAAGGTAAAGTTGATATGATTAACAAAGATGTTGGTGAAAAGATTTGTTCATTGGTTGAAGGAGAAGAACGCAATGTTGTTAGTTTGTTGTTGCAATTTGAAGTAATACCGCCATTTACATTGCAGAGTGCGAGGATACATTTAAGTAAGATTGTTAACAAACATAAACTAACATACAAGTTCGTGGATACTGTTTTAACATCCAAGAAAAAACATCCATTGCGCAGCGATTTTTACACTATCCAACAAATCATTGATGCCAATCCATGTCTACCACATCAAGTTGAAAATATGGATTATGATTCCAATGAATTAATATCCAGAAACATGGTCGCCAAACTTATGGCCACTTACAACACTTTTATGGCCAAAAAATTGTTTGATAAAAATGCTAATTCCATTTTACGTATTCACCATGGAAATACCGGAAAATCTGAGCAATCTGGAAATGAAGAAATACAACAAATTTTGGATAGAATGGAAACCTACAAGGGTTATTATGTTGTATCATCACAGTGTAAGTTGGAAGATGTAAAACATGAAGGATTGGGTTTAACATATTACACACATATGACCAGTCCAATCAGACGTTTTGTGGATTTTTGGAACCAGATATGTTTGTATGAAATGCTGGGTCATTGTAGTAGAGAAACAAGTAGGATAGATATTAGGAGTTGCATTTCTACAATTAATTGGAAACAGATGCAGATTAAGAAGGCATATGAACAATTGGCGACAGTGCAACTATTCCACCAGAAGTTAAATGGAGAATTGGACGACCAATATGAAGCTTATATATTGGGATTAGAGGAAAATAGTGTTAATGTTTATGTGCCAAAATTAAACCAGAAGATTGTGAGATTGCAAGTCAGTATGGATAATTTGGATAATATTTTGGAAATTGTTGAACAGAATGAAAATTCAACAATTTGGCGAAAGAAAGATAATGGTTTAATGTTTAAATTGGAAAAATTTATGAAAATTCAATGTAGAATTATTACGAAAAAAAATAAATACAATTGGAACCATAAAATTGGTGTAGAACTTTTACAACCTAATTTTTCTGACTTTCTTTTACAATGAACTAATCAAATCATAATGATGAATATACAATGAATTAAATTCTCCAATGCCATAAATCAAACTCTCCATCAGCAAATTTATCTTCTCCTGCAAATTCTCCAAATTAAAATTAGCACATACTTTTAGCAATTCATTGCAAATATCACGAATCTTAAAAATATTCTTCACAAAATTACCATCAAATCCATCGTATTTAGCCATTATCTCTGGTAGCGGCTTCTTCTCTATCCACATAATAAATGGCTCGACAAACTGAAAACTCATATTCAATCTATGTTGGATCTCATATTTATCATAAACCTCCAATATCTGTTGATATAAAACCCAAACATCATCCAATAACTCTTTCTGGTCTGTTTCCATGGTTTTACTAACAACTGCCCATATATCATCTTCTGACATGTCTCGTGAACTCCTTTCTGGAGCAAAACATGCCAAAAGAACACCAACAGTTTTCCAATCCACTGACTCTAACATTTTCTGTTGGATAACTTTGCCCAATACTATCTCACTACAATTGGACAATGACGCCACAATCTTCCCATAACTCGTTATCTGCATATTGCCCTCATTTTCCACAATTAATCCCAATTGTTTGTTGAATTCTGTGATAAAATGCAGTTTATCATCAACAACTCCCGACTGCACTTCCATACATTCCTCCAACAACTTTAGGTTGCTCTGGATTTTATCATGGTCGTCCACTTTCTCAAAGTAACGCTTGACTGGAACAGTAAATGATTGCTCCAATTGTTGGAGTTTTCTTTGCAATGTTTTCTTTTGCTTGTTTTTTGCCTTCTCACACTGTTTCTGGAGTTCAGAATATTCAGCAATAATCTCATTGTCTTGTGTTGTTAAAAGAGAAGTGTCCAAACTTATTTCATCCAATTTCTGCTGGATTGTCAACTTTTCTTTCTCTAAATACTTGATGTGCGCAACTGCTTCCATCCCAAACAAGGTTGAATTGTAAAACTTGCGGATTTCCTCATTATCTGCTGTATTATTCAACATCCTCAAATAAGTATTCGCACCTTCATCATATTGAGAAGTCAACTTTGCAGCTTTCCCCCTCAATAATCCAAGCAAATCATGTTTATCTTCCAGATTGCGCAGTGGACAATAAATAACCAATCCTTGGTCGTCTTTGCCACGTCTTCCTGCTCTGCCACTCATCTGCATAAATTCATCATAACGCAGCATTCTTGGATATTCGGATTTCCCATCAAACTTGGAAAGTTCTGTAAAAACAACGGATTTGGTGGGCATATTTACACCAACTGCAAAGGTTTCTGTAGCAAACAAAAACTTAATCAATCCTTGACTAAACAGAATCTCCACCAACTCCTTCTGAATTGGAAGCAAACCACTGTGATGAATTGCTACTCCATATTCCAAAAATTCAAGCAATTGAATAGTTGAACCAATCTCTTTGTAAAAATGCAGATTTGTTGCAAAAATTTTCTGGATAATTGTTTTGGTTCTTTTCAATTCTTCTTGTGATAAGAGCCCAGAACCTTTCTTTAACATTTTGCAGTATTCTTCGCATTTCTTTCTGCTAAACGAAAAGCAAATTGCTGGAAATAATCCCTTTTTACCCAAATACTCCGACAACGTCAACAAACGATGTTTGCCAAACTTCTGTGTTTTGTAAAAATCATAAGTTTTATCAATGTTCACTTGTATCGCTCCCATCTTATGTTTGTTTATCATCACTATCTCATTATCCGTATAAATATAATGATTCAATGGCACTGGTCGCCATGTTGTTCCAATTAAATAGCAATCTCTTTCTCTGCAATCAGCAACCCATTTGGCGAAATCTTCTGCTCTGTCAATAGTTGCACTTAACATAACCAACAATATATGTTTGGGCAATTTTGTAATACACTCCTCCCAAACAAAACCACGTTCTGGATCATTAAAATAATGGACTTCATCAAAAATAACACAATGTACATCATCCAATTGCTCCAATTCGTGGTCTAACTTATTGCGCAAAATCTCTGTTGTTAGAACAATAATATCTGCTTCGGGATTTAGCTTAATATCACCTGTTAAAATACCAACATTGCCAAATGTTCTCTGGAAATCATAAAACTTCTGGTTAGAAAGCGTCTTAATTGGTGAAGTGTACAGAACTTTTTTCCCTAAATGTTGAGATAATGCGATGGCATACTCAGCAATTGTTGTTTTTCCTGCTGCAGTGTGGGCAGTAATCAATACATTTTTTCCATTTTGGGTTGCATAACATCCATTAGATTGGAAGTCATCCAATCTGTATGGAAATTGGTGGACAGGACTGTCCAATTCAAGCCGTTCTTCTGGAATAATAACACTCATTGTTAATTGTTACGTGAATAATATTAGAATAAATCAAGTTTTTTTTAACTGGGAAAAAATTGATGGTAAAATTAATACACCTCTCATAAATTCACGCTACAGCAATAATCGCATTGAGAACATTGCTAAAGCACCCCCCCCCGAAAATGACCGACCTTGCCAACCTTGCCAACGGTTTGACCTCATTCCTTGTCTGGCATCAGGGCGATCTTAACATCCGTGCCTTCATCAACCGGAACCTCCCTTGGGACTTGTGGGGGAAGAAGGCGAATATGGTGTTCTCTGCCATCGCCCAAGCAGCAGCAGCTGTTTTCGGTGCTGTGGAGGAGGATGGCAAGATGCTGGTTCCAGCCGAGAAGGCCCGAGAGGTTGTTGCCTTCATCCAGAAAGCACACGAGGTGTACGAGAGCAACTTCATTAAAGTTGCGCACGATATCTACCCCAACACGTTTCTGGACGACCAAATCAACAGTGTTGTTCCGTTCCCCGTTGGTCAGACACGGTATCAGCATGATCGCTGCATGGAGATCGCTGACAACGAAGGGCAGGCGGGCGACACTCACTGGAGTTCCCTCCATCGGGTTCGTCTGGCGCTGGAACATGCCCAGAACCATCTGGATGTTGCGCTGCGGACGCAGGTGGATGCGTGGATCAATGAGAAGAAGGATGAGGTCAATCTCATCATCCAAGCAAATGGCCTCATGTCTGCAGAAGCAGCGCTGAAGAGGCTGGTGGTGGACACAAAGATGCAGTGTTCGTAATTTTATAATTATATTATAAAAAATTGATGGTTATATAAAATAATTTCTTTTAATATTACTTCGGGTTCAAGCCAGAAAAGAGTATCGCCTTTGAGCAATCCTCTATTTTTTTGTGTTTGAACCTTTTTTGACGTGTTCTCTTGCGATTTGTAAGATACCATGTCCAGATGTAAAAAATCACAGAAATCGCAATTTCAATAAGGAGCTTACATCAGGCCCCAAACCATTTTAAAAATGGTATGTTTTCTTTTATGTTTTTTTATGTTTTAAGTGCTAAGTTCTTGGTTTTCGCCTTAGCTTTATAGTTTTTATTTTTTTTTTTATAGAGGATGGATAAACTAAAAACCATTCCTCTAAGTAAAATACATAAATTGTTTTTAAATCCTTTTTTTATAAAATAACAATTTAAAGAAAGTTGCGATTTCTGCGAATTTTGTCAACAGTGTTGCAGTCACCGGCTTCAGCATTGAGGAACTCACCACCATTGGTCAGTCCAAGGATGCTGATATCGAAACGCACACCACCCTTGAAGGCTTCAGCCTGAAGGACTTTCTCCAGCAGCTTAAGCTTGGCGACGGTTGCCGCATTGCTGTGGCCAAAGCCATCAAGACGCTTTTTGCAGACTCCATCACTGTGGACAAGCCTTTTGCCCGTTACAAGCCGGCAGATGCACCCCTGATTGTTGGGGTTGCTCTCAAGCTTGTTGATGCTTTCAAGGCATCCTTCGACGCAGGACGGGTGGAGCTACCAAAGGATGAGCTGGATGACCTCATTGTGAGGGCTTCTGGCAACTTCTTCGAGAAAGCCCAGCCACTGACATTCGGCAAGAAGGCCAACCCCAAGGCGGTAGAATTTGTGCGGGCAACTGTGCCTGATGCTGACAAACTCCCCCTTACGGAGGTGGTCAAGGAGCTGCGAGAGCACTTTCGAGACTCACCTCATGAGGAGAAGACGCCAGCAGCGCAACTGAAACAGACGGTCTGGAGGGTGGACGGTGCACTGCACAGGGCATCCATTGAGCAGCCTAACAAGGCTGGCATGGCTGAGTTGGAGCGCATTACTCAGCTGCTGAAGGAGGTTCTGTGAAGCAGTACCAACAGAACTGGGATTTTCTGGATTTTTTTCATGTGGGTGTCCCAGCACTCGCATCATAAGTAATTAAAAGAATAATAAATTATTAAGGATAATATGTCATTTGAATTTGTTATAGAAGATAGTAGGAAGTATGTATTGCCTAATGATAATAAGTATAGGTTTGCAACAAAAAACATCAACAATAAAATACTTTTCCACAAATCTTTTATTGAAGATGCAAAAAATAAAACACTAAATTATATTGCCGACGAAGTAATAGGAAAAGGTGGTGCATCTGTAGTTTACAAGGGCATAAATAAGGACACAAAAGAGGAAGTAATTATAAAAGAATTAAAGACAACAAATTTGAATAAATTGATAAGGGAAGTGAATATATTGAAGTTATGCAGAGGAATACCGAATGTGATTAAATTGTTGGATTTTTTCAAGAATGAGGATAGTTATTATTTAGTGTTTCCTTATTATAATTGTATGGCAACGAGGACGGTGTTTTACAATTTTACTTTAGTGGAATTGAAGATATTTATGATAAAGTTTTTGCAGACATTGGATAATTTGCATGGAAGGGGGATAATACATAGAGATTTAAAGCCGGGAAATCTTTTAATTAAATCTTGTAAGGATTTTGTAATAATTGACTTTGGTATAAGTGATTTTTATGTACCATTCCGTAAGTTTTGTAATAAAATTGGAACAAGAAACTTTAAAGCACCGGAACAATTGTTGCAATTAAAGGGGTTTGATTATCGGATTGATATATGGGCAGCGGGCATAATGTTTGCAGAGATATTTTTTAGAAAATATCCTTTTTGGAAGCCAGAAGAAGATGAAGTGATGTTGGAGAATATGTATAGAATGCATGGAACCCGAAAATTCAAGCAATTTTTGGACAAAATGGAGATTAAAGAAAAATATGATTTTATGAAAGAGGAAGTTAAACCCATTGATTGGGATACATATTTTAATCGTGAAGAGGATGAGTTTAGAACAAATAATGAAGAAAGGGAGTTATGTATAGATTTGTTGAAGAAGATGTTAGAATTGGATCCAAATAAGAGGTTAAGTGCGAGTGAATGTTTACGTCATCCATTTTTTAGGAAAAAGTAGGAATGTTTAGAGCTTATTTTTTCCGATATAAAAAAAAATATCATTAGTTTTAATTATAATATGGAAAATCAATCCATTATAACATATATCACCAAAAAAGATGTTGATGACTTCACATTTAGTTTCCCAACATTTTATCATGTTTTAGGAAATGCCAAATTTTATTTTAAACCAATAACATTGGAAGTTGGTTCAATTCATATTGTGGAAGGTTCGGAGAAATCAGGAAAGAGTATATTTTTAAAAAGTTTAACAGGACTTCAGGTGCCAAGTATATTGCCAAATAATAGAGATTTTTTAAATTATAATATTGTTTACAAGCCAGAAATAATTTCCCCAAAATTTTCTGGGACATTAGAAAAATTTATCAATGAAAATCTTAAAAATGCATTATATTTAAAAGAAATTCTTGAAGTTGGTGGTTTGGAAAAATTTAAAAATATACTTGTCCAAGATTTAGAAGAAGAACAGAAACAATTATTATCATTTTTATTGTTTATTAATAAAGAAGGTGATATATATATATTTGATTATCCAGAAAATAAAGTTAGAGAAAATATCCGGTTATTAATGTGGAAGATTTTAAAAAATCATTGCAGATTGCATAGCAAAGCTTCTATTGTTGTGGAAAATAATGAAGAAGTATGTAAACGTTTACAACCATATAAACGATATATTATTTCTGCCTTTAGTGATAATGAATATTATGGGCAGAGTGAGTAAAAAAGTGATTTTTTATTTATTTTATCCATTAGAAAAAAATGTTGTTTTTTAATTCCGAAAAAGAGAAGAAAGCTAAAAAGTTTTCTTCATTCAATTACGATTCATTGCAAGAATGGAGCCTAAATGGCAAATCATTTTACACCAAAATTCTGGACATTTACGATGGTGATACTGTTACAATTTGCATAAAAATTAACGATGCATATCACAGAATGAATTGCCGTCTATTTGGTCTTGATACACCAGAATTAAGAAGCAATAATGAAGAAGAAAAGATTGCTGCAAAAAAAGCAAGATGTCATCTTATCCATCTTATTACATCGCAAACAATGAATCCAGATTGTACCAGAAAAGAAGTCAGAGATATTTGCGCACAAAACCAACAAATATTCTGGATTGAATGCTACAGTTTTGATAAATATGGCAGATTGTTAATAAAAATCTCTAAAGAAGGATTTTACATCAACAAAAAAATGATTGATGATGGATTTGCAGGAGAATATGACGGTAAAACTAAAGGACAATGGACAGACTATTTTATGCATTAAGGTCAGAAGTTACACGAGTATCACCAATATAGAGCAATTGGATTGGTTCATCTTTTCCATTGGTCGGCATACTTTCAATTGCATCTAAAACTTCCCAACCTTTAACAACTTCACCAAAAACTACATGTTTACCATCAAGATGAGGGGTTTCATCAAATGTTATAAAAAATTGTGAACCATTTGTATCTGGACCACTGTTTGCCATGCTTACAATACCTCTTTTAGTGTGCTTTAATTGGAAGTTTTCATCAGCAAATTTAGTTCCATAAATACTGGCACCACCTGTTCCATTTGCATTTTCATAATCGCCAGTTTGTAACATAAATCCTTTAATAAGACGGTGAATTACGCAACGTTTGTATTCAATTTTAGCAAGTGACCGGAAATTTTCGCATGTTTTAGGGCAAACATCATCATATAATTTAAGGAAGATATCGCCAATGTTTACTTCTTTGCCATCTTCAGGACTGGAACAGATGTTTAATACAATATATTGTTCTTTTGGTGGAGTATGTTGGGGGTCGGGTTCTAATTCGGAGGATGTAGGATTTTGTAGATTTTCCACTGGTTTAGGGGGGTAAAAAAAGTTGGTTATGGATTGCCTTTTTTTGTATAATACAATAAGAATTACTAAAATTGCCAATCCTAAAAGAATCCATTTGTAGTCCATATGTTAAAAACATCATTTGTTTTTAAGTATCAATTGCGTAATAGAAAATTAAAAATAAGATTTTATAAAATATGGATTTGGTAACGAAGGCATCTTTTAATGATGAAATAAAAAAAATTAAAAAGAAAGAACAAGAATTGTACAAATTTATTTTACAACAGTTTTTAGATTTGGAGCAATTTAAGAAGAGCTTTTCTACAACTATTGCTAATACAGTGGAAGAAAAACTTAAAGATGTTGATAAAGCATTAAGTAAAATCCCCAATCCTTCAAAAGATTTGGAGAGAATCAAAAAAGTTTTTACAGAAAATATTAATTTATTCAAATCTGAACCTGTTAATAATGATGTAATCTCTGCAATTATAAAAAAACAATTGGAAACTTTTGCTGAAAAATCATGGGTTGAAAATTTAGTTGCATCTCAAGAAAATAAAGCACCTCAAGAATTATCTAAAACTTTTAACCAAGAAGAAATTAACAATATAGTGAAAGAAGCAATTTCTAAAACATTTACAAAAGAAGAAGTTAACAATTTAGTTGCAGAATCATTATCTAAAAACCAAGAAGAAGTTAACAATTTAGTACAAAATACATTTTCTAAAACATTTACACAAGAAGAAGTTAACAATTTAGTTGCAGAAGCAATTTCTAAAAACCAAGAAATAGTTAACAATTTAGTTGCAGAAACAATTTCTAAAGTACAAGAAGATATTGTTAATAAATTGCCCAGACAAATAAAAGAAGAACAGGTAAAAGAATGGATATCAGAAAGAGTTGACCAAATAAGACAAATTGAAGGATTTACACAGGATGAAGTTGAAGAATGGATAAAAACGAAAGTAGAAACATTGGCACTACCAGATTATATTTCTCGTTATGAGATGCATGCAGCAATTCAGAATACTTTTGAAAAAACATTGAAAGATGACCAATTGAATCTATATGTGGAAAATGAATTGGCATCATTTAAGGAAGAATATGTTGAAACAGCCATTGCAAAGTTAAAAGAAGAATTGCAGAATGATGAGAGTACAATAAATTCTATAAAATCTTCATTAGATTTATTAAAAGATGATGTAAATGTAACTTTACAATCGGCGATTGATGGGACAGTAAAAGAAGAATGGGTTAATTGTTCAGTAAAGTCAGCAATTAATGAATTAAGGGAGGAAGTGAATGGAAGTTTACAAGCAGTTATAAATGGAACATTAAGAAAGGAAATAGTGGATAATTCAATTCAATTAGCAATTAATTCATTAAGAGAGGAATTAAATGGAACTTTTAGACAAGGAGTTAATGAAGATTTTATTAATGATGCTTTAACTAAATTTAAAGAACAACAAATGTTAACAGGAATAATTAAAGAGGAACAAGTAAATAAGACAATAGATAATAAATTGGATACATTTAAGACAGAAGTTTTAGAAGAAAGAATAGAAAATGCATTAAATTTAACATTGAAACAGAAAGATGCAGAAGAATTGTATGAAAGAATACAATTAACACATGAAGTTTTGGAGGAGCTAATAGAAAATAAGATAAGCAATTTACCGGAGAATATAAAAGAGGAAAAGATTGATGAAAAGGTACAGAATTTGGAGACATCATTAACAGAGAAGATAGAGGAAACAGAGAAGACAGTTTTAGAAAAATTAGAAGAAAAAACTAATAAAAATAGTGTAAAATCTGGGTTTATATGCGGAGATAAAAGAGATGATTTAGGGGAATATTTTGCTCATAAAGATAATGTAACAATATTTTTGGGTCAATCTTTAGTTCCACTGTATACATTACCAACACCAAAACCAGAATGGATAGGTAAAAATGTTACACTTATAAATGCATGTTCACAAAATTGGAGAATAAGAGCAGAGGGTGATGTAAAAATAGGCAATCAATCAGATAAGATATTATCCAAGAATGGACATTTCTTGAAATTGGTGACTGATGGAGAAAAATATTATATTATTTAATTTAATATGAAAGGTTGTCCATATTTAAATAAAAATGGAACACAATGTGGAGGAAATTGTGTTGACAATTCTGTTTTATGTAAAAAACACCAAACAAAACAAACAGGTGGTGGACCAAAAAAAATACCATATTTTGGAATAGCAGATTCTATAGCATCTTTATTTATGTTTAATAATTTAGGGAAAAAAAGTGGAAATAAGAGCAAGTGATGAAAAAATAATTATTGGATTATCTAAAGATAAAAATAAATTTTTAAAAGTTGCCATTGCTTCTTTTAATCCTCTATATCTTAATGCATAATAAACACTTCTTAATGGTCCAATTAATCCTTCAGGAATTGCACCAGCGCAGAACTTTTCTATATTATTTTGGTCAATCCTAAATAAACAATTGGGTATAAGCGCAAGTCTGTAAAGATAATAACTCATGCCTATTAAAAATATTGTTATTGTTTTTATCCATAATTCATCCATTTATTATTTACATACAAAAAATTATGCGACCATTTCTCTGTATTCATTCAATTTACCAATTATTGATGTTACAATTTTATCCTCTTCATCTTCTTCTAAAACAAGTTCTTCAGTAGTCTGCAATTCAACATTTGGTTGTTCTTCTTTTGGTTGCAATTCAACATTTGGTTGTTCTTCTTTTGGTTGCAATTCAACATTTGGTTGTTCTTCTTTTGGTTGCAATTCGTTATTTGGTTGGTCTTGAGTTGTTTGTAAATTTTCTGGTTGTTCTTCGTTTAATCCATTAATGTGGATTGTTTCAACTTTAGGGGATTCAGGTTCATCAACTGTTTCAGATACAGTTTTTTGCTCAGCACTTTCATTTTGTAAAGGAATTTCTTTTTCTTCAACCTTATTTTCAACAATTTTTTCTTGCATTTTTTGTTTTTCAAGTTCTTCTTCTAATTTGTTCACATCTTCATCAGAGAATCCGGGTTGTCTTATAAATTGAGGGTCTACAATATTGGTTTCATTTAATCTTTTAGTATACCAAATGTTGCTTCTAAAACTGTTGTTATAAACTCCACGATTTGGCATAATTTCACCTTGAGTAATTAAAAATGGTTTTTTAACCATGTATGCGTTTATAAATTTATGCTCAATATAGAAATTTATTTGACGGTCTACTGGAGCCTGTATTTTCAACATTGATGTTAATTTAATAAGTTTTTTTGCACCTCTTAAACTAATCATGTAGGCAACTGTTCCAAAATTATCTTCAGCTGGTATTATTTCACCATCTTTCCCTTCTAAATATTCCATTTTTTGTTTATCTGGATGAGTAAAAAGATGTACAAAATCAAATTTAACTGGTAAATTTTCGTAAATAGAATCAATCATTTTGTTGAAGTTTTTGTATATTTTTACGTCATCTTCAAGAACAATTGCTAAATTAATTTTTTTTTCAACCAAATATTTCCACAATTGGAAATGAGATAAATAACAACCTAATTGGCCAACATTGCATTTTTCCATAAAACTGTCTGCAATAAAAATATTGTTTTCAGATAAACATGCATTTACATCATCTTTTTCACCATCAAATGCTTTACATTTCAAGTAATTAGTAAGTTTCGGGTACACTTCTTTCTGTAAATATGCAGTTCTTTCTTTATCACGCTCTAAAGAAATAATAAACTTGGGGATAGTTTCAGAAGGCGGTTTCATAATATGAATATAATAGATTTTTGGACAATCTAAAACGAAACTAAGCAAGAATTAAATTAAGAAGAATTGCTAAACCTAAAATCTGCCAAATGGAATTTGCTGGTTTAGTAATACTAACTAATCTTACAACCACTTCATTCCACAAAAATTTACCAATTATTAAAATAAAAATAACATAAATTATTAATACAATAAATGCTGCTAAAGCTTCTGTACCATTCCAATATGTTACGCCATTTAAACCTTCTTTAGAGGTGCCATTTTTAAATGCAGTGACTAAAGCAGTTCTTAATGTTTCTTTAATCATATGTAATATTTAAGAATTTATTTTTTCCTAAAATATTAAAATATGTCTTCTAATAAAAATATGGATATTAAATTTGACATAAACTGTTTTACACCTGAATTCCAACAATATTTATTTAAAAAAATTAATGTTGAAAATTACTATGAATTTATTAATTCTTATAATAACAGTTTTTCTTTATCTATAAGCCATATTAATCAATCTTCATTTATAAATCTTCTTCCAATTGAAGAAAATTGTTCATTTGAAAACATTGACAATGATTTATGCATTTCTGAAGAAATCCAAGATAATGTTGAAGAAGAAATTAAAAAAATTACTTATGAAGACAATACTTTAGAAAATACTAAAACTTCCACTGAAAGTGAACCTGAAAGTGAAGAAGAAGAAAATGAAGAAGAAATGGAAACTTCCAATCTACCAAACTTTTCTTATATTATTGAAAGCGAAAAAATACACCTTAAATCCGAAAAAAAATTTATAACCAAAAAAATCGCCAAAAAATTCAGAAGAAACAACGGATTCTGGAACAAAAAGAAAAATGAATGGATTTTCCCATTAAGCGCTAAAAAATTTATTGACTCCATTATCCCTAAAACTACAACTTCCAATTCAACCCCTAACCATATTCAAGACGTTAAACAAGAAGAAAACCGTGTTGTTATCACCCCAACTTCTTCTCACCCTAAATATGGAACCAGCGTCATATATGATAAATCCGGTAACATTGGTATTTGGGATTCCAACATTAAAGGATGGATTTTTAACAAAATATAATCTACACTAAATTATGTTTAACACCAACAATTTTGAAGAATTTAGAGGTTCCAGAGGAGGTGGCGGCAGTGGCGGTATGAGCAGTGGAGGAATGGGTGGCGGCGGTGGTGGTGGAAGAATTGGTGGCGGTGGTGGAGGAGGAAGAATTGGTGGCGGTGGTGGAGGAGGAAGAATTGGTGGTGGAGGCAGAATAGGAGGAGGAGGAAGAATTGGAGGAGGTGCTGGAAGAATAGGCGGAGGAGGCAGAATTGGAGGTGGCGGAGGAAGAGGAAGAATTGGTGGCGATGGAGGAAGAAGAGCAGATATGAATAGGATGAGCAGAAGAATGGGAGGAGGAGGATGGAATAAAAATATTAACAGAAATGTTGTTAATATAAGTGGTGGACATGATGGACATCATCATCGGGATTGGTATGGCAACAATTGGAATTGGGGTGGAGGTTATTGGTATCCTCCATTATATTATTATGATTATTATGATTATTACAATCAACCTGTGGAAGTTTTAGAACAACCAGTTGAAGAGGAAGAAAGCTTTAAAGGCAATAGAGGAAACCGCATGAATTTAACTAATATTTTTTTAATTTTAATAATTGTACTAATTGTACTTGTTATTTTAATATTTTTCTTTAGAAATCGTTAATTACTTTTAAACATTTTAACAGTTTTTTTAGTTTCTCTTATTATTTCTTTTACTCTTTCATCATCCAAATTACTAAACTCCGGCGTTGCCTGTTTAGTCATCAAATAATAATCAACATCTTGTTCTTCCATTTCAAACATTGGTTCTTCATTTTTTTTAGGAAGTGGTTTTATCATTTCTCCTTTAATAAATGTAAGTAAATCGTATGTAAAAAAATGGTTTCTATATAGTTCTTTAAATGCATCTATTTGTCTTGTTTTAATATTTTCTGTAAATTTTAATGTATCACCATTTAATAAAATATTATCAACACATAATTCTTCATCTTTAATAAACAATTCAAAATTTTCATTTTCTATAAATTCTTTAATTGGCTCCCATTCTTTTTTGTCCAATAAATACATTGCTACAATCCTTGGAATCCCTTCATTTTTTAAATCTAATGTTATTAAAATTATCTCTTCCATATATTAAAATGTTATACGAAAATAATTTTATTTTTTATCCTTCAAACTTATGTATACTCCCATTATCAAAAAAATCTAACATATCCACACTCTTCACCGTCCCATTCTTCTCCAAAAAATTCTTAAAATCACGAAACTTACTAAAACTCCCAAAATAAACCGAATTATAACTTAACCTCCTTAACATCGTCAACGGCATCACCGGAAATATACACTCCGCAAAATAGCCAAACATACTATTCCCACTCCCCTCATAAATATCCACCCTCCCACTCTCATACATCACATAACACCTCTTTATCATCATTAAATTTTCTTTAAATTGCGTTTTAATATATTGCATATATCTTTTAGGGAACCAGCTGTTGATGCTAACGATGAAGAAGTATGGATTGATGGGGTTGATAAAGTGAGAGAGGATGATAAGTTTTTGTATTTCAGAGAATGGTGAGTTAAATTTTCCGATTTTATTTTTTTTGCAAATAATTTTTATTTTTTTAAGGTTATCATAGTTAAAAAAGAGATTTTCCACCAATGCTTCAAATTTGGCAATCATTGTCAATTCTAAATAAAGTACAATCTCATAGCTTTCACCTATAGTTGCTAAAATTATTTTTTCAATGGTTTTTTCTATTTCTGTTATACTACTATTACCATATTTAAATAAAATCACGCTATTTTGTGGAGACATATATTGTCCTTTTCTGCCGATTTCCACCAATAAAAAAACGTCATTTTCAACTGATTGGTATTTTATTGTTTTTTCTATTTTGTTTCTTTCAAAAGGATTGTTGTCAATTTTTTTGTCAATTTCAAATTCTTTTGGTTCTTCTTTTTTTATTTTACCCAATTCTATTTGTTTTACCATACTTAAACCCGCATTTCCAATAACATTTCTTCTTACATCAATAATTGTTTCTCCATTATTTATTATTTTTCCAATATTATCTACTTTAAGACGTAATTTATTAATAATTTTTCCTCTGTAAGATGTAAACATATCTAAAGGTCCCGCATTTTCTTCCAACAAATTATTAAAAACTGTTTCAAAAAATTGTTGACTTGTTTCCTCTATTTTTCTTTCCATCTTAGCATCTTTTATAATTTTATTGACTAATTCCGTTATTAATTTCTGGTTTTCTTGGCTATTGCACAAACTTATTACCAATAACATCCTATATTGGTCAAAATGATATTTCTTAGGAAAACCAAAAATTTCTAAAAATTGTTTATCAAATGTTGAACTTAAATACAAACTATCTAAATCGCCGGTTTCATATTCACCAATATTTATTTTTACTTTATCCATTTGGAACGGCAATTCTTTAGTCCAAATTATAATATCCAACTTTTCATTTTCTTTTATAGTTAACTTGCAACTTTGTAAATTATATTCAATTGTTAAACAATCTTTCACAGTCTTCTTCATATCCAACGAATATTGTAAACTATCCCCTAACATCAGAAAATTCACATTAAATAATTGGGACGTCTTATTTTCCATAACAATATGATACCCCAAAAAATCATTCTTAATATCTTCTTCAGTTATTTTACCATCTATCTTCTGTACATCATCTTTTTTATCATTTATATTCACATAAATTTTGTTCAATTTCATTGTACAATTGAACAAAAAAAATTATCTATAATAACGGATATGCCTGCATACTTGGTAATGGATAAGATTGATAAAACTTAAATGGCCAACGATATGGTGCCCTATATTTATCTTTCCTGTAAAAATTTAATGGATTAGAACCAGTCTCTAAAAAGTCATAAGGGGCTGACATATAATTTTGCCACTGTTCCTGCATTGAAGGTTTACGCCATAAATATGATAAACATATTAGCGCAAATATAATTATAAATAATATTAAAATCATCGCCATTTATTATTTGCACAGAAAAAAAATATATATTACTTATAAATGTGGAACAATCCTCTCATCCATCTTCTTAGTATTACAATCTTATCCTTCCTAATCGGTTTAGCTGTTTATGCAATCATTCAAGCAACCAAAAATAAAAAACATTACAAACATTACATTCACGGCGGTTGTTTAGCAACTCGTTGGGGATGTTGTCCTGACATGATTACACCTAAATATGACCAAAAAGGCACCAATTGTATACCTAAACCTCACCACCAACACCACGGGATGCCTACATCAAATTCTTAATATATTGTGAACTTCCTCTATCAATAATTTCTAATTTCCCTTTAAAAATTATTACTATTAAATCTTTCATCCTATTAAATCCCCACAATCTCTGGTCAAAATTATTTGTAATTTTTTCCATTTTATCCTTAAAAACCGGCATTATTATCTCATCCGACTCATTCATACAATACATTGCTTCTACTTGTTCATAAATTGTAGAATGTACTTCTGAATTAATTGCAGTTATATCATACAATTTTCTTTTACTTCCTTCTCCACCAATTGTAAAATAATTTTCATATTTAGTAACTTCTTTTTCTAAATCTGCATCATAACCACATGTTTTCAACTTTTCCTCTAAAACTGCCAATTGTATATGTCTTGAACCATTTAATACCTCAAATATTGTATCCACGAACTTTTCTCCAGTATTTCTTGTTACTATCTCTATTCCATCAAAAACATTGTCCAATTCTATATGTTCCTTTTTTTCTTGTTCATCTTGTTTAGTATTTAGCAATGATATATTAACAAATTTATCACATATATTTTTCAAAACTTCACTGCAATTATTGTAACCAAATACATATAAATGTTTACCAAATAATTGTATCTTCCTACAACATGTCAAATAATCTATATCATTCGTCACTAAAATATATATGTCAACCGTCTTCTTAAAATATAAAACATCATAAATATCATCTATCATCTTTATATCCACTGAATTCTTCTTCGGCAATTTCGCACAATGCACCGGTTCCATCGCATATTGCACTAAATGTGGCTTCCATTTTTCTACAATCGGTGATGACCAATCTGCATACAAACGATTCACTATAACTCGCCCAAATTTTTTTATCTCCATCATTATATACGGCAAATCCACATAACTCACATTCTCTGCATCCACAAATACACCAATATTCATATTATCATATGAATATTTTTAAAAATAAAATTATACTCCCCACAACATCTCACCTGTTTTCATCAATCTCTCCCAAAATGATAACTCCCTATACTGCGCAAAATTATACACATCCAATTGCTCATTATAATCCCTAAAACAATGCAAAACTAACTCACTATCTAATACTATTTCCCCATCAAAATGACAAAACTTCCTCTCACCCTCTGGCTTAAAAATACCTATCCTCCTATAAAACCACATCCTCTTCTCTTTCATATCCATTTCCTCCGGAATATACATCATATTCGGCCGATGCACCATCCTGTCCACCGCTATCTTCTTATGCAAATAACGACGACCATTCTTACTCAAACAATCATTACCATTTATATCCTCCACCGAATATGCCATACATACTACACCTTCCATATCCTCATTCGTCCAATATTCATCCTCATATATCTCACTCACCATCTTCATCCAACTGTCAAAATTTGTAAAAACAATATGCACCCTCTTCGTATTACTCAACTTAGCCCTATAATAAACATAATCTCCATTCCTATGATAATCTTCCAACTTAATCCCATTCTCTTTCTTAATCTTCTTCTCACCTACTCCAAATGATAACAAAAATTCCTCTGATATCTCACCAAAATCACATAATGACCTCCGCTCTTTCTCCTTCCCATAAAATTTCGCACTATTGTATAATCCTACTATCTGCTCATTCCCATTACCAAATCCATACGTTCCCTGTGCTATCACCCTCTTCATCTCCTTACCATCCCATATATAACCATATCTAACAAACACATTCCCGCCATTCTTAACCTCCTTGCACACTCCATTATCCACTTTCATCATAAAATCTGCCTCCCCCTTCTTACAACATAATCCCACATTCGCAAACTTATCCATCCCACAACTCACAAAAAACTTCGCCATTGATGATGTAATCTTCTGTTTATCACCATTCTCAAAACCATTAAAACGATGCTTCCTATCTCCTACAACTTCTTCATTTGCTACATATACTCCATAAATCGGTTTCTTAATTAAACGCTTTAATGCTGTCATCCTCAAACGTGAACGATACTTTCCCAATTCACACTCTAAACCTTCAAACCTAACGCCTCCATACAATACACCATTAGTCCCCTTATTCCTAACATAGGCAAAACAATATGCGATAATGTTACCATCCCGATTTTTTGGATATGTCCATGCAAAAGAAATAGAATTATCTCTCATATTTTATAAAATAAAAAATTGTAAACCTTTTAAATCATTTTACTAAAATGTTTTTATTTTTTTACCAGAATCATATATTAACAAAAATCCCACTCGTTTCTTATAATCTTCTCCAAATGCCCGTGATATTCCAACGTCCACTCTCCATAACCTATTTTTACACAACCCATTTATCATTGTTTGCACTGTATGACCAACCACCATCGTTTTCGCATTATATGTATTTAATGTTAAGTTTAACCTCTTACACGTTACTCTTTCATTTCCAAACTCTCTGTTGGTTAATATTCCATATTCACCACTTATTATATCATAAAATTTATCCTCTTCTTTTGGTGTCATCTTCTTACTTAAATATTTTAATAATAATTTATTAAGTGCTGGTATCTTGTATTGAACAGCAATTTCTGGTTGAACACCTGCATGACAAAATATCCAATCACCAATTTTTAATATTAAATAACATTTTTTAGAAAAATGGCGGAACTTAGTGTCAAAATATTTATATCTTCCCATTTCTCCACCCATCTCTTTTATACCACCATCCCCACTGTAAGAAAAATTTCCCCTCATATTCATAAACTCATGATTGCCCAATAATACCAACACTTTCCCTCCTTTTTTCTCTGATGTCACCATTAGTTTTTCTATTAAATCTACAATTTTTATATCACTATCTTTATTCCAGCTACCAATTCTTGTTTTACCATCTACTAAATCACCCATTATTACTAACCATGTTTTTCTGCCAGTCCAATCCAATTTTTTATTAACCATTCCTGCCTTCTGTAATGTAAAAATAAATGCCTCATAATCTGCATGTAAATCACCTATAACCACCATCTTATCTGGCATCTTAAATATTCCTAAACCCGTTTTATTTTGTCTCATATACTTATTTAAAGATAAAATAATATTTTTAACTATGAACCGGTTAAATGTAGAAATCTGTTTTAACAATAATAGGCGCATTTTCTCCATTAATCATTCCCTTAAAATCGCCGATGTTGCTAAAAGATGTCTTGATATTTACGACCTTTCTGTAAACGAAATTACTGGTATTTATTTTTATTTCGTTGACGCCAATGTATATTTCTGTAGCAATGAAGATGTTGAATTAGATACTTCTGTACGCCAATTTTTAGATACATATGGACCAGAATTCCCTGTTTTAACCATTTCTAATATGAACAATCAATATACAGAAAAATTCAGAGAAGATTTAAACAATTATTTCCAACAACAAAATACGCAAACTTATATGTATCGTCCAACTATTAATGTTACATATTCTCAACCAACCCCAAATACATTGGAATTTGATTACAACCCACAAACAAGGAGATTTCAGCAATCAAGAAATAATCAGCAGAATAATCAGCAAAATAATGCCAATCCTTTTTCTAATATTATGCGTAATTTAGGCACTAATATATTGAACAATTTGAACAATATTCAACAGAATTCTCCATCTAATAATCAGAATAATAGAAATATGTATGCAGATTTTTTTTACACAATGCCAGCAAATAACAATACTAACAATGCATTGTATAGTTTATTTGAACAAGTTTTAACAAATGATGGAGAACGTTTAGTTTGTCGCCAAACGGATATTAACAATCTTCGCCGTGGTACATACGGTGATTTAAAAAATAACAATTACATATTGGAAGAATGTACACAATGTACAATTACATTGGAGGATTTTACAAATAATACGCAAGTAATTGTTTTGCCATGTAGACATGCATTTAAGGAGCAAGGAATTATAAATTGGTTAACTAATTGTAGTAATAAATGTCCAACATGTCGTAGGGAAGTTTCACAAGGAATACCCAGAGGATTTATTTAATGTAGTCATAATGTGCACCATTTTTTAGATTGCGCAGAAGAAGTTTTATACATTCTGGGTAAGATGAATATTTATCTATTTTTTTAAGGAATATATTGGTATTTCTTAAAATTTTTAAGATGGGTACAGGTTGATATTTTACACCTAATTTTTGGGGTACAAACACTTCTACACTCATCTCAAACAATCTTGTAAAAACAATTATCTCTGGTGCACCTCCCCATCTGTCCTCCAATTCTATTTTCTCCTTATTCTCTCCCAAAATAAAATCCTCATCGCCCGCATATCTCTCATAATTGCTCACATATTCTTCAAATGACATCTCATGGCACATCTCTATCAACATCGCCAATGTTATTGAATCTCCAACATTCAATAAAGCATTATCCTTAATAAATTGTAAAATCACTTTCTGTAATCCTCTTGATATCTGCTCCTCCATATCTGTATCCAATACATAATCATCTGACATAAAACATTCCGCTATGTCCATATAATCTGCTAAAAACCTATCGGGCATATACCCTGTTGATTCAAACATTTTATGCAATCTCTCCAAATCACGCCCACATGCATAAAACAATCCACGGCTTAAACTACGAAATAAACAGGCTCCATCTGCTTCCACCTCCTCAATATTGTCAGTGTTAACCAATGTTCTTTCTTTGGCAAAATCAACGTTCTTTTTAGATGCCATTGATTCAAAACCTTTTTCCCAATGACTTTTCAAATGGCAGTTAACATATCCATTTATTGCAATGTGTTTGCAATGATTTCCCTGCTTACTTATATAATTACAAATAACCATTTTATTTAGCAATGTTTAACAATATATTTTTCACTTTTTCTCTCTCCAATAAAAAATGATTTTTTACAATTTAAAGATAACCCAACAATAAATAGATGATGAGTACAAAGTATTTGGCGGATGAATCAAATGTATTTCACCAATTAAGAGGACATTTTTTAAGAATTAATGAATTTTTGCATTCTGATTTTGTGGAAGATGTTAAAGAAGAAAAAAAGGATGCCCCATCAAAGAAACATATGCAAGTTAATATTTTAGAGTCCAGAATGATGAAGCTTCAATATCAAAAAATGAAGAAGAAAGGTGGACAACCTGGGGAAAAATTGCCCAATTTACAGACACAAACTTCTGGATATTATAGTATGGATTTTTTGTGGCAAAAATTAAAACAAAATGATGAAGCCAACACAGAAGATACATTTAAAAGATGGAATCAGTTGGAACTTGGCGAAAAGGAGGAAAAAATCAAGCAATTTTTGGAGAAGTTTAAAATGCAGATGGAAGAAGAGACATGGAAAGTTATGTATATAGATGTTATAGCAAAAGTTGAACAATTGGATATTGTTTGGCATAAGCAATCTCAAAAGGTGATGGAAATAAACCATTTAGTTATTAATCCTTCTTGTTTTTATTGGGATACAGAATAAATTTTTTTCTATTTATAATTTAATGTATACTATTGCCATTTTAAGTATTGCATTAATTATTGTTATCATAATAGTTGCTGTAAAAAATAAACAAAAAATAAAAGAATCTTACAAACCACCCAGTCATATTCCACCCAATTATACAAAATATAATACCAATTTAACAGAAATCAGTACAGACCCTTCTGGTGAACCTTTAGCATTTAACCCTAAAAATAATTTTAATTACACCCAGTTGTATTATGCCTTTTTAGTGCAGTTGTTCCAAGCATTATCCTATCAGAAGAAGCAATATTCCAAAACATTAGTAAAAAATTACCCCAAAAACACAATTGATGATGCTGCAAAAGATAAATTAAATCTTCTTGTACAACCAATGCTTGAACGTATCAAGCAAATTGCTCCAATGACTGATTTTTGGTTAGTTGGTTATGAATCATGGAGGGTGTATCAAGAAAACAATGGTCCATTAAAAATCAACCAGATTGACCTATTTTTATACGATAGAGTGGGTTGGACTGAAGTTAGATTATTGATGGAAATTGCAGAATTACCCAAAAATGCGGGAATTGGTAAATACAATTGTAGACATATTGCTGATAAAAAATTAAAAACATGTGCTGCAGAAACTACGCCAGATTTCCCCAGATATTACATTGGTTATCCAGCAAATAATCAGTTAATACCTTTACCAACTGAAGTGATTGTAACAGAAAAAAGTATATTGAATTTTAAGGGGATAAATTATCCAACCCCATGCCCATTTGAAAAAATATGGATTAATTGGATTGAAATTGTAAACTCCAATCTAACTGTAAATGCATTTGAAAACTTTAAAGGCCCCCAACTTAAAGGACTTTATGATATTAAATTAGAACATTCTAAATGGACAGGCGGAAATGACCCATACCAAGAACCTAATCGTGTAACAAATCAATGGCCTACTTTAGATACACAACCTAAAGATATTAAAGCATGGCCTTGTACACCTGTTCCATTTATTTGGGATAGTAATGGTATTCGTCCAAAAGTTGACCCAACACGTAAATGCCCCGGAATAAGAACATCTTTAGTACAACAACCTTTAACTGCAAGTTTAGACCCATCTATGTTCCAATATCCACGCAATATTACACAATACAGATGGATGTTCGACAACACACGTATTATACCTGCTCTTCAATATATGGGTGCTTAAACACGTGTTTGTATTATATTATTGTATCTCTCCACCAATTCTCTTGTTGGAGTGGGCAAATTCATCGGTTGTATACCGGCTGAAGTATTTATTGGTTCAGAATCTGCGCCAACTGTATTCATTGCTTGGAAAGATGGAGGATATGAAGTAGCAACTGGTGTGGATAGTTGTTCAGGTGAACTGGCGATTCTTGCTCGTTGTTGCATTTCTACAATTTCATTTTCGTTTGATTTATTGTTATCCATTATTGTTTCCATGTCATTTTTCTTATAATCATCTATAATCTGCTCAATGGATTCCATAAACATTGTAAATAATTGGTCATGTAACATTTTATGTCCAAAATCATCATTTACATCATACTTTTTACACAACAATATAAAACTCCATCCTTCATACTTCAATTTCTGATAAATTGCACGCAACAAGAAAAAACGCTCATCAACCTTAAATATATTACTATATCCACTCACAAAACCACCAAACAGTGACAATGCCCAAGCGCTCCAATAAATCGGATTGTTTAAATTATTACCAGAATCCACATAGTATTGTATGGACAACAATGCGGGAATGGCAACTCCTAATGTTGTTGATAAAAATTTATGGATGTAAAATAAAACAGCATAAACATGCTTATACCGACGTAACATATACACTTTTTTCATAAAACGCCGACGATACAAAATCTTCTGCTGCTCGGTTAAATTAGTTGTTCCCAATATTATCTCCGGATTAGTGAAGAAACTGTAAGAGAAATTCTCCTCTTCCACTCCTTTTTTACAAAACATTTTTATAAAAAATTATATACAGATATTTTTAAATTCCTTTCTGCCAAATATTTCTAAACAATCTTTCAATACATCTTCCACCAACTTTTCCCCATCTATCTCTATCACTGTTGTCGCCAATTTATGCACATTCTCTTCATACATATGCTCCAATTGCTCCAAATATTCCAGTGGAACAGATGATTCTCCATCACGATTCCTTTTACATAACCTGTTGTATGCAGTTTTTGCATCTGTTTTTAAATAAATCAATAAATCCGGTTTCTTATAGTTCTGGATTTCCAGCATTTTCTCATGTAAATCCATTTCTATTGTGTCCATTGTTCCATCATCTACTAACATTTGCGAAAAAATATATACTGTTGTATAAGCACATCTTTCACATATATTTATCGTATTATCATCTATCTGCTTCTTTAATTCCAAATGTGATAATAAAACACGTGTTTGGAAAGATGCTGCATATCGCTTCTTATTGGAATAATATTTTTCCAACCACCCTTCTTTTAGCCAATTATCTACTGGTTCATCCCAAAATTGTACATTGTTTAGTGTCTGCTTTAGTTTGTTGATTAGTGTTGTTTTACCTGCACCTATATTTGCGTCAATCACAATATGAACCATTTTTTTATAATATTAACATATTTTTAAATTTTCAATTTTTCCGATTATCTCCAACAATTCAAAGCGATAACCCTTATATTTTTTATTAAATTTTACCAAATTTATCAACCAATTGGACAAAATATCAACAAATATTTCTATTTCCTTATTCTCTAAACATTTATAATTTTGCTTTTGGCTTATATGGTTGTACAATTCATTTTTGTTTAGTTCAACAAACATTTTTATCTTTTTACTGGAAAAAGACAATATGTCCATTATCTTTCTGTAAACATTTTAAAAATTGATTTATTTAAAATTAATTTACTAATAGATTAAAATGGGACTTTTACAGTTTTACTACGACAAGATTATTTTTAACAACCTTAACACTTTAGATGATGAATCTAAAAATTACCTTCTTAAAGAGTGGACACCCGAATTATCCGATATTACCCTAACACCATATTACCAAAAAGTTGAAGCAGACATTGTCAACCAATTCGGTGAAGTTTTGGATGATAAATTGCAACAACAAATATGGAAAGTTATTCGTTCATTGCGCAGGATTACTCAACAACCTGAAGATATTGCTCAGCAATTCCAAACATTGCTGGATATAAACGCATCATTACCCGCTCAACGTACACCAGAATGGTACAAATTTAGGGAAAATATGATAACAGCAAGTAGTTGGGGTAATGCATTAGGTATGGTTGGTAGCGTGAACGAATTGCTCCTCCAGAAATTAGGATATGAACCTTCACAATTTACTGGCAATGAATTCACTATTTGGGGGACTAAATATGAACCAGTTGCAACATCAGTTTATGAAAAAAGACAGGGAAAAACAATCATAGAATTTGGTTGCTTGCGTCATCCAGCAGAGGAAAACTTCTTTTTGGGTGCAAGTCCTGATGGTATTGCAGAGGATGGGGTTATGCTGGAGATTAAATGTCCACCAAGAAGGAAAATTGGACCAATCCCAACAGATTATTATTGGTCACAAATGCAGGGTCAACTGGAAGTGTGCAACTTAGAACACTGCGATTTTTTGGAATGTAAACTGGAAGAATATGATTCACAAGAAGATTATGAAAATGATTTGGATTTAGAAAACATGTGCACCAAAAGCGAAAAACAAGAATCTGGTGTTGTTTTAACATTTAAAGACAATGAAGGAAACACTCAATATTTTTACAGTGAATTCTTTGCAAATGGCGACCAATTGAACAACTGGATTGTTTCTCATATCAACAAATACAAAAAAGAAAAATGGGATTATCAAGGAGCAAGTTATTGGAAGATTGTTCTTTATCAAGTAAACCCCGTTTTTCGTGATAGAGAATGGTTTGCAGAAACTCGTGAGAAACTAAAGAAGTTTTACGATATGTGGCAGTTTTACAAAGAAAATGGTTTTGAATCTCTTATACCAGATAAGAAAACAAAGAGCAAAAAATTGTCTTGTTATGATGGATTGACTAATGCAAATGGTGAAGAAGTGATTGTTAAAAAGTTGTCTTCTTTTGGTTTTTCCAATAAAAGTAAACCAAAACAATCCCCAACTATAGAAAAGGATTTTGAGAAAAAGAAACCAGTTAAAACTGTTAAAAAAATGGGATTTGGATTTAAATCAACTTGAATTATTCACCAATATATGGATTGGGAAATTTAAAAGATGTTGGGTCATTGTCTATTTCTTGAGCAATCTTGTCTAAATCGGATTGCTTTGAACTTTCATAATTAATTTTTTGAACAAGTAGGATGACTGCTACAGCAATTCCCCCCAAAAATAAAAACAATGGTAAATAAAACCCTTTTAAAAAACTAATTGTTGCCAAAATGGAAAAAGCAATTAAATACATTATTGGCGTTGCAATTGATATATCCTCTGCTGACTTATTTTTTGCAACCTTCACTATTATTGGTATTAAACCAAATGTTTTCAATGCCATTGCTACCAATACTCCAATTCCCACCAAATCCATTGTATTAGATTGCGTATTTTGCAACTGATTATTTACATTATTCTGGACTTTATTTACAATATTCAACAATTGTTCCTCATTTTCCATACTTTATTTTATATTTTTTTTTATAAAATTGCTGGCAATTCTCCTGTAATTTTCTTTTGCTTCTTTTGTCTTATTTTCCCAATTTTTCGCCTGAATTGGTCCAAATCTACCCATTGTCCTCATCTTCTCTAAATTACTTCCAATAAAATTCCAATACAATGCATCCCATATACTCTGCCAATCACCCCTTGGATAATCACTCCTCCTTATCATCTCATAATTAGAGCTCGCTGCATAAGCTTTACTCGTTGTTAATCCTCCATCACTGTACAATGCCATACTATAAACATTGTTTATCATAACCCAATCATAGCTGTCCACTGCAAACTCCATAAACCATCTGTAAACATCATGTGGCTTTAATTGCATCATCATTGTTAAACAGCCCATTATCATTAATCGTTCTATATGGTGTAAATATCCATTTTTAAAAGCTTTATTTATTGTTACATCTAAAGGCAACATACCTGTTGACCCATTGTAAAAGGATTTACCCATTTTATTGTTGGAATTAAAATAATTAGTTGTTGTCATTTCTTTGTAAATATACTTATATGTAAAACGGCTAAATTCCCGCCAACCTAAAATTTGTCTAACAAATCCTTCTATATTGTTCATGCCAATTTTGTGTTTTTCGCCGTATTTTGTGCTTTTTTCTATAACAATGTCTGGTGTAATTATTCCAATATTAATGCTGCTACTTATACCACTGTGGAATAAAAATGGATAGGGTCTCTCTGTTATTGCATCTTGATATGTTCCAAAATCATGGAAACGCTCTTTTAAAAAGTTGTCCAAAAAAATTTCTGCTTCATCAAATGTAATTGGACACCAAAAACCATCGGATTCTCCGCAATTGTTTTTAAAATTTTTTTCAACATATGATATTGCTTCTTTTACATATTTATTACTTTTGGGGTATTGTACTTCTGGCAATTTAATATTTTTGGGCAATGGATTGCGATTTTCTGAATCAAATGTTAATTGCCCGCCAACGGGTTTTCCATTTTTCATAAGAATGTTTAGCCTTTCACGTTGCCATTTGTAAAAGCCTGTTTGGAAAAAAGGTTTTTTACGATTTTTTACAGTGGCATAATATTGCTCAAATTGTTCATCAGTTGTTAAAAAATTTAATGGTTCTAAAGCTGTACAATTGTCGGCAATTTCTTTTTGTAAAAGATGGTCAATGGGTTTGTAATAGGTTATATTTTTGTGTGTTTTAAAAAAGTTTGTTTTTTGCAAATACTTAAAATCGTGGTAAATTATTTTTGCATCTAAATTCTTTTTTAAATAATCTTCGTAAAACTTCATACTTGCTCTGTGCAATATCAACTTCTTTTTATTAAAATTCATCTTACTCTCTCTGTAACCAAAAAATATTGGATGTTCCAATAAAAAAACTGTTTTAGCATTTTTTAAATTTTCTATATCCTTAAACAATGTATTTGGAAAAATAACAAAATCCATTATTATATAATAATATTTTATAACTTTAAGCAGAGATAGTTAAAAAAAAGCAGAGATTAAAAGCAGAGATGAATTAATTTACACAATTAATTCCCTTATTCCCACCAATTCCCGTTCCTTGTGGACTTCCATTCCACACATTCCTTGAAAATGTATTTCTCCAATATCGTCTTGGTTTACATAATCATTAAATGTCTCTTTCTTTCTATGAATCAGTTCTCCAGATACCTTAAAAATCATTTTTCTTCCATGTATCAGTTGTTCTCCAGTATCGTCAGGTTGTCCCTTCCTCCTGTCTAATCCATCTGTTTGGTGAATCTGTTTTACAAATCGTTCTCCAGAATCCTTAGAAATCATTTTTCTTCCATGTATCACCTGTTCTCCAGTATCAAAAGACATGTAGTCTGGTTGTCCCTTCCTCCTGTCCAATCCATCTGTTTGGTGAATCTGTTTTACAAAACTATGTTCTCCAGAATCATTAGAAATCACTTTTCTTCCATGAATCACCTGTTCTCCAGTATCAAAAGACATGTAGTCTGGTTGTCCCTTCCTCCTGTCCAATCCATCTGTTTGGTGAATCTGTTTTACAAAACTATGTTCTCCAGAATCATTAGAAATCATTTTTCTTCCATGAATCACCTGTTCTCCAGTATCATTAGTAATCGTTTTTCTTCCTTGAATCAGTTGTTCTCCTGTATCATTAGAAATCAATTTCCTCCAATTTATATGGTCTCCAGAATCATCAGGTTGTCCCTTCCTCCTGTCCAATCCATCAGTTGTCCGTATTCTCTTTTTGGTACTAACACTTCCATAAAAATTTGTTTGTGCCTTTCTTGCAATTGGACGAGTATATTTCCACTCCCTTCTGCAAATCAACTCCCTGTAAAACAATCTCACACCCTCTGGCGCTTCTGAAGTCATCATTTCCTCCTCCAACTGTCTCACACTCTCCGGCACACTCTTCACCACCTCACTCTCCGGCACACTCTTCGCAACAACCTTCCTACATTTCACCTTCTGGGTTTCTTTAAACTGCTCGGCAATTTGGGAGACCCAGTGGTTAAATTGTTGGTTTTGTTGTATTTTTTTGGCGATATTGTTGACGAGTATATCTTCATTTTCGTTTAATGGCCAGTTGAGTGTCCAAGATTTGGGGATTTGTTCTTTCCACCAATCAATACCGAAGGGTAGAAGCCATTGGATGATGGCAACTTCGGATGGTTTGTAGATGGGCATGATGTTATCATGGATAGAATGGAATTTTTTTTCCATTCTGTCCAACCAGATATTTTTGTATTTGTTATCTTCCCATCTTTCCACAATAGTTATATATCCTGCAATAGCAAGAAACTGCGAAATAATGTCTCTCATTCCGTTATAGTTTAAACATTATCCATTATTTCTTTCATTTTTTTTATAATTCTTTGGGAAATGTAAAAAGTGAACCGTCAAACTATTTGCAACAATTTCCAATAATTTATTGTTTGTATAGCATCCATTTTTATGTTGTGCCCACGTATTTTCCTTCGCCCAATCAAATTTTATTTTACTAATTATTACACCAATTGCCTTTAAAAACGCTTCTGGTGTATCTTTTTCACCAATTCCTTTGGTTAATTTATTCATCCAAATCATTTTTCGTAGCAACGCTAAATTATTATCCATATTTTCCCTTCTTTCAATCTCAATATATGGAATCATAAAAGATGGAAAATCTATTTTTGTATATGCTTTTCTTTGTTCAAATCTGGTTAAAACTTTCTCCAATAAAATATTTACTCCATTTTTCGGTTCTATTTTTACACATCCTTCGCCATTCAAACATTTCCATAATGTTCTTACTGCAAACATATCCATCGGATAAACAACATTATCCCTTATCCCAACATAAATCATTGCAATAAAAACTCCCCACTTCTTCCATTCATCCTTATCTCTCTTAGGTAATAACCAAAAAAAATTAAAATTCTTCTGCAATTTTTCTATCTTGTCCAATATCCTCTTATCCACTTGCATTTTATTATCTCTAAAATGAATATTAACATTATCAAAATTAAAATCTACAATATTTATCCAATTTCCATCCGATGTTCTTAACCAATTCGGAAACAAAATATGATTTCCCATCTTTGCCAATATATTCATCGGCAAACTCCCTGAATAATTCTCACTCTGCTCTAACTCCAAAACCTCCATTATTCCCAATATATTCAATAAAAGATTCTCTTCCTCATCTTTTATTGCTTCCACATTTATCAAGTCTACTAACAATTCACACCTATCCCCCCTCAACCTTTTTAACATAATTTCCATCTCCATTTTCTTCCTTAAAATAATTCAATTTCTTTTAAATAGCTTTTGTAATTTATTGTAGACTGTTTTGTGTTGAGATTCGTGTGATGCGGCGATGCATGCGACGGCACCTGCGGTACCGGCGGTGTACCATTCATTGGCGACGGGGCAGTTTGTGTAGGTTGCTAAAGTGTGAGCAGCGGCGACGGTTGCGGTGGTAGCGAGACCGGTGAGTAGGTAATTTTTCCAAGAGAGTTCGGGCATATTTTGTATAGGATGATATAATTTTTTTATGAAAAAACCGCAAGTGAGTAAAAAATGGTAATAAAAAAATATTATAATTTTTATGACAACACCTTTACAAGTTGGTGAGGAATCAACTTACGAATCCGATATAGAATATGATTCTGAAAAGGATTATAATTCAGAAACAGATTATAATTCAGAAACAGATTATGATTCAGAAACGGATTATGAATCGGATGAAGAATTGATTTTTCCATTTAAACAGTTTAAGGTGGATGATGAGACAACATATGATTCGGATGATTATTGTGAATCGGATATAACTGATTTTTCGGAAGGAGAATATACAGATGATTCTCCAAATTCATTAAAAAATTAGTTCCATTCTGGTTTATAATCAGGGAATTGTCCATTGAATTGGTATGCATTTACTATAGATTGAGCATTTCTGGAAATTGTTATTAATTCATCACCAGAGTAGCACTTAGAAACAATTTGCCCATATGGAGCATCTTTTGCCAATTGTGGAGGTATTGTAAATGTATAAGTGTACTTTAGACCTTTCTCACGTGCAGCATTAGCGTTAGCAATTGCTTGATATAAAGGTTGGATAGTAGGAAGTAAAACAATATTTTCGTAAACTTCTTTATCAACTTTATCCCAATTATCACGGACTTCAAATGGGACGGCACTATAAAGTTTGTATTGTTGAGCAATTAAGAATATGTTAAAAAGTGTTTCATATGTATAAGTTTTTACAACAATTCTTGGGTCAACCAGAGAATAATACTTAAAAGTATATATTGGAGTAATGTAGGAAAATTTATTTTTAAGGTCAGGTGCTTGATTAACGCCAGTTTGGAGGTAATTGTAATAATTGGTGCGCAATAAAAGCAGACTAATAATATAATTAATGTAAAGTGTGTTATCAGTGCATGTATAGGCTTTATAGGAGTTGGGTTCTCCAATATTTTTAGGGCATTGGCAGTTATCCATTAGAGTATACAGGTAAAAAAAATATTACAGATTCACGAAAAACCCATTTGGCAAGTCTTCATTTCGCTGAATATTTACTCTGGGGAAAATAGATGGATTGCTAATACTAACTGCCGGCTTTTTAACAGCAAATGGAAACACTTTCTTATAAACACATTTTTCACTTAATTGTTCATTTTTGGCAGAATAATAATATGAACGTTCTAAACAGTCGGCAATGTTTACGTCGTGTTTAAAATTGTTGGTGCATTGCATTAAACTACCATCGTACATTGGACAAGGTTCTTTTTTAGTTAACCAACATTTATCTAATCTTAAAGGTTCATTGAAGCATTTTTTTTCTAATTTTTTGAGACATGGTCGGTTAAATATTTGGAATTTTTCTCTCCAATTGTATGTTCCACATCCGACAATTATGAAGAAGAATATGAATATTGCAATTATTATTAATGGATTCATAATTTATGGCAGAAAAAAAATGAAAGAAAACATTGTTAAAACATCCAAATCAATAATAATGTGTTTTTTGCAAGTAAATGATATAACTATATATCCACACCTTTCGCCAATCAAGCAGATTGTGCATTGGAAAGGGAAAGTTGATTATCAGGATAAGGTTTGGTTTAAATTGTGGATTACTAAATGCAAAAATTTGTATTTTACATGTTGTAGTAAACATCCACTTTCTCAGTACACTTTTGAGAATCCATTGATTTTATTGGCACATTTATTTTACAATCTTGAACATATCACCATGCCGAATGATGCAATTATTCAGCATGTTGTTAATTCCACCAAAAAAGGAATCATTGATTATTTTAAAACTATGAGCAAAGATTCATACATTTGCAGCACTCTCGACCCAATTGTCCATAGATTATATATGGAACATGGTATTTCTGTAAATGTTAGTCCACTTTTGTTGTCTAATTACAAAGTTCAATGTTTAACATTGAAAGAAGAACAGAAAACACTTAAGCAACAATTTGTGGATATGCAGCAAAATATGCAAAAAAATATTGAGGAAACATTTGGAGCGATTATTAACAAATTGCAAGTGCAGAAATCAACAACTTCTACACAAACGATTAAGGAAACGAGCAAAGGTGTTTGGGAAAACCGACCAATTAAAAAATCATCTGCAACAGTAACAACACAAACTTACAACATCCCAAAATATTGTTCAACAACACAAACAGATGTATTACCTAAAAAAGAAGCAGAATGTCAAGCGAATTTGGATGAAAACAAGGATAAACACATTTCTACATTGCGTGCAATTAACAAAAAACTTGTAAAAGAAAACGATGCACTCTCTAAAGAAATGGATGAATTGCACCTGAAAAATTATGAAGAATTCGCACTGTTAACAAAAAAACACAAAGATAATGTGAAAAAAGAAATTGAAAAAGCTAAAGAATTGGCTGTTAAAGATTATCATGATAATATGGTAAAATATTTAACAGAGAATCAGTTGACAAACCAACAATTGTTGAAAATTATTTTGTTTACGGATGTGAAAGTGGTGGTAGAATGTATGCAAGTTTGGATGATACAATGGAGTGTGAAATATTATTATTTGCAGGTATCACATTGCAATTCAATTTTGGGTGACAATGCTTATCCAACAGAAAATCCAGAATTTTGTAAATTCTGGAAAAACATTGCAATCCCTGTAGCAAATAAATCGGATAATCCAATTTTTAAAACATTAATGCGTGAATGGATTAATCTTCACAAAATCATTAAAAATTCCAAGTTGGATATTAAAGATGAACATTTAGACATCGCATTTGCTAATTTCTCTACCAGCTATATCAATGACGAAATGGAAACCATTTCTCTTATGCCAGTGTTTTATCACACATTGCTGCTGAATTGCAGAAATATTCCTCTTCTAATTGGAATGATTGGTGCATATTCTGGAGCAACAGATAAGAAGAGAGTGAAAGAGATATTGTTGGATGATTTTGAGAAAATATTTACAATTGATAAGCCAACTGAAATTTTGAAGAAATATTCTAAGGATTTGAGTTTGGAAGATGATGTGTATAAGTTTATTTTGAGTTAAAAAAAGCTCCACATAAAAATATATATGGAATCTTCATATTATGTTATAAAAAGAAATGGACAAAAAGAAGAAGTACAATTTGATAAAGTTGTACGCAGAATTAAAAACAAATCCCATAACCTCTCAGTAAATCCCCTTCTAATTGCCCAAAAAGTTTGTTCTCGCATTTATGATGGCGTTAAAACATCAGAGTTAGACGAGTTAACTGCCCAGATTTGTACATCTCATGCTACAACTCATCCTGATTATGGTGTTTTAGCCAATCGCATTGTTATATCCAATCATCATAAAATCACTCCAGCAACTTTTAAAGAAGCAGTTGAAATTCTCCATTCCAATGTGGACAGTGTCGGCAATCATAACCCTTTAGTATCCGACAAATTGCTTAAATTAGTACAACAATATGGAGAAAAATTAGAAGCAGAAATTGATTATGAGCGTGATTATTGGTTTGATTATTTTGGTTTTAAAACATTGCAGAAGGGATATTTGTTGAAATCCGGTGAAAGGATTGTGGAGAGAATACAGCATATGTTTATGAGGGTTTCGTTAGGTTTGCATGATAGTAATTTGCAAGATGCATTTAATTCGTATCACGCATTATCTAAGAAATATTTTACTCATGCAACTCCAACATTGTTCCACAGTGGAACGCCACGATCACAGTGTTTGTCATGTTTTTTATTGGGAACAGACGACAGTGTAAGTGGTATGTACAAAACAATTGGTGATTGTGCGCAAATTAGTAAATGGGCAGGAGGAATTGGTGTACATGCAACAAATATAAGGTCACGAGGTTCCTATATAAGAGGAAGTAATGGCCAAAGTAGTGGATTGATTCCATTGCTGAGGGTTTACAATGCAGCGGCCCGTCATATAGACCAAGCAGGAAAGAGGAAAGGTAGTATTGCGATATATTTGGAGCCATATCATCCGGATATTATGGATTTTTTGGATATTCGTAAAAATAGTGGGAATGAAGAAGCAAGAGCGAGGGATTTGTTTACAGCATTGATGGTGCCAGATTTATTTATGAAGAAAGTGGAACAAGCATTGAGAAATCCAAATGAAAGGGTGGATTGGTGTTTATTTGACCCAGATACATGTGAAGGATTGGTGGATAGTTATGGACAAAAGTTTGAACAATTGTATGAAAAATATGAGAAGAATGGGCAATATAGGGAGAAAGTGGATGTGAAAGATTTGTGGAAGAAAATATTAAGTAGTCAGATGGAGACAGGGACGCCATATATGGTTTATAAGGATAGGGTTAATGAACATTCTAATCAGAAAAATATTGGAACAATAAGGTCAAGTAATTTATGTTCAGAAATATTGGAATATTCAGATGAGAAAGAATATGCATGTTGTTGTTTAGGAAGTATATGTTTGAGTGAGATGGTGAAGATGCCGGATTTTGGGGAATCGGTGGTTATGTATAGTAGGAGTGGGTGTCCATATTGTGATATGGCAGAACAGTTGTTGGATAAACAAGGTGTTAAGTATGAGAAGATTGTTTTGGATGATTATGAGACCCGTCAACAGTTTTACAATGAAGTGTCGGGAATAGTTTGTGAGGGGGAAAGTTGTAGGATAGAAAATGCAAAGACGAGGGATGGTAAAAGGATAAATACAGTGCCCCAAATATTTGTAGGAGACAAACATATTGGTGGTTATACAGAATTGGTGGAATATATGAAGCCACAGTTTGATTATAAAAAATTGGAGGAAGTATGTGAAGTAGTTGTACGCAATTTAAATAAGGTTATTGATGTAAATTATTATCCAGTTCAGGAAACAGCTCGTTCTAATTTTAGACATCGTCCTTTAGGAGTTGGTGTGCAGGGATTGTCGGATTTATTTTTTAAGATGAGATTGCCATTTGAGAGTGAAGGTGCGAAACAGTTAAACAAACAGATTTTTGAGGTGATGCAGTATTCATGTATAAAAGCAAGTTGTAAGATAGCAGAAGAAAGGGATACGATGATACATAGTAATCATTTTAGGGCAGCAGTACAACATTTTATGGAGCCATTTTATATAGTAGCGAAAAGCAAGAATAAAAATGTGGAGGATATTGTGGATTTAGATTTGGAAAGATTGGAACATAGAGGAGAATTTTTTACAATGAGAGAAGTATTAAATTTACCGCCAATGCGGAGTGATGTAAGGTATAGTGGAACATATAGTACATATAAAGGAAGTCCATTGAGTGAGGGTATTTTCCAATTTGAATCCATGGGTATAAAAATGGAGGATACATTTTTGGGGCAGAAGTGGGACGAGTTAAGGCAATATATTGGAAGATTTGGTGTTAGAAATAGTTTGTTAACAGCATTAATGCCAACAGCAAGTACAAGCCAAATAATGGGTAATAATGAGTGTTTTGAGCCGATAACAAGTAATTTGTATACAAGAAGAACACTTGCAGGTGATTTTGTGGTGTTGAATAAGTATTTGGTGGAGGATTTGATAAGAAAAGGTTTATGGAATCAGGAAGTGAAGGATATGATTATTGCAGCGAATGGGAGTGTTTTAGGTTTGCCGTTTATGAGTCAACAAGAAAAAGATTTATACAAGACAGTATGGGAGATAAAGCAGAAAGTGATTATAGATTTGTCAGCAGATAGGACGCCGTTTGTTTGCCAGACCCAGAGTTTAAATTTGTTTTTTGAGGAACCGAAGAATAGTACATTGGGAAGTGCACATTTATATGGTTGGAAGAGGGGATTGAAGACTGGAAGTTATTATATACGTAGTAGACCGAAAGTGCAGGCGCAACAGTTTACAATTGACCCGAAATATAGGAAAGTTATAAATCAATCTAATTACGAAGTGTGTGAATCATGCAGTGGATAATTTTTTCCAGTGATGTTCCATATATTCCGTAATTAAGCAAAACAGTTTGTAAGAATTGTTGAAAAATATATTCAATTCTGATTTTTTGTATAAAGTTTTACTCTTTAGTGCATAAGATAAATCATGTATCTTATTCATGTATTTTCCGATAACTCTAATTCTTTTTTTTTCTTCATCGTCCAAATCTTCATAAATTCCATCATATGGATTCAACATCACTTCTCTCTGATATATCACCATTTTCTCGTACAGTCTGTAGGCAATCATTTGTATCTTTCTTTTTTGCAATGGAGTAAGCGTTATTTTCGCATTATCTTTGAGAAAAAGAATTGTATTGTATGTAATAGATTGATACTTAATCACATCCTCATACTCCTTCTGAGCATCATGTTTAAAAGATGATATTATATCTTCGTCGTCATTGGTTTGTTCAACATCGGACAATTGCTCCAGTTCATCGGGAAATTGTGTTATATGTAGTTTATCCATTTGTTTGGTGATAGATTCCAAAGATGAGCCATGTTGTTTTGGATGTTTAGGCATTTGATGTTATAACTGAGGGGGAATTAAAAAATCATTTTTTTTCTTATAATAAAGTAAAATGGATAAATTAACAATATTTTTAGTTATAGTAACGGTTATATTAGTTTTATGTGTAATAGGACTTTTTATAATGATGGGCAGTGTTAAAGGCAATCATTATAAAATAGTAAAAACTGTGCAATCTAATACAGATAATTTAAACAAATTATATAGTGCAAATAATACAGATGCAGCAAATATAAAAAGAGGACCACAAGGTGTGCAGGGGGTACAAGGACCGGAAGGGAGAACTGGAGGTGTTCATGCAGCAGCTGGCCCTCTAATGAATGTTGGAGAAAAGAAGGTAGCAACGCCGACTTATGGGACTGGAGAGAGTGCGATTGTTTATTTGGATGAGAAACAGTATACACCGGTGCAATATTGGACGTTAAAGAATAATGACAATGGGAGTGTGTCGGTTGTGAATAAATTGACGGGGAATTGTTTAGATACGAATAATTTGGGGGATGTTTTTAGTAGCCCTTGTAATAATAATCAGTCCCAACAGTTTATGTGGAGTCCAAATATGCAGTTATCATCTTTAGGTCAACAGAATAAGTGTATATCTATGGCAAATTATGGAAGAACGGCGGCAAATTCTAATAATAATTACAATTTGCAGACATTGCAAGTACAAAGAGGGACAAATAATGGTAATGTAAAAAGGTTACAATTGGATAGTTGTTCATCATCATTTAATCCAAATCAGACATGGTTTGTTGGTAATTAGTCGTCATAATTGTCAAAATAAACTTGTGCATTTTCTTTAGTGGAGATTAATTTTAATTTTTTGCGTGTTGGTTTATCTAAAAACTTTTTTATGACGTCATAACCGGAGATAAAAAATCTGGGAGGGTCAATAATAGTTGCTTGATGCAATCTTTCAGGAAAAAGCGCTTTTAAAATATCAGCCAAATATTTAACAAATTTGTAATTTAATTGAGTTACTTTAAATTTTTCTAAATAAACAATAACATTAAATCGCTGGAACCCTCTATTTTGGGATTCTAATAAAGTTTTGGTGGCAACATTTGCAATAAATGAAGTTACTTTCATAATTTCATTGTCATTTTCTGGAGAAACCCAGTTTTCAGTATCAATAATAAAAGTTGCTAAACAATCATTGTCTTCATCACTTTTAATATATACCATTTTACCAATATCTTGTTCAGTTATTAAATTACATTTAGCACTCATTTAATAACTAATAAAAAGTTTTTTTTAATATTAAACGATGCAATTTTTATGCCAACTAAAATTTTCGTGCATCAATGTAGCTTCCAATTCACGAATATTTATGGATTCCTTTTTAACATTTGGGGAAAATTTATTTCCACGAAACTTTTTATCATTGTAAAATTCTTGACCACTAAAGTCACGTCTTTTCCTATAACCACGATTGTAGTTTTTTTCCATTTTATATATTATTAACATCCGTTTTTTTTAAACTTAAAAACTCTTTCGTAAATTAAATAAAATGATTTGTCCTAAATGCAGCAAATATTATTTTAAAGAATCTTATTTTAAAAAACATATCCAACAGAATTGTTGTTTTAAAAAAGAAGTACCTTATGTTGAAAGAAAAGAACTTTTTAAAGCAGATGTTGAGATTGAAAAAGCAATAAAAAGAGTAACTGATGAATTAAGAAATCCAGAGAAAGTTTTAGAGAAGGGGATGGAAGATATTATATCTAAAGTTGTTAAAAAAGAGGATGAGATGAAAAAACAAATGGAAACACTTTTTCTTGAACTAAATATTTTAAAAGAAAGAGTAAAAATGTTAGAATCTAATCAACAATATACACAACAATTACCCAAAAATATTCAACTATCACCAGAAAATTTACAAGTTGTTCCCTATGTTAATAGCAGAACTGTTAAAAAAGAAAAATTAAATATAGAAGATGATATTGCTAAAACTTATTTAAATTACAGAGAAATTGATTCAGATGTTGAATTACTGGGTAAATATTATTTTGATGATAATCAAGAATGCATTAAAAGAAATAAAAAAAATGAGTTAACTTTCTGGAATGGAGATGATTGGATTGTTGATAATGGTTCTAATTTAAGTGCAATTTTAATTCATAATTTACGTAAATTGTACACTAAAATTAATGTTGTTAAAGAAAACAGTAATTCATCCAATGAATATTTAGCAAATCAAGAACATATTAACAATTTAAATTCTAAAAAATACCAAAATAGTTTGTACTCCACTTTTATTGCAAAATTTTGCGTTTAAATATAAAAGCAATACTCTTTTTATCTTATAATAATGGAACAATTATTACCAAATAACATTAAAAATTATTTAAAAGAACATTTCTTACAAAATGCATTGGAAAAGTTTGGTAAGGTATTGGAAAATAAAAGTTTTAAACCGATTTTATTGGTTAGTTCAAATTCAATATTATCTAATTATTTTATAGAGGAAATATTAAAGATGATGTTTCCAACTGACCAGATAATAATGGGGAATCATGAACAGAAGTTGTCGAGTAATAAAAATGCGACATTTAATGTGAAGATATCGAAGAATCATATAGAAGTGAATCCATCAGAGTGTGGAATTAATGATAAGAATATTGTTTCTGAATATATAGTAGATGTAAGCAGTACAAAAAATATTGTGTCGGGTAATAAAAAGAATATTGTTATTTGGAATGTGGATGCAATGGGGACAATTTCTTTTGAATCGTTGTTAAATACAATTAGAATAAATCAGGAAACAGCGAATTTCATTTGCATATGTAAGAATATAAAAAAGATTGATAAATCTGTTTATGGTGTAATGATTCCAATAATTATAGAAGATATGGAAATGGATTTTGTTAGAGATTTTTGTGAAAAATTTTATGGGGAAGAAGAGATAGATGTTAAACAGTTTATAATTGGATTAAACAATGTTGATTATTTATCTTTTATTAAAAATGTTAGTTTTGGGGAATTATTCAATGAAAAATTGCAATCTACAAATATATTAAAATCATATATTGAAAAAATATACAATTTATTAACTATTAAAAGTAAAATATCCGATTCATATATTGAAGAAATTAGAGCATTACTTTATGATTTATATGTTTATCAATATAATTATGATGAAATTGTAGAAATATTTTTGTTTTTTGTATCAAATGATTCTAAAATAAATGAAAAAAAGAAGAGATTAATATTGGATAAAGCATGTCAATTTAGTTTAACAAGTAATAGTGGAAATAAACAAGTTCTGCATTTAGAAGCTTTTATATTTGCATTTTTAAATATTTTCTGGCGTAAAAAATAGGTTTAAAAATTGTATTTTTAATTAAACTATGGAATATGAAAAGAACAATTTATATGATATTTTAGGTGTTGATAAAAATGCATCTCAAGATGATATTAAAAAAGCCTACAGAAAATTGGCCATTCAATATCATCCTGACAAAAACAAAGACATAAATGCTGAAAATAAATTCAAGGAAATATCTGGTGCATATGCTATATTATCAGATGAAAAAAAACGTAAAAATTACGACATGGGTTTACCAGAAGGATTTGAAGGAATAGACCCTTTTTCTATATTTGAAAAGTTTTTCTCTGGTAATAATTTGGATGGGTTTGTTCAGCAATTCTTCTCATCTCAAGCGGAAAATCCTTTTATGGGTAATTTTGATGATATTTTAGGAGGGGCAGACATTAAATTTTGCATTCATAGTATGACAGAGATGCCACCTTTAGATGAAAGTATGAATTTTTTTGATATTTTGAGCAAAACGAAAAGTCATTTATCAGATGCAATGCATAAAAATAATTCCAAAAAGAAGGAACAATTTATTAAAAAAATTGATATAGAAAAAAAGATGGAAAAATTGCAGTCCAAAAATGAGAAATTATTGGAGAAATTAAACAATAAATTTGAAAATGTGGAGAGAAAATTAATTGTTACCATTGATGATATATTAGATGGGAAATTAAAAAAAATAAAATACACAAAACATTCTAAATCTGGAAAAGAATGGCAACAGCAAGAAGTTAAACATAGTTGGAATTTAGATAAAGATATTAGTAAAACAAATTATGTTTTTCCCAATTTAGGCCATCATCATCCAGATTATAAGGAAGATGGTGATTTAATTATACGTTTGCAAATAACAAATGGCATTATAAAATACAATTTACAAACTAAAAACCTATTAGTCCCAGTTTCTTTAAAAAAAATTATTGGCATCCATATTAAAATCGGTGAAACTGTTATTAATTGTCCAGATGAAGCAGGTTTATACAAATATGGTGATAATTTATTTTTATTAGTAAAAGAAGAAGGCACAGTATATAAAAACTGGGAAAAAGTTGATGAAGAAGGAATTGATGGCGAAAAGTTAGAATTAAGTTTGGAAAAAATATTATCTATTATTTAACATATGGAAAATTTGTTAAATAAATATAAAAAAAATTATTGGCCAATCCCTATTGATAGCAAACATATCTTATCAAAAGAAGAAAAAGAAAAATTATTACAATACTTCAAGTATAGTCCATTTTTATCAGAAGAAATCGCCAAAAAAATGGAAAAACACACCAAAAATATCACCAGAAGAACATTTAAACTTAATTTACCACAAGGAGATGTTCACTTCCATTTTGTTTCCAATTTAAGCACCACAATCATCAACCGTTTAGCAGAACATTATTTCTTCGTTGTTTTCTTAAGATTGCACTACAATAATAAATATAAAGCCCTCCCATTTGTTGATAATGTTTACATAAACCTTCTTCCAGTTAATGTACCAAAAAAATTGGAAGCACCTATGACAATTAACAGCATTAATAGTGCAAGTACAAATGTTTATCCAGAAATGTATGGTGGTCCAATTTACATCTGGAGAATGGATGATATTGAAAAAGTATTAATTCATGAAGCACTACATAGTTTACATTATGATTATAGTATAATTAATCAACAATTGTTACCTCAATTACAAACAATTGATTCAATAATTGGAAAATTAAATATAAATGAGGCATATACAGAATTGTGTGCAGTTTTTATTTATAACTTGATGTTAAGCAAAGGAAAAACTGACTTCCGCAAAATATTCAATAAAGATTTAGAACATAGTTTGGATAATTGCGCACAACTTATGCAAAAATATGAAATAACAAATATTAACAATCTCGTTTTAGAAAATTACACACAAGATGCAAGTGCATATAGCTACATATTACTTAAAACCGGTTTGGAATGGTTAATGCTTAAAGAATGTGAATCCAGACATAAAAAACGCACAGATAGATTGCAATGTTTAGAAGATTTTATATCATTGGGATTTTGGGGGAATGTTGGAGAAAATTACCAAAATATTCTGTTGTCAATTATTTACAATGAAAAGTTTGCAAAAAAAATAGTAAAACATATGGAGGAAAAACGTGGAAGACCTAAAAAGTTTTTGTTATCTCTTGAATAATATTTTAGAAATCCAAGAAATGTTTGTTAAATAAATATATCCAAATGGGTATTAAAAATTTAAATGGAGTTTTAAAAAATATAACCAAATTCCCGAAAATTCATATATCTTCCCTTTCTAACTGCAAAATTGGCATAGATTTCTCCCTCTTCCTCTACCGATTCATTTATAACCAAAATAATCCTATTGAATGCTTCCTTAGACAACTGCAACTTTTCTTTAAGAATAATATAACTCCAGTTTATGTATTAGATGGCAATGCTCCGGATGAGAAAAATATAATTCTTGAAAAACGTCAACAAAAACGCACCAAATTACACACTGAAATAGAACGTCTTAAAGAACTTCAGCAAAATCCTTCTAACAGTCCATCTCGCAATTCTATAATTAACGAAGAAATACAAAAACTGGAAAAAAAATGCGTCCTCTTCTCTCAAGAAATTATTGACAAAATCCTTGAATTTTTTAATCTTTTAGGCGTTCCAGTTATCCGTGAAAATGCAGAATCTGACTGGGTTCTCGCCCAATTAAACAAAAATCATCTCGTTGACTACGTCCTCAGTGAAGACTCCGACCTTCTCACATTCGGCGCCAAATCTGTCATGAAAAACTTCTCTATCCGTGAACAAACTTGTAACCTTTACAATCTATCCGATATACTTTCTAATGCTAATATCACTCAACAACAATTTATTGACATGTGCATCCTCTGTGGTTGTGACTATTCACCTCGTATAAAAAATATGAACTGCTCTACATCTTTCCAACTTATCAAACAACATACTACAATTGAAAATGTACAATCTCTACCCGATTTCTCTCACATCAACCTCACTTCCACTCAAAATGCACGTGAAATTTTCCTTAAACAAATGGAAAAAGAAAAATTAAATTCATTCAATCTCACAAAAAAACCATTCCAATTTAAAGAACTTGACAATTTCCTTACCAATAATCTTGAAAAAAAATATCTTATCCCTATATTTATCCGTTCATGTCACCAATTCACAAAAATAAATGCTTAATATACTTTTGCAAATTAAAACATCTATATCCTCCACTCTTCTTATCCAGTGTCTCCAATGGTGACAATATCCTCTTTAACTTATCGTCCGGCACAAAAAACTGACGATTAGATGCATTCTGTAAACCCTTCTCCCTTATATAACGATTAATAATCTTAGTCGCCGATGGTCTATTAATCATATCCTCATCATCTATCATCTCAAATTTAGATACCTCCTTATCTTCTTCCTCCTGCAATATCTTATCTACAATTAATATCACATCCGGATATCTAAAAAAATCCACCAACTCCTTACGCACTCTCGTCTTCTTCGCAAATCCTGATGGCTGTCTATCTCCCTTCTCCTCCAATTTCCTAACTGTCTTACCCTTCTGATTCTTTCTCAAATGTCTAATAAACTTTAATGACTCCCTCTCATAATGTCTCACATTGTTCTCTATATTCTTTATCGCCACTCGCAAATTGTACAAAGAAATTATTATCGTCTGCGCCTCCACATTCAACTCACTTATCTTCATCAAATCATTATTCTCATCATGTGGTACCACTGTTTCATCTTCTAAATATTCTGCCATATTTATATACCATACTATGGTATTATTTCTTTAAATACTAAACGCAAATATTTTTAATGGTAATCATTAAAAATAAAAAATATAATCTTCTAAACTATTAGAGACTAATGCCAGACACTACTATTGGTCAAATTATATGGGGAGGTTTTCTCCTTATTTTAGCTATATTACCACTTACATTAATCAGTGTTTATTTAAGTTTATCCTCTAAATGTTCCTCTGCTAATAGTGACTCATTACCTCAACAACCCACTAAAAAAGGAAAATCTAAGCACATAATTATCACATTTATCGTTATTATCGTTTTATCTGGTTTAACTGCTCAAGCAATTAACCATTCATATCATCGTCAACTTTTTACAGCTTAAATCTTACATAATAAACAATGCCTTCTTGTTTAATATCTGGTAAATAAAAATCATCACCATCTTCTTTTACTCCTTCCAATTTATCATACAAATCATAATATTGACTCCTCTTTACTCTTGCTCCATCACATTTCACCCATTTTTCCATAAATTGTTCATCTAATCTTATGCCATCTACAAAACATTTAATTTCACCAATATATTGCAATTTTTCCCCACGAATCTTTATGTCTCCTTCTACATTCATATCCATATTCACCTCCATTTTTTGTCCACTCCCTTGTTCACCAAATCTTATACTCCCCATAAATTCCACCACTCCATCTCGCCTTTTAGGCACCATATAATTGGAATTTAACTTCAAACTCAATGTCTCACCTAAATTAACTATTTGTGGACAAACAAACGCCGAATCCACATCCAATTTTATAAATGGCAACTTCAATTTATCATTTGTTATCGTTTTATCCTTTATTTTACTTGTTGTTACACTATTTTCTGCCAATTTTGTCTCCGATACAATTCCCTCCATCAACTTATTACTCTTTATACTAAAATTCACCAAATGTTTATCATCCACGCTATTCATCGCCAAATGTTCACTCTTAACACTCCCCCTCTTCAATTTCTCCATCCCAACACTCCCATTCTGCAAATGTTTTTCTCCTACAACACTCTCTCCCAAATGCACACTCTCCACGCAATTCTCATCCAAATGATGCCCCTTTATCTGTCCTTTGTAAATATGCCAATCCATCACACTATTCCTCAATATATGTTTGTCCGTTATTATCTGTTCTCTCAAATGTTCCCCACCAATACTCTGTTCCTTTATATGCAATCCTCCTATCAATCCAACATCTAAATGTTCTGTACTAATCTGTTTTTCTCCTATATTATGCCCTTTTACACAACCATTCGTTAAATGCTCACCAACAATAATTCCTTCCTTTAAATGCTTCCCTTCTATTGCACCTCCACATATATATTGTCCCAATACAACCCCCTCGTTAAAATGTCTCACATCTATACAATTATCTCCCAAATGACCCTTCTGCACCGTCATATCCTGCAAATGATTGCCATTTATACATCCCTTCGTCAAATGCTTCTCCAATATCGTATGCATCTTTATATGTGTCATACCTACACTCTCATTCCCCAATTCTCTCTCTGTTACTACCGCAGGACTAAAATGATTATTCTTTATACTCCCATCTCGCAAATGTTTCCCACTTAAACTCTTCTCACTTACATTCGCACCACTTACACTTCCTCTACCTAAATGTCTACCTTCTATCACTCCTTCTCCAATCTTATCACCACTCACACTACCCACCTTCAATTGCCTCTCCCCTACACTCCCTTCACCCATATAATAATCCCCTATCCCCCCTCCCCGCAAATCTAAAACCTCTCCCCCATCAAATAATTCCGAACACCTTAAAGAAATCTTTTTTCCAATTTTATGGATAGGGTTATTGTATTCAAGGTTTTCGGTGCCGTTAATTTGTAGGAAACCGAAGCCTTCATCTTTATCAAATATGAAGTATTCGCTGTTACCATATCTTCCATTTTTCACGCATAATTTGGCGGGACATTGGATGCATTGTAAAATTTTCACAGTATTTTCGGCAATAACTTCACAGATATGTGCTCTTTCATTTTTAAGAATGGCAATAATATTATTTTCTTTCCAATTGCCGAGGTTTTGTGTTGGATTAAGTTTAAGTAAATCTCCATCTTCAGTTATTTCAACATCATCTTGCAAACATAAAAAGTCAACAACTAAATAGTTTTGCAATCCTTGGCATACGTTATCCACGTAATTTTTGGTGGCAACTTCATCACTTTTCTGAGGGTCTGCTACATTAACAATTGTTTTCTTGTTCATTTGTATATTTCCATCTAAACGCAAATTACCAATCCATAAATCATCTCTTTTAATCAATTCATAACTACCACTGTGCAACCTTCCTAAATTGTAATATTGCTTTTCCCAATCATACCACATATAAGTTTCGCCATTTCCCTTAAATTGCAGTGGACAATTTAATAAACCAATCTGTTGCACTGCTGTCAAATCAATGGGTTCTTTTACATCTTCTTTAACTTCCAATTCTGGATTTATGCCACCAAATTGCACCCATTTTTCTCCATCATAACCTTCAAATTTATTTTCATTAAATCTAATAAATCCTTCTTTCTTTTTACCGGTTGATTGTTGTAAAATAATTCCAGAAGATTGGAGAGAATCTCCAACAAATAATTTTTTATCAATGCTAACATCTCCACCAACTTCTAAACTTTTTTTAGGATTTATTTTATTAATTCCAATTCGTTGACCTTCTACAAAAAGTACACCTTCCCCATCTTGCCACAAATTATCCCTCGTAAAACTTAACCATTGATCACCGTTCCAACCTAAAAATTCTCCATTTCTGTAAACCAACTGACCTTCTTTTGTTCTTGCACTGTCACCAATTACTACTGAACCTAAGAAATAAGATTGCCGCTTGAATACTCCGGTTCCTTCTACAATAAATGGAGCTAATCCCAGATTGTTCACTTCAGTCGGATTTTCAATGTGTAATTTTGCATATTTTTTAGATTCCAAAAAACTATTATGATACATCTAAATCATAATAATCCATAAAATTTTAAATTAAAACGTCAACCTTTTTAATAAAACACTCCTCATATTATTAAATTCTCCTGTCTCCTCTCCAGAACCTTCCAATTCCATCGCATAATTATTCCTATCCAAATTACTCACATTTAACGTAAAATTTACATCTCCTTCTACACCTTTTAACACCCAACCATCAAAAGATGTCATCTTATCATATGTCCTCTCCCATACATAATATTTTGGTTCACCTAAAATATCCACATAAAACTCCACAAACTTCCCATTCTGTTTTATTGTATACATCGTTTTTACCTCATAAGGCTTGTCTATATTATATACAATACCTTCTAAATCTCCAATTATTTGTTGGACTTCCTCCCATTTTCCAGTTAATATCGGAGGAGTTGTATAACGTTGTTCCACCGGTTTTGGGCAACATTCACATTTACAATTCTTCATAATGTATACCACATTTTAAATCCATGTATATGGTCCCCAGCTTTTTACTTCTACATCCTCCTTTTTCGGCTCAACCTCAAAACTTGTCCCTTTTCTCTCTGCAACTAATTGCCAATAAAATCCAACATCTTCCCCATAATTTGTATCCAAATATACCCTTATCCTATCTTTTAGTACTTCTCCACCAATTCTTGCGATTGGTCTACCTTTTATTGTCAATGTTAAAACTCCACTTCCTTCTACAACCAATTGTTCATAATATTGTGGCAAAACTATATCCACTTGGTCATTTCCTGCCGCAATATGTCCATATCCTTTATACATAACATCTGCAGTTGGTCCTTCTAAACAAGCATGCACCAAATATTTCTCTTTATATAAAGGATGGTCTATTGTAAAATTTTTTACTTGCACTTTTTTCCTAGTTAACACATTCCCATCATTAAATGGTACCGCCATTAATTGCTCACCCTCCCACATAAATCCTACCTGATTTCCTATACTTGTACTTACACAACCTGTCTTCAAAATCGCAGCATTATTTCCCAATTTACTATTAAATGTCGCAAATGATTGTCCAACCATTACTTCACCATTGCAATATAAACTTCCATCAGTTACTTGTACAACATAATCATCACTTCCAATTCTTTCATTTATATTGTTGTCTTCTGCTCCATCATCTCTACCTAAAAATAATACGCCATCATCTTCAACCACAAATTTTATGTTTTTTCCCATCTCCATTTTACACATTCCTTCTCCAGTTTCTCCTTTAATGACCACATTTTTCATTCCTCGCCTATGCAATTTTAACATTTCTACTGTCTTCTCATTGCCTTCTATTTGCAAACCTACTTTTTCATTGTTAATTTCATTGGCTACAATATGTAAACAACCATTTGGTTTTACTGTTCCAATGCCTAAACTCCCACTTGTTATAAAATTATCTTCATTACCAAAATGATTTATTACTACAACAGTTCTATTTACTTCTGGTGGTGCATCACTTGCTCGCCAATCTATCTTTGTAAAACTCCTTGGAACTAATACATCCAACATTGTTGTTTCCATTTGTGTTAACTTCACGCAACTGTAAACAGTATTTATACGCCTGTAAACAATATATCCTTCACAACCAGTAACAATTTGCCAATCTAAATTAGAAAAAACACTTTTTGCATCATCTGTAAAATTAAATTCATCACTTTTTACCACTTGTGTCTCTCTTCCTTTTCCATCCACACTACATATGTAATATTGTACCACCATATCCCGTTCTTTTTCTAAGAAATCATCACTGTATTGCATAACAACTTCAAAATTGGATGGAGGTTCAAGTTGGAAAACGTTTTCCAGACTTCCTGTAGCACGGATAGTTGGTCCCAATTTTTTATCTTCTCCAATTTTAAAATTGGCTAACTGTAATTCTCCATTTTTACCAAATTGGAATTGTTTTCTGTTAATTTTCAGTCCAATTTTTACATTTTCTCCTAATTTAACCACACATTTCTCTAAATCAATGCCACCATCTGGTACAATTGTTAAACTGCTATTTTCCAGCAATTTATTTGTTATTGCACCTTCAGTTATTTGCAATTTTTTGTCAACAAAAGAAAATTGGTTAGAATTTACATTTAATGTAAAATTGTTCCCAATCTTTTTTATTCCTTGTTCAACCCCATAATTTTCTGTTCTGGAAAAAATATTAAATCTCACTGGCGTCTCATTCCAAACAAAATCTTCCAAATATTCAAAAACCATTCCAGTATTTCCATATTTCTGGCCATTTTTTACAAAAATATAATAGGCTCTCAATTGTTCCACACTCTTCTTTTCATTAAAATCTCCAACTCGTTGCAGCACCACTCTACCACTTTCTACTCCATCACTCACCACCAAATACACCCCATTCTGCCATTCCATATGTTGATGTAAAAGCAAACATCTCTCGTTAACTTGCAAATTATATCCATCAAATGCACTCTGCAATAAATTAGAATTCAAATTCTCTGGTGCACGCAAATGCAACAAATGTTCGCCCTTCTCATAATCTGCATCCAAATTCTCCACACTTGCACATGATACTGGTGTTCCAATCTTTATCCCTGATAAATATCTATCCACATACCTTTTGTTCACCGCATCCATATCATATAATGGGTCACCAACATCTAAGATACGATTGTAATGCATAACTAATTCATCGCCAAATGATTTATTCCACAACTGTTGCTTATCTTTTGTGGATACTAAGTCACCATTTAATGGGCCTTTTTTGCCACACAAAAATTCAGCATTTAAGTTTGCTACAATTTCGGCATTTTCTACTTCCAATTTTTCTGTTGCCAATTTTTTTACACAAACATCCTTCTCAAAATGCACATTCCCTCCAATATTTATTTCCGCATTGCGATTCTGTGTCTTGTAAAAAATATCACCAAATGCATTCATCTTCAATAATTGTTCATCTTTTGCACCAACAATCCCCAGCAAATTATTATAAACACTCATATCATAAGTTGCATTCACTTCCAAATGTACATTGCTTCCATCTAAAGATTCAATTGTTAATTTATCACGGGAAACATAAACAATTTGGTAGGGAATATTATTTATTAGCAGAATATCTTGTTTACTTACAAATTCTTGCATTGTTCCGTCACCAATCTGGAACAGTAATGTATTTTCTCCCAAATAAGTCGCATTCTGAATTGTAAAAGAGGGTAAACCTTTTATTGTTACGCCATCTAAATTATGTTTACAATGGAACCCGATTTTACCCATTCTATCAATGCAGAAATCATTGTTTACACCAAAATCTAAAGCATCTGGATAAACAATCTTCCCACTTAAATAAAGATTATTAATAAAATTCTGTGGACTACCAATATTAGACTTGTAATTTTCCGCTGGATATAAATTTCCTGAATAAAATATTGGTCCACGCATAACCAATCCCACTTGTTTGTCATATCTTATAACTTCCTCCAATTTCTGTAAACGTGCATCTGCTTCATCCACTTTGCGACTAAATGTACGCAAATAAGAGATTGTATCTGTCATTTAGCTTAAATAAGTTAAACTTTTTTAAGCAGATTTTTTATCTATTTTTTAAATTTAGAAATTGCTTCCATTTCACATCGCATTTTATCAAGAAAAATAGGCAATAATGGGCTGCAGAAATATCCAACAACCTCATAATCTTTTTTCTTTCCAACAAATTTTTCATATTCTTTTTTGTTGTAGCAGCCAAAATCACATTGTACACCTTCTGAAGATTTCCAGCAAGGCCTAAAGAATTCACCCATCATTGTACTTTATTATCTTTCCAATTTTTTAATTCATTTTTTATTTCTTTTATTTCAGCAATTAATTGTTCATAAATTGACCAAGATTGTTTAACAAACTGTTCTGTTTCCATAATTTCCCAAATATCGGAATATACAACATTAATCCCAAACAATTTTTTACCATTTATTGCGCCATATCTACACATAATCATTGGTGTAACTTTCGGTCTATTTTTAACAATATCAGACCAATCTTCCGCCAATTGCAATATCCATTGTTGATTTTTATTACCATTTGCAACAACAATATACACACCATTTTCCATTTTATTGTTCTGATTTTTAACCAATATTCTGTCACCAACATCTGTTTCAATTTCATCAACAATTAATTTTTCCATATTTTCTCCAATTAATTGGTAAGAACTTGCCATAAAGATAGCGGCCAATTTTTTATTAGTTGTAATTTTAACAGGTTTTAACATATGGCCACCAACTACAAAATTATCTACATACTTTTTATTTGCAACATCATATGCATCTACAGGATGGTCAACATTCTTTATTCTAAAATATTTTGCATCCAGATTCGTTCCCAAAGATTTATTGGATAATTCTTGTTGACATTCTGTTGTGACTATATCACCTAATTGCGATACTTTTTTACCAGCAATATAGTCAACGCTTGCATTTTCAATAGTGGATAATTTAGCAAATGCAATTCCAGTGTTATCACCAGTAAAAATAAGATTATTGCCAAGATATAGGCTTCCTTTTATTTCAACGCCATTTTTAAAATCAGCTGATTTATTAACATTTAAATAACCACCAATATTGCAACTTTGTTTCATATCCATTTCTCCCTCCATTCTCATATTATTTGCAGATATATCCTCACATTCTATATTGTTCGTTTTTAATTCATAACATGTTAAATGTTTACTTATCTCTGCTACACTGTCCACAAATAAACTCCCTTCAACTCTTATCGTTTTACTAACAATTTGCGATTTAATTTCTAACAATTCACCAATTGCACCGATTTGTCCTTTTATTTTAAGGTTTCCTTGTAAAATCAGTTCACCTTCAATTGTGATGCGATTTTGAGTACCAATAATACAACTATCTAATAAAATATTTTTGCAGTAAGCATTGTTAAAGTTAATATTTTTTAAACGCAGATTACAAAGATTTTTTGCCAAACGCAATTCTCCACCTTCCAAATATGCATCTTGACCAATTATAAATTCTTCTTCTTGACTATCCCAGAGAATTCCCTTTGCGCCAATATCATCACGAACACGAAAGCCATTTGCCCTATTCTGCTTTATTTTAACATCCATATAATTTTGGTCAACACTTACACCATTATTTTCATAAAATAAATTTCCTTTTATCAGTAAATCCCCCTCAATACATCCACGACCATGAACATATAAATCATAATTTGGATTAAAATTTCCTACATATAAACCCTCTTTTGCATATATCGTCTTGTCTCCAACTATATTAACTCCATGCACATCCTCCTGTTTTACCACCTGCTTGACTATCTGGATTATTGTTGCAATCTGCTTATCATTAAACATTTTATTTTATTTAAAAAATCACTAACTTTTTAAATTAATAACTCCAAATAATATTGCGTACATAGAAAATAAACCTTCCTTACCTATTCTTCACCTATTCCTCACCTCCTTCCTCATCTCCTTCCTAACTTCTTCCTCACCTCTTCCTCACCTCCTTCCTCACCTCCTTCCTCACCTCCTTCGCCTTCTTCAGGGGTTGTAGGGGGGTATGGGGGACGGGACGTCCCCCAAAACGATTTAAAAGGATTTTAACTTTACATCTTAAAGAAATCTGCAAATGGAAGTTTTGAGACCGATTAAGCTGTGCGAGCATGGTAAGAGGAGATGTTTATGTAAGGATTGTGGTGGAAAGGGGATATGTGAACATAATCGTATAAAGTACCAGTGTAAGGATTGTGGTTCAAGTAAGTATTGCGAGCATGGAAAGCAGAAACATCAGTGTAAGGATTGTGGGGTGGGAGTATGTGAGCATGGGATATTGAAGGTATCATGTAAATTATGTGGGGGAAGTCAGATATGTGTGCATGGGAAGTATAAGACGACGTGTAGGGATTGTGGGGGAAGTCAGTTTTGTGTGCATAATAGGATAAAAAAGACGTGTAAGGAATGTGGAGGTAAGAATATATGTGAACATGGTAAAAATAAATATGGATGTAAACAATGTGCGATTGGTTATTGTGAACATGGGAAGAAACAGTATTATTGTGTGGAATGCGGAGGCGGAGGAGTTTGTGCACATCAACGGAGAAAGGAATTTTGTAGAGAATGCAGTCCACAAAATGTGTGCATTCATGATAAAATAAAGTATGTCTGCAAGGAATGTAAAGCAACAAGATAAAAAAAATGAATTTAAAAAAATCTATATTTTATTATGATATAATATGGATAAGGAGAGACAGACTTTATTGGATGAGGCAAATTTTTTGTTATCAAGGAAGAAGAAATTAAATGTGTTAGATTTATTTTGTGGTTGTGGTGGAATGACGAAAGGATTGGAAGATTAAATATGGTAGCAGGAATTGATCATTGGGATAAGGCGATAGAGAGTTAGTAATGTTATAGTACATAATTGTCAGGCATATTCAATTGGTGGAAAAAGGGTTATTATTTTTGGATTGCACAAAAGATTGGGAAAGAATCCAGAAGAATTAATGCCAATTTTAACAGAAGAAGAAAGAATACCTGTTTCTTCAATATTGCTGCCAAAAGAAGAGGTTGAGCAGACAAATTATTTATCAGAAAGAGTAATTGCTGGAATAATTGCAAAAAAAGAAAAATCAAAACAAGAAGGTAAAGGTTTTGGAGCACAATTTTTAAATTTAGATAAGCCTTCTTTTACTATTCCAGCAAGATATTGGAAAGATGGTTATGATGCATTGGTAAAATATAGTGACACAGAAATAAGAAGATTAACTGTATTAGAACTAAAAAGGATACAAAGTTTTCCAGATGATTTTGTATTATGTGGAAATAAAAAAGAACAGGTTATGCAGATTGGGAATGCAGTTGCAAGCAAATTTGCTTACTATTTGGGATTGCATATTCAAAAAATGTTATAATTTAAAAATAAAAATCATAGTTATATTAATGCCAGGTGGATTGTTACAGTTAGCTGCATATGGCCCACAGGATGTTTATTTAACGGGTAATCCGCAGATAACTTTTTTTATGGCAGTTTATAAGAGGCATACTAATTTTGCGATAGAGAGTATACAGAAATTATTTCATGGAAACATAAATTTTGGTCAGAAAATTTATTGTGACATTTCTCCAGATGCAGATTTAGTTAACCAGATTTTTTTAAACATTAAGCTGCCTAATTTAAACACAGTACCAGAAAAAAACCCTGATTACACTGTTAGTTGGGTTAATTCCATTGGTCATGCAATTATACAAAATATTGACATAGAAATCGGTGGACAAGTTATAGACCGTCATTTTGGACAATGGATGGAAATTTGGAGTGAATTAACATTAACAAGTGAGAAGGAATATGCTTATAATCTGATGATAGGTCGTCATCCAAATTTTAACACTGATACACAACCGGGTCCATTAAATTTATATGTGCCATTGCAGTTTTGGTTTAATCGTTATATTGGTATGTCTCTGCCATTAATAAGTTTACAATACAGTAAAGTGAGAATTCTGGTGACATTTAGGGATTTTAATGAACTGTGGATATCAAGTAATGGCAAACCGCCGGGATTGGGTGGAGAAGATAGCTCTGAAGTGGAAAGTAAAAATATAATGGAAGCAAGTTTATGGGTGGATTATATTTTTTTAGAAAATGAAGAAAGAAGAAAATTCGCCAACTGCAATCTGGAATATTTAATTGAACAATTACAAGTTAATACCGTGGGTGTTGACGAAAAATATTTAATTGTACCAATGGACTTTAACCATCCAATAAAAGAATTAATCTGGGTTTTACAAACCAACCGCATTTTCCAATGTGGTCCCAATAAATCATACGATTATTTTGACTTCAGTAACGGTGAACCCATCCCAGGTGATACAATTGATGATGCAACAATAAGAATGGAAGGACAGGAACGCTTCCGCAAAAGGGAACCTTTAGTGTTTAGAGTTGTACAACCCTATCAATATCACACCAGAGTGCCAAGGAATTTTATATATATATATAGTTTTGCGTTTGAACCAGAAAAACACCAACCAACTGGTACATGTAATTTTAGTAGATTGGACAATGCAAGTTTAGAATTGACACTAAATGATTGTGTTATTCAGAAGGAAACGCAACTGAATATTTATGCAACTAATTATAATGTTTTAAAAATAGAAGCAGGAATTGCCGGCTTAGTTTATGCAGATTAACCGAAACTACTTTGGACTAAATGTGGAAGGGCAATTGCCGCCTCAGGACTATATTCTGTAAAAACTGTCAACAATAAATTCACTCCTAAAGTTTTATACTCCTTATCTTGTCCCTCATCTATTATCCTCTCCATCTCCTTCAATATCTCACTCTGCAATGTCCTCTTGTGTTTCTCCCTATATAAATGAACTGAATCTATCAAATTCCTAAACATTCGTCCATCAACCGTTATCATCCTCTTCACTTCCTCCGATAACTGCGCCCTATACTCAAACATATCATTCGCACTTCTGTAAAATTTCTTTAAATTGATTAATTCCATATTGATAAGCCAGTTGACGTCGGTATATTGCCCGAGCATGTCCATTTTTTGGAATACACGGACGACGAATTGTTGGAATTTTTGTTCATCGTTGAGTTTAGGGGTATCATAAGTTAATTGTTTTTTGTTATCAATAAGGTTTTGTAATTTAAGTTTAATAAGTTTCCCAGATTTGGAATCTAAGTTTAACGTTTTAAGGGAATAGGGGTTGATGGGTTTATTGCTTTTAAGGAGCATTTCAAAGGTACGTATATCAAATCCGTAATTGAATCCATCATTTTCTTTGTATAGAATGAAGTAATCAATTGGGATATCGTAAATGGAGTCAAAAGTTCCGCAATCTTCTTTGTTGTTAGAAATGTTTCTTCTATATATGTTCCAACCTTTAAAAGTTTTTTGTATTTTAGTTATTTCCTTGATAAATGGGGAATACTTTTTGTCAATTCCACGCAAATATTTGCGCAATTCTTTAAAACTCTCTTTAACATTATCTTCCTGCATGGTAATTCCATAATAAGAGCATGAATTGCGCAATTTTTTCTTGTCACAACTTGTTTTTATTGTTGAACAATAATAAATTTCATCAGTGTTTTTAACAATCTTCTTTTTAATAACAACTTCATTGTTCGTTTGTGGTTGTTCAACAGGTTCAACAATTGTATTTCCAATTATTGATTCAATGCGAACAATGTTGTTGCTACGTAAATGTCTTCCACAATATTCTGTACCATTTTTTCTTGCAATCGGACATTGCACATTCTCGGTTCTGGATTTAACAGACATACATAGCAATGTGTTTATTTCCATTTCCATTTATTATTACTTATTTTTTAATTACAAATAAAATCACTTTTTTTTAAATACAAAACAAAAAACACAAAAATCCATAATTTAAGGAGATATATGGTAATTTTGCAAAAATTAATTCATTAAATGCTGGTGCCAAACGTGGTAAAAATCGGTTTAAAAAAAAATTGATTTATTTTATTACTACTTAGTCAACTAAATATACACTAAACACGATGGCAGATATCACTATCATTTCCGCTGAAGATTTTGACATTGCTCAACTCACTGCGACTGAGCCTAAGAAGAAGAATGACAGACTGCAAAGTTTGCTTCTTTATGGAGGTTCGCCTTTTTATCTGGAGACAGATTGGGGCAGGGCACCATTTGGTGTGAAGTCGTTTGATGGAGGAGAGAAGACAAATTTTTCGCTAAACATTTCGCTTAATGCAGATGGACAATCTGTAGAGAATTTCAAGGGATTGGATGAGTTTATGATTGATTTTGGTGTGGAGCACAGCAAGACTATTTTTAAGCAGAAATATACACCTGCTCAGAGGGAGGTTGTTCGTGCAATGTATACATCAACTGTGAAGATTGCAGAGGAGGGGGATTATCCTCCTCGTATTGCGCCTAAGATTCAGAAGAAGATGGATTCCAATGTTCCACAGGTGATGTTTTATCATTCGGAGACGGAGGAGGTTGAGGTAGATTCGTTTGCCCAACTGGAGAAGATTGTTCCTAAGGGATGCAAGGTGAAGGCGCTTGTTTCTCTGCGTCCATGGTTCATTAGTGGACGTTTTGGCGTTTCAATGACTGTTCAACAGCTTCTGGTGCCCAAGGTTTCTGGAGGTCGTCCGACTACTTATGCATTCAATGACAAGACTGGTGCAGTAGCAACAAAGATTTCTGCGAAGGAGTCGGTTGCAGCTGCAGAAGCTGAGGCTGATGAGGCAGAGGAAGGAACTGATGTTGAGGACATTGAGGATTCTGATGTTGTAGAGCAACAGGAGGAGGAAGAGGATGAGCAGGAAGAGGAGGAAGAAGAGGTAGAGCAAGAGGAAGAGGAGGAAGAAGAGGATGAAGAGGAGCCTGAACCAGAGCCGGTGAAGAAGACGGTTAAGAAGGCTGCAGCAGCGCCAGCTCCTAAGAAGAGAGCAACAGCTCGTAAGTAAATTTATGGGTGATTTTTATTTTTTAGGATATTTTTTTAGATTATAAATATTTTTTAGCAATATTAGCTACTAATTTATGATTATTAGCAATAATATTATGTTTACAATTGTGCGCTGTTATTAGTGTAGCATTGATGTTTGAACAGAGTTGTTTTGATGTTTTGTAGCATGTTATTTGGTCATTCGGGTCATGAATAATTATAAGATTGGTTAATATACTGTTAGCATTATTGTAGGCATTTTTTCCAAACTGGGCGATTTTTTTGAGGTTGTTGAACGTAACATTTTTTTTTCTTGTTAAGTTTTCTGTTCTGCAATGTTCTATTAATTCTGGACAATTTATACTTTGCTCTGCTTTAGGTCGCCATGGGAAAATATCTGGTAAATACCAATCTGGCAAGTAATAAGACAGCCAATTTTGAACAATATAATTTTTAATGGGTGTGTTAGCTACTAAATGGAATGCAGGAGCCATAAGGATAACTGCTGAACATTTAGATTGGATGTCAGGGTGTAATTTGGGATAACAGAGTGTTGCTAAAACTCCGCCGAAACTGGATGCAAGAATGACGAAATTAGTTATTTTATTTTTGGACATAACGTATGTAATCCAGTCAACAATATCTGTAACCATAGAATGAGATACTAAACATCTTTCGCCTTCACTATAACCGTGACCTTCTAAATCTATTGTGCATATGTTGATGTCATTAAGAGTGTTAAAAAGGGTTTGTATATATGTGTAATTGCTGTGACTGTTGTAGCCGTGAATGAAGAACATGAATTTGGAGGAATTTGCAATATGATGCTGAAAGTGGATGTGATTTCCGTTAATGTTGATAAAGTGGTTGGAAGATTTAGGAAGATTAAATTGCATAATATTTGGACGATAAAAAATATTATTTACGTTTTTTTTATTGTTGGTAACAATCATTTAAAAAATATGGTATAAAATAATATAATGGATTATTTCCACGTGGTGGACATAGGTGATAAAAATTATGATAATATTGTAAAACAAATCAAGGAAACAAAAAAATATAGTAAATTAATTATTATAAATGATGATGAAAATTTTACTTCAGCAGTGATTGATTTAGGAGACAATAATCCCAATAAAAAATTCACTAAAAAAGACATGACATTCCATTTACCCAAATACAAAAAAGTATGTGATAATATAGAAGGTCAATGCTGCAGTATATGTCAAGATGTTTTTGAAAGAAATGAATATTATAGACAATTATGTGATTGTGGACATTGTTTCCATAAAAAATGTGTTGACGAATGGTTCTATAAATCACAAACATATGGATGTCCACTATGTAGGAAAAATCCATTTAGTTTACCAAAAAATTCTTAATAAATAATAGATGACAAAAGGTTCTATTATTGAGTTGACAAATATGATTGATAAATACAAACAAGAAATCTTCTGGTTATCACAAAATATGAAGAAAACTTATGACAAATTTTACAAAAAACAGAGTGAATATAGTATTTATACATTAACTCATTACAAACAATTAGGATATTTTGAAATTAACACATTCCTGTACGATAGAAAACTCTTCTTCTCTGAATACAAAAAATACCTGTTTTTAGTTATTGACGATATTTACAAAAAACACAAAACATTGGATAAAAACCAATTGAAAGAAGAAATTATTAATAATATTTACTACAGTTTCTACAGAATTATTAAAAGTATTAGTACTATAGATGCACTATTTGCTAAAGCACCTAAATTAGATACAGAAATTGTTGTATATAGAGGGCTTAAATTTATTACACCAAAATTAGAAGAAAAAATGGTGGCAAAACTATCTAAACTGAAAAAAAATGACATCTTTATAAACGAAAATTACCTCTCAACATCCATGTTAAACACAACTGCACTTGATTTCCTTGAATCTCACTTCTCCAATGAAGCAAAACCTAAATGCTGCCTCTTTAAAATAATCATCCCCAAAAATACTCGTGTACTCTATTTAGATAGTGACCTAACCGGATTTGATTTCCTTAAATACGGTGAAGGAGAAAACACCAGAGAACACCTCTTCTCCGAATACGAAATACTACTACCCAGAAGCACCCAACTTAAATTTATAAAAAAATACACCATTTCCGGTAAAGTCCCTACGACTTGTAAAGTAGAAAATATTAAAAAAGGAAAAATCACCGATATCTTAGTGTACGAATTTAAAATGGTCGGTATTAACCCTAAAAGAGAAATATTCAGTGATGCTAAAGCTAAAGATCCTGAATATTTAAAACATATCCTAAAAGATTTAAACCATATCAGTTTTAATGTCCAAAAATCCGATATACTCTATTTCGGCAAAAATAAAAATATATCTCATGTACTCAACAAATTTGAAAAAAACAGTCAAGAAAGAATAAAAAAATTCCGTAAATTATAAATTTAATCAATTATTCACCTAATCCGCAAAATGAGGCTTAATCGCCTCCATAATAGATGTGAAGTAAAATCCAGCCTTCTGTGTCACATTCCCATCATCATCCTTCTTCTCATTCTTACTCTGATCATAATCCTTGAAAAGCTTCTGCAATGTCTTGTCCAATGTAATAATCCTCTTATCAGAAGTGTCTTTCTGCAAATTCTGAGCCTTCACATACGCTGACACCAAATGCTGCGCCTTCTGTCTACTAATCGTCAGTGAACCATCATCCGCATGTGTCAGTTCCGTAAGAATGGGGTTTCCATCCTTATCATTCAACTTGTTCCAATTGGACTCAATAAACTTCCTGAAATCTGCTGTCTTCACAACTGAAGGCTTCTGGGGTGCTCCCCCACCCTCACGCTTCTTACGACCTTTTGACTTCTTAATGTCCTTCTCATGCTCCTTCCTCTCACGAGCAATCTCCTTCTGTGTCTTCTTCACATCTGTCAAAATCCTCTGAGTAATCTTCTGCTGCATGTTGCACATCTCAATAATCCCATTTAGGAGACTATCAATCGCATTCTCCTGTGAATCCTCATTCTCAGACTCTGAACCAGAATCTGCTTCAACATTCTCGGTGTCTGAAACCTGTTCAGGCTCTGACTCCACTTCTTGCTCAGGCTCTGAAGCCTTCTTAGAAATCTTTGTCTTAGTTGTAACTGTACGAACCATCTTAGCTGATATATACTAATCTATTACAGATAGTAAAATAAATCAATTTTTTTTTAAACTGTTTTTTTGCTAAATTTCTTTAACCCCTCAAGTGATCACTCGTTTTTGACAAGATTTTTAGGAATCTTTAGAGCTCCATTTTTTTTGGCATTTTTATTCGTAAAATTTCCAAAATTCTTTTATTCTTTAGAACTATAAGATGCCTGCTACTACTGTTAAGAGAAGCTCTACTAAATCTGCACAAAAAAGTGCAAAAACTACTACACCCACTGAACCCGCCGCCGCACCCGCACCTGTTGAACAACACACTGAAACCGATACTACATCAGTTGAACAAACTGAATCAGATATTTCCGCTGTTCAAGCTGAAATCGCTGCTCACATTGATATGATCCGCCAATGCCAATCTCTCCTCCAAAACCTCATCAAGGGTACCCGTACTACTGCAGCCAATGTTAAGAGACTTGAGCGTGAAAACAAGCGTCTTGACAAAAAAAGCCGTCGTAGCAAGGAGAACCGTGCCTCTAATGGCAACAAGGGTCTCCAGCAATTAAAGCCTGTCTACACTCAAGAGATGCGCTCCTTCTTTGAATCCAACAAAGATTTAACTGATGGTGATGGCGCTGTTATTGTTGAAAACCTCACTTATGATTCTGACAACCTCCTTGCATCACGCAAACAAGCTCTTAAATTGGTCACTTCTTATATCCGTGCCCACAACCTTAAAGATGAGACTAACAAACGCAAAATCAACATGGACTCTACCCTCCAAGGTCTTTTCCCTGAACTTTGCGCTGTTAAGGACAAGAAAGGTAAGGTTACCCAAGAAGAAAACTGCTATTACAACACCTTGATGGCTGCTCTTTCTCGTCACTTCCAATCCTCCTAAATAATATTGTAAAACATTAATCAATGATTTACAATCTAATCATTCAATATCCTCAATTCATCCACTCGCCAATCTTCATAAGTTCCATTTGGCAATGGACGACGAATTATATATGGAATCTTTCTTTCCATCAATTCCTTTAGCGCAATCTCTACTGGATCATCCAAATCCCCAACATCAACTAATGCTGGTGAGCCTTTAGCAATTTGTGTTGCCCTTAATCCAATAATACGGGCTTTCTCATATTTTGTTAAATATGGAATTGTTCTCCTTTTTTTCCCATTTGCCATTTCCCCATAAACCACCTTAAAATCTTCCATCTTCTCCACCTTAATTTCATTCTGATTTATTTGGTCATTTTCATCTAAAACATTGTCCTGATTATTATTCTCAACAATTTCAGACATCAGTTTATATATATAATACAAAGTTTTTTTTAAATCACTTTTTCTTTTTTTCGCAATTGTAAGAAGAGATGTAGCATTTATTAATGGAAGATTACTCCTTAATTAAATATATTGCTCGTGGTAGTTTTGGTAAAGTTTACAAAGCCAAACGTAAAACTGATGGTTCATTGGTGGCAATTAAGAAAATGAATTATTCATCCCTTTCTCGTTACGAAAAAGAGTCTTTGTTTAATGAAATAAAAATTACTAAAACTTTTAATTCCCCAAGAATTGTTAAACTTTTAGATGTCTTCTGGGATGAAAATTATGTATACCTCGTTTTCCCATACTACGCTAATAAAGACTTACAAACTTACATTAATTCACAAAAAATAAATGAAAAAGATATATGGAAAATATTGCAACAATTAATTGAAGGCATCTACATTTTACACCAATATCACATCATCCACCGTGACATTAAAATACAAAATATTTTAGTTGACAATAATGGTGACATCCTAATTGCTGACTTCGGCATCTGCAAAATATTAGAAAACAAATTATCCACCAACACTCAAATTGGTACACCCTATTACCTATCTCCAGAAATGGTAAATGGCGCATATTATAACAAAAAAACGGATATCTGGTCTTTAGGTGTTATTTTATATGAACTTATCTACAAAAAATACCCTTTTACCGCTAACAATATCGGAAACCTCGTCTATAAAATTAAAACAGAAAACATACATTTTCCTTATACTTCAATATCATTTAAATTAACTGATTTATGTAAAAAAATGCTAAATAAAAGCCAATATATCAGACCATCATCAGATTATCTCCTTAATTACCTTAATATTCCTTTTCCAGTTATTGATAAAAATATTCAACAAAATATTTATAAAAATTATGAACCTGTAAAATCATTCATCCGCAATATCTCACAATTTTCTAAAATTAAAAGAAGAAACTCTATCAGCACTCAAACTAATATTTCCATTCCGTATGACACTCCCGACAAATATACACATTTTTCAAACTTCCTCCCTCATTAAAAAAAACTGCCTCCTTCTTACTCCCATCCTTATGTGTCCTACATTCCTCATTCGGACATACATACTTCATCGTCCTCGCCAATGTAGGATCATAAACATAATTCTTCCTACTCCCAAATGATTGTGTACCTCCCATCTCATATGTATTCTGCGAAATTAACGTTTTCGTTGATTCCGCCTTATATCCACAACCATTGCAAAAATTAACTAATTTTCCCTCATCCTCTTGATAATAAAGTAAACTCTCACAATCTGGACAAAACTCCATTTTTTACTATACTTATAATCAATATTTTTTTAATTCACTTTTTTCCAATATTTCACACCCCTTGTATTTGTTGATATCACGAACCTCCTTTTTCCATCATCATATTCATCTCCAATCTCACAACCACTCGGCTTCGGCTTCAATCTCTTATCCATGGGTTTTGGTTCCTCCATCTTCGCCCCATAAGTTTCCCCCAATTGCAAAATCTCTTTCTCCAATTCTGTGTAATCCAACCTCCACGATGCTCCATATCTTGGTGTCACATTCTTCTTATCCAATCTCGCCTTCAAATCCTTTACTCTTGCCAATATTTTCCCATAATTCTCCAAAAAATATTGTATCATTAAAGGCTTCATCGGAATAAATGACTGATGAGTTTCCCTCATCTGCGAAACCAATCCTACACACAATGACCTATACTCCACCACCTGATTGTATTCATCCAAATCCTTCTGAGATGATTGTTCCCATCCTGGCTCATTCTTTAATGGTTCTCCAGTCATTACTAACGCACAAATTGACATAATCACCGTCTTTAACGTCATAATTGGAGTCCAACTTGGTCCTTGCCATGTCCCCAAAATGGATAAACAAATCTTTCCTTCAACATACAAATTGGGGTTAAATCTTGTCTTTCCATCTCCGGTCGCAAATTTACCCTTCCAAGGTACCATTGGATACTCATCCGGTGCTGTAAATTCAAAGAAAAATGGACAATGTGCATATGGTGTTCCCTCTTGACCAGTAATCACAACATGAATTTTTCTCATATCTTCCTCATCAATATGCCAATAAATTCCATTCTTATTCAACTCTTCTTTGGATTCCTCCAAATCAGCAATGTCTGACTGGATACGTCTTATCAATACCTTGCTCGCCATTGAATTTACTGTATTTATCATTTTAAATTAAAAAATCACTTTTTTTTGTATTAAAACTTTTTTTATTATATTTTATTAAAATATGGAATCTTCCATACCTTTAGAACAAAATAATAAAACACATATTGAACAAGAATTCCTTAATTTTCTTAATGAAAATCGCCTTAAAAAAGGCAAACCATCACATACTGGTGTTGGTAAAAACACCGGTAAATTTTTAATTGAAGGTCCACAATTGAAAACCTTTTATGCATTGTATGCAAAATGTATGCAACATTCCATAGATATACACTTAATTGAGCAGCACACTGACATTGGTCCATTTATTATTGATATTGATATGCGATATAAAGAAGGTACTAAAAAAAGATTGTTTGGATTCAGTTTTATAAAAAAAATATGTCAGGCATATGTTGAGCAAATCATTCAATATTTTGAATTAACCACCACACAAAAAATGCAATGGGTTCAAGCATTTGTATTTGAACGTCCTGCTCCATATGAAGCAAAAAATACCGTAAAAGATGGCTTACATATTATGTTCCCTTTTATTGTAAGTGATCCCGCTGTCCAAAATATTATTCGTGATAATGTCATTAAAGAGTTAGATGAATTGTTTAAAACTATTCCATTGGAAAATAAAATATCCAATGCCATTGATAAAGCTGTTATTGAACAAGTTGGTTGGTATATGTATGGGTCTACTAAACCGCAAGTTGACAAATATTTATTAACACATATCTTTGACTACAATTTAAATCAAATTGATGTGAAAACTTATAATGAATATCAGTTGCCTTCATTGTTAAGTATTCGCAACAAAACGGAAACTACACCAATAAAGGAATCAATGTTGGAAGAAGTGAATGCTTATAAAGTGCGCAATATGCAGAGGAAAATTAGTCGGAAAAAAGAAACCTCTGAACTTTCTGAAGAAGAATTGCAAGATATCTATGAACTCGTTAATATGTTGAGCAATGACCGAGCTGATGATTACAATGATTGGATTAATATTGGGTTTGCATTACATAGTATTGAACCGCACAATGAAGATTTGCTGGCAATCTGGGATGACTTTTCCCAGAGGAGTGCAAAATATGACCCAACAACTTGTGAAACATTCTGGCATAAAATACGTAGCCGTATGGATGGAATTAATTTAGGGAGCTTACATCATTGGGCTAAAAATGATAATCCCGAAAAATACAAAGAATTCCGCAATGGACAAATCCGTTCTTATATTGAACAATCCATGACTGGTACTAATGTAGATGTTGCTAAAGTTCTGTACAAAATCTACAAATATCAATGGGTTTGTGCTTCCATTAAAAACCAAAAATGGTACCAATTTAACAAACACCGTTGGGAAGAAGATGAAGCTGGTATTGGATTAAGAACAAAAATTTCCAATGAATTAGTGTTGGAATATCTAAAATTAATTAGTTACTTCAATGAAAGAATTGGTATTTTGGAAGACCAATTGGAGGAGGAGGCAGATAAGAAAAAGAAGTTTGAAATGGAAAATCGTGTTAAACAGATGGAAGCAAAAATAGAAAGGTTGACCAATATTACAAGAAATTTGAAAACCACCAACTTTATTGACAATGTTATGAAAGAATGTCGGGGATTGTTTTACAACAAGGAATTTATCAACAAATTGGACGAAAACCATTTCCTTTTTAGTTACAAAAATGGTGTTTTAGACCTGAAAACTGGTGAATTCCGTGATGGACGACCAGACGATTTTATTAGCATTTGTTCTGGAGTTAATTATGTTAAATATTCAGCAGATTTACCTTATTTACAGGATATCCACGATTTTTTGGCTAAAGTACAACCCGGTGAAAATGAACGTAAATATGTTTTAAGTTTAATGTCGTCATTATTGGAGGGACACAATGCAGATGAAAGTTTCCATTTATGGACAGGTACAGGTGGCAATGGTAAATCTAAATTGAATGAATTATTGGTGGAAGCATTGGGACAATATGCATGTAAATTTCCGATTACATTGTTCACAGGTAAAAGGGGAGCAAGTAATGCAGTTAGTCCAGAGGTGGTTGAAAGTAAGGGTAAAAGGTATGCATATCTGGAGGAACCAAGTGAAGGTGAAAGGATTAATATTGGGTTGATGAAGGAATACTCTGGTGGTGATAAGATTAAAGGACGTGGTTTATGGTCTAATTTTATAGAATTCAAGCCACAGTTTAAGATTATATTGTTTTGCAATGATATGCCCAAGGTGCCAGCGGATGATATGGGTACATGGAGACGTATTAAAGTGTTAGAATTTTTGAGTAGTTTTGTTGACCATCCCAAAGCGGAAAATGAATTTTTGAAAGATAGATATTTGGGAGAAAAAATACCAAAATGGGCTGAAACTTTTATGGCATTGTTAGTTCATATTTATATGACGGAATATAAGAAAAATGGTGGATTGTTCATTCCTAAAGAAGTCACCAAATTTACAGAAGAATACCAAAAAGATATGGACATTTATGTTGATTTTATTAATTCCAGATTGGTTAAAACTGATAAGAAAAATGATAAATTAAGTTTACAGAATTTGCATGATGAATTTAAAAATTGGTATATGGCTAATTATAATTGTCAGAAATATCCATTAAAGAAAGATATGAAAAAATATTTTGAAAAGAAATACGGTAAAAAGAGTTGTACAACTACTCATATATTGGGATTTGTTAAAAACTCCAATATTGAAGATGATGATGATGAAGATTAAGCAAATGGGTTTAAATTTTTTGCTCCCCAATTAGACATTGCATTATTTATTCCTGCAAATGCATCTGGATAAGAATTTTGGGCAAATCCCACACCATAATATACCACCATTATTAACGATAATATAAAAAATACTATAACCAATGCTTTTAGTGTTTTTGCAATCTGTTCTTTGTTTTCGTAATCTCTATTGTTTGAATATATATCCTGTGTTATTGTATTTATTTGGTCATTTATTGTTCCCAATTTTGTTGTTGAATGTTGTATGTTTGAATTTACAGTTGCTAAAAGACGGTTTTTATCTGCCAATTGCATATTTGCACTACTACTTGCATTTGTTAAACTCATTAAATGACCCTGCAACGTATTCACTTTCTCCTGCAATTCTGTACTTTGTGCCTTTATTTTCGCTTGTTCCTGCTCCAACTTAAATTTCTGGTTAGCATCTGCTACAGTCAATCCATTCTGAATTGCAAACAATTTTACCCTTACATCATCTAATGACGTCTCCTTTTTACCTATCTGTTTCTGCAACTGTTTTATCTCATTTATTAAAACTGCTTTACTATTACTTTTTAAACAATCATCCGTTTTACAATCACTGTCTGGTACATTGTACACCATATATGTACCGGAATCTGCTTCTTGTATAGGGTCATAATTGTCACCAGAATAACAGGTTCCAGTTTTATTTAACCCATTGTTATTTTTAGAACTGGAGTCTGATTCAATGGCTACATATTTATGTCCTTCACTTTTAGCAATTCTTAAACAGTTCTGCAATGATAGATTGGTTCCAATTTTTTTAAATTTACGGCTGTCTAAACTTCCTTTTTCTATTGTGCCTATATTGTAATTAACCATCTAATTTATTACAATATTTTTTTTATTATTTCTTTTTATAAAATGTAAAATCTGCTACATATGCAGCTAACCTTTTTGATAAATAATAAAATCTTAATTTGTTATTTTTACATATTTTGTTTTGTGTAAATGAAAGTGTAGAAAAATTATTTGGTTTTTCAACTATCCTCAATGTTCTACAACCTTCATCTAATATTCCTACATCATATTCTTCATTTACACCAAATTCAAGTTTTAATGATAATATATAATTTCCTTTAATATTGTTTGATAACTTTTTATCAACTACTATTATTTTTGTTTCCTGTGGTATTTCCTGAATAACACCATCATCATTTATAGCATACAATATATAATTTGGATTATACCAATAATCCCCAACTTGGATATCACTTATCTTATACATAATTAATTATATATTTTTTATAATTTTTCATTCATATAAAATCTTCTGTGCATTTGGTTCAGATAATGCAACATTTGAATTCATAACCTTCACAAAATGCTCTATCTTCTGTTCCAAAAATCTATCCATTGTTCCATATTTCTCCCTAAACTGTTCCATCCCCACTAAATAATTAAAATAATCTCTGTAAACATTCTCCACATTCTGTTTTGCAGATATTGCTGCATTCACTTTTGTTATCCATTCCTGATATATATTCTGGGGTATCTGCGTTCCATACACATAATTCCACATATCCGTTAAAAATGTCGCTGCATCTTGACTACTCTGTTTACGTACTGTATTATATGACTGGCAAACTAAACTTATATTCTTCTGCAAATTCGTAACCATCGGCAACTTTATATATTCCCAATATGGCGGTGGCGTTTGACTTGATACTCCAAAATCTACAACATTTAATTGTTTACTAAATCTTGGGTCATCTACACTTACACCTTTTTGTTCTAACATCTCCAACCATAATGCAAAAAATATTCGGGCTATCGGATCTTTAATTGTATCCAACTTCTCTGATATCTCCTTCGGCCACATATACTGTTTATTCCCAATTGTAAACTGAATACTTCCCTCTGGTTTGGGATATATCTGCTGTGGTGGTGCACTCCCATCATAATAATAAAATGGACCATTCGCATTCAACTGATATTGTCCACGTGGATTTGGACCAATGGGTGCCTGCTCTTCTTGCTCCTCTGGCGGACAATTGCAAGGACCATATACAAACTCTGATAAATCCTCACTAATTATTGCTTTTTCTTTATCATAATATTTCTTTATTGCCCGCTCATATTTTGTTATCTGTTTCATTGCCGGTTTTAAAAACTTCTTTATTTTATATTTGTTTATCATAACAAGCGCATATATTATATAGCCCAATATCATTAATCCGGCAATTCCTAAAGATGCTAAAGGATTGGTTACATTAAATATTGCCAATAATGCTGGAATTACTAAAAAAGGTAATAAAACAAAAAATCCATACAATAACTTCTTATTCATTTCCTGTTTCCTTACTATCTCATTGTTTAACTCTGCTAACCTCTCTTTAACCGCAATCTGACTTTGCAATTCATTCAATGTATCCATCTGGTCATTCAATTTTTTATTGGAATTCTCCACTAAAGTATCATTGCGATTAATAATATCCGCCTGTAAATTGTATAATTGCGTCTTCCTATTATAATTATCTGTAAGATTCTTAACAATCTCATTTAAATTATTCTGCACCTTATCCGTTGATGACGTATAAATATTCGTTTTATTCTCTTTCTGCCAATTTGGATTCCTGTTTATCTTGTCTTTCACGATATCCTTATATAACTTTTGACTACTTGATTGCAATTTAATACGATTACTATTTGTATTATTTATATTCTCATTCACTGCTCTACATTTCACCAATAAATCCAATAAACTACTGTCTAATTGATATAATTGCAATTTCTGGTTATTCTCGGAACATTTTGTTTGATATGTACCTCTGCTTGTAAAAACATCCTGCGTTGAACTTGCATATATTGTATTGCCAACCATTGCAAAAAATGTATAACCCTTTAATAAAGCCATTCTCGCTCCATCTTCTGGTGAACTTGCACTTCCTAAATTAACAATATTTTCTGTTAATACTGATGTTCCATATTCACAATCAATTGATTTATTAACTGTTGGCCAATCTGCTCCGCAATACTGTGCCCACGCTTTCTTATCATCTTCTGTATATCCCTGAAAATAAGATGGTGTACTACTGCACCAACTTCCTGTTGTAAAATAATTAAAATTACTACATTTCTGTCTACCACTATTACATGGCCCATTATAAGACTCTGGTGCATAACATCCATCACCTTTTTGTGTCCAACCATCTGGACAATATTGTGAGTAATTGGTGTAACTGGATGTTTTAGGTGGGTTATTAAGGGTGGATTGGATGGTGTTGTAGTCGCCAATTTTTCTTATGTAATTTGAGAGAGTTGTTTTTTTTAAAACGATATCTAAACAGTTGGTGTCATAATTATTTCCAGTAGAATTTATATATTCTTTCATAAAATTAGGTTTACCTTTAATTGTTTTCGGTTTACTCTGTACATCTTCTAAAAAGTTCATTTTCTACTATTATCATATTAGAAAATTAATTTCCAACAGTTTCATACCCCGGATAAAACTCACATGGTATAGTCGTTGTAAACAATTGCCCCTTATCCATATTTGTCATCTTCTTTGGATCATACTTCCACCTACAAGTATATTGCGGTGTCGTTGCATCCCCCTTATAATACCTCATCGGCTCTGCATCTTCTCCCAACGCTAAATAACCCTCCTCTGTTGCTCCTATTGTTGGTATATCCCCCTTCTTCCATTTATTCTGACTATTGTCCAACCACACCTCATTCCCATGATTATAATCGTACACTGGCAATGGTGGTTGTTCCTCTTCTCCACTATGGGGACGGCATCTTTTTGGACATGGTTTAACAAAACTTTTTGGGAAAACATCTTTAACAAGAGTTTTGACAAAGTCTTTAGCAGTTTCTTTACTTTTATCAACAATATGTTGTACATTTGTTCCTGATTCTTTACGTAATCTAACTAAAATAACGATCAATGTTATTATTCCACAAATAAATATAAATAATATGCCATAAAATGTGCTAATATACTTCATAGCCATAAAAAAAATTGGAACAAACATTAAACCTATATATAATAATACTGATTTCATCGCATTTATTAAACGTTGCTTCTTATCACTGTTCATTGTTTGTAAAATTATTATACGATCTTTTGTCATAATTTCTTTGTCTATGTTGTCCATTTTTTTTACATTATCATTAAAATCATTGTTGAATAATGATGTGGAATCTTGCAATATTTTTAAATCATCAGCAGATAAATTGCGTTCTTGCTGTAATATCTCTTCTAAATTGCGCAATTTATTTTCGTGAATATTTTGTTTTTTATCATTATAATCTAACATTTTTACAAATTCATTGTTTTCAATATAAGAATGGCGATTTTGCAATTCATTAGAACCATAAATAGAATTGGCATTTTCTCTTACAAACTTTATACTATTTAATGTTGAATCTACATTTTGTTTATATGCATCCATTATTATTATTTATTTATAAAAAAAATCACTGGGATTTCATCTTAAATACAAAAGATGCCCCTAACATCAATAATATAACCACAGATATTGCCACAGCTAAAAGAGTGTATACAACTTTTTTATAATAAATATTTTTATCAATTGATAACTGCAGTTGACGGTTTCTGCTTTCTAAAATCTGCTGTTTAGAATTAATTATTCCTTTGTTTTGTTCAAGCAAATTTCTGGATTCATCCAATGATGATAGTCTACCATCTAAATCTATTTTCTGTTTCTTTATTTTCGCCTGTAAATTAACAATCTTATTTTTTAAATTACTACTGTTAGTCTGCATATGTTTTGTTCCTTCAACCAAATTAATCACACCATTTCCAGTCATATTATTAACATTATCTGTGCTTACATCTTGTTGCATATCTGGTGCATTTTCACAACCTTGTTTTCCTCCATCTCTAAACCAATAATTTATTCCATTTTTTGTCATTGTCGGTTTTAGTGGATTGTCATATTGTGGGAGTGTATAGGTTGAATATTGCTTGTTCTCATTTGCATCATAACACCAACCTTGAACAATTTTTTTGTTGGAAAAACAACTCTGCATATCCTGCGAACAAGAAGGATAAAAGATTGGTAATGAATTGTCAACACAAATTGTTAAACCGAATGGCTTGTATTGATTTGTTGATAAATTTACCAAAAATGCAGTGGGAGGCAATTGGAATTGTATTTCATTATTGCAACTTACTAAATTTGTTTTTATAGTTGATCTGCTTTTTTGTAATAAATTATAGTCACCTTCACAAACTTGTAAAGAATTCCCATTGTAATTTAATACACCAACTTTGTATGTACTTACAACATCATAAAAAATAAATTTTGTATTCTGCAATTGTTCATTCATATCCACTTGTTGATTAGATAACATCACAATTGTGATTCCTTCTGTTCTTCCATCTTCCCAGTTTACAAACTGGGGGTTCAAGTAAGAATAATATATATATGGTAATTGTAAACCACTTTGTAAAGTTATTTTTCCATTATTAGGTTGTATCTGACCAGAAAAGGAAACATATTGAGGTAATGTGATTTGTTGACCCATAGAAGCAAAATTTTCGGTGCTTTCCATAATACCATTATTAAAAATAGAATTTCTCATCTTTTTAAAATAAAATGAGAAAATTAATTTTGCAATTGCATTTTAGATGCAAAAGAATAAAAAAATAACATTCCTACTAAAAATGCTATAATAACTGCCAATAAACTATATATCACTTTCTTTTTATAAGCATTCCTTTCAATTGATAATTGCAACATCTTATTCCTTGTCTCTAACAACCTCATCTTATCATCCAACTCCTGACTTTGTCCAAATACTTGCTTCTGTTTCTCCTCCAATTGCAAAGTTTTCTTTTCAATCTCCGCTGTTTGTTGGTCAATTTGTGCTTGAGTTGACAGAATGTTTGTTTTTACGTTATTTAATTGATTGTTCATGGATTTTATTAAAGGTTGGTTATCTAAATTGGGTGCATCAAAAGTTTCCATTAACTCATCAAAATCTTGTTTTTTCATATAAAGTTTATTAGAAAAAAAAATATATTAAATAAAAAAATGACTGATGTTAAAAAATTTGTTAAATTAGCTTTGGAAAATAAAATATCATTTCAACAACTTTTTAATGAAATAGAAAATATTGACGTTATTGATGCCCACTATAATATACAAAAATTAATATTAAAACCTGAAAGTTTCTTAATTGATAATCCACCATCTTTTTACCAATTTATTTGTTTGCTCACTTACAAACCAGAACTTATTGATTGCAAACAATTAGTGCATTTCTTCTCTGATGACGAAAAAATACTAATCTATTTCTGGCAATCCCAAATAAAAAATATGGATACTCCACCTAAATATTTAGATAACACAAATCCTTCTGTTTTTAAAAAATATATTAAAAATTTCCCTCCAACTATTTTTCAATATCTAAGTAAAATCTACAATGTTAAAGATTTATCAAGTATTATTGATGAATGTAATGATGAAGTTTTTGTTTGGTTATACAATAATTTAGATAGTTTTTTATTTTTCCAAATTGTTGGAAATTTACAACAAAATAAATGGATAAAAACAATTTTAAACTGTGAATACCCAAGCAATCTTTCAACCGATTTAAAAAAACATTTTAGAACTGCTACACAATATAATCCACTATTTGTTCTGTTTGCTTCCAAATTATTAGAAAATGATGGCGACTTTTTTATTGAAGTTTACCTCCAACAACATAATCACACTAAACAACAAGTTTGTCCATTCTTATCATTCAATATAATTAATAGTTTAATTCAACATTTCCTTTTTATCAATCTGCAAAACTACGACTTCTCTTGGCTGGATTTCTCACAATCTCAAGCTAATATTTTAGACGCATACCTTAAAGAAAAATCCAAAAAATTAAATAATATACTCACAAATTATTCCATCAAAACAATTTCTGAAAAATACGATAAAATTAAAAAAATGATTATAGTTAGTACCGCATTTTCCAATGCAATTGGTAAAAATAGCTTCAAATTATCAGAAACCGCTATATCCAATCTTTATAAAAGTGGTGCAATCTTATTTGCGGCTAAAACTCCAAAAACCTAACGTTATTAACAATATCAAAATTACTACTGAAAAAGCAATTCCCGATGAACCACCTTTGCAACCACAACCTCCATTAAAACTTTCCATCAAATATGGATTGTACCCAAAACCTCCTACATATTTTCCTAAAGGTATTCCTTCCTGTAAACCATGTCCATAATTGTAGATTGGTTGACCATTTAAATATTCATGACTTCTTGGATACTCCCAATTATGTGGGTTTTCCAATATCTTTTGCGATGGATAAGGATAAAATGGACTATTGTTTCTCATAACAATTTTCGCATCACTCCCTAAATAATCCACTGGACCATCCTTTTGTGTTACATTTGGAAATGCCACCTGCTCCACAAATGTTGGCTTTTTCTTATATGGATATTTTACACTAAACTGATTACCTCTTACCCAATTTGCATTCCCCAATATTGGCTTGTAAAACTTCTTTAATGGCCCATCATAAGTCTTATTTGTCGGTACACCCAACTGACTCCTTGGCGCTGCATTTAAAAACCTCTTTTTTGTCCATGTCCTCCAATAATTTCCACTCGCTGGTGTTGATTCCACTTTCTCATATGGTTCTGGTGAATGCTTCTGATTTACTGTATTATAAGATAAGGATGATGTCTGTTTTGGTTGATTCCAATTAAATCCTAAAATTTCTCTGTCAAATCTTACCATATTATTATATATTTTTTATTTTTTACAATTATTTTACTAAACGATAATAAATACTCTCGCCTGTCATCGGACTTTGTCTAAAAATCTTACAAATATCACCCGACTTCATCCCATAATATTTTGCAACCGGATCTGTTGACAACAACTTCGGCAACTGACTCTTTGTCGTCTGGAACTCCTCTAAAATCCTCTTCCCTTCTTCTTCCGTCAAAATTACATGTTTGGGCACCAAATCATGATGCGTTATATTGAAAATCAAATTCTTCATCAAAAACACCTCATAACCCTTATATTCCTCATTCAACAATTCCTTTGCAATCTGAGGTGTCGGCTTATCCTGTACTACAATAATTACTGTCATCTCCTTTGTTGCATATTTCTCATCAATCATTATCTTCAAATTCACCAAATCTTTCTTACTAAATGACTTCGTATCCAATATAAATGCTACATATGCCATCTTCACATCTGACTTACTATGTGTCGCCTCCAAATCTATAGCATTCTCCTCTAAACGACTTGAAAACTGTTCGTAAGGTAAACTTCTATCTTCCAATGAAATTGTATATCCCCTATCCACCAACATCTCTATCGTCGTCTGTCTTACCCTAAAATATAACTTCGTCCGTGAAAAATTATCCATTGTTAATCTAATTATACAAATTATTTTAAATTAAAAAAAATCAAGTTTTTCCAAAAAAAAATGAATTTAAAGTTTTATTGATATAAACAAAAAAAACAAAATAATGTATATTTTCTTCAAACAACAAGGACAAGTTTTAGGCAATCTTACCAAAAATGCCGAATCTCAAGTCCAAGAAAAAATTCAATATTGTGGTCGTTTAGACCCTATGGCTTCTGGAATTGTCCTTTACATCCCTAAAACTACCAATCAACAAAAATTTATGAAAATGAATAAATCTTACAAATTTAACATCATCTTCGGCATAAAAACAGACTCCGCCGACTGTCTCGGAAAAATACTCCATTATCAACCTACCAACACCATCAACATTTCTCATTTTCTATCCACCATCAACCTCTTCTCCGGCAAATCTTACAAACAAAAATATCCCCCCTTCTCCGCTTACTATATTAAAAAAAATGGTTTAAAGAAACCTTTGTGGTATTTTGCGAGACGTGGGGAGTTGGAGGAGTGTGATATACCGGAGCATGAGGTGAGTGTTTATTTTTTGGACATGGATGTGAAGCCGATGTTTATGGTAAGGGGGTGTGAATATTTTTTGGAGCAATTGGGAAGATTGGAGGATGGATTAGATTTGCGTAAGGACGAGGTTATGGAGGGGTTTATGGGGGTAGAGAATATGAGATTGGTGGGAATACCGATGGTTGCAAAGGTTAGTTCAGGAACATATATAAGGAAATTGTGTGAGGATATTGGAGAGAAGATGGGGATGTATTGTATAGCAGATAAGATAGAGAGGATTGGTTATACAAATGCAGATTAAAAATAAATAATTATAATATTTTATGGTTTTATTGGTGGATACGAGAGAAGGGAAATTGCAGCAGACATTAAACAATTTGCAAGTTAATTTTACAGTAAATGATTTGAAGTTGGGGGATATTATAGTGGATATGCCACAACATAAAGTGATAATAGAGAGGAAAACGGTAGCAGATTTTACTGCAAGTTTACGAGATGGTCGGTATAGGAATCAGAAATTAAGGTTGCTGGAGTGGTTGAAGGAAGATGGGGATGTTAAGAAGAATGTGATGTATATTTTAGAGGATAAGGGGGATAAGAGTAAGGCATATTGGGGAGCAATAATAAATGCCCAATTTAGGGATGGTATACAGGTGATTCAGACGGATAGTTTATTAAGGACTGCAGAAGTGATAGTAGATTTAGAGAGGAAGATAGAAGAGGGGAAGTTTGGACAATTGGAGGGAGGGAGTAAAAATATTAGTTTAGAGGGATATAAGAAGGGAGATTATAATACACCAGAGAATTGTTATTTAGGACAATTAAGCTTAATACCGAATATGAGTAATGAAATGGCGAAAATTGTGGCAATGAAATATGGAACAATGGAGAAATTGTTGGGAGCAATAACTTATCATTTAGAAAATGAGAATTGTTTAGCACGGGATAGATTAAAATTTTTAGCAGATATTAAAATGGGTGAACGCCGTTTAGGAGATAAATTAGCAGAGAAAATATGTCAATATTTAACACAAGAAAATGAAAGTTTTAAAAATTGGCAAAATCTTAAAATTGCTCAAAAAGGTTTAAGAAAAAAGAAAATCCTGAATAAATAATTTTTTTTTCTCTTGGTTAACCATATAATGGTTAGATCATTCCCAAATGTTAATGAATGGGGCTTCGACGCTGTACCCGTCAACGGTCCCCTCTGCAGATTCCAAACCGAAGTTAACGGTCCTCAAGTTTCCCAAACTGAACGCACTAATTGGTATATGAACCGCCGTAACTCTGAAAAAGATATCACCACCATCTACCCATGGAGACGTGATGTTACTGCAACTTCCAACTGGGACACGAAAGGTTTAGTGCCCTCTTACAGAGATTTATGCACCAGACCCGAAGGCAAAGAAGTTGAAGGTATCACTGGTTTAGGTGTTCGCACTTACAAATCACCCATCAATGCTCTTCCCCCTCTTAATGATGTTAAATGCGCAAACTGTCTTACTAAAGGCAAAGATTGTTTACCTTGTGAAGGAGGTGATCTTTAAATATTGCTTACAAATTTTTATGTTTTAAAGTAAAAAAACGGTATATTTAAGGTGAACACTTTTTCGGGTGTAACATAAGAAAAAATTGATTTAAAAATAAGCTAATATTTTTAGATATAAGAATGAGTGAGGAAATTCAGACAGTGTACCAATGTTTACATAATCCGTCAAATCGCTTTATGACGCACGATGACTTAAAACTTATCTTCCAAAAGGCAGGTATTTTGGAAGAATTGTTGAGTGCAGGAGAAGATATAGATAAGTATGATTTAGAAAATTTCCAGAAGGCAATGACACATATTTCCTACACAGAAAATCGTCATAAAAAACAGGGTAAAAATGTTATAGAAACAGAAGAAGAAGGTGTTAATGTAAAAAATTGCATACCAATTCAGAAAAATAGTATGGAAACTTTAGAGTGGTTAGGTGATGCAATTATTCAGTCAGTTGTTGGAATTTATGTATGGAATAGATTTCCAAATCAAGATGAAGGATTTTACACAATCTTTAGGAGTAAATTGGTTAAAACGGAAGCATTGGCGCAATTAGGAGGTTATTTAGGATTTAGCCCTTTGTTATTAATTAGTAAACATGCAGAAGATTACTGCAATGGACGTAGTAATGCTAAACATTTAGAAGATGCATTTGAAGCATTTATTGGTGCATTTTATGAGCAAACAGGCGGGAAACATGAATACAGATTTGTTAAAAATTTAATTATAAATGTTATTGAAACGAAAATTGATATTCCAATGCTGGTTATGTATAATGATAATTATAAGGATATTTTGATGAGATATTACCAGAGCCACTTTGATGGAAAATATCCGATGTATGGGGATATTAGTATGGAAGAGATTAGCCAAGGAGAAGATAAGCCAAAGAAAAAAGTTTACACAGCAAGTGTTAAGGATATTTATGGCAAAGATATTACATTTGGTAAGGCAGAATCTAAGAAGAAGGCACAACAGATTGCTGCAAAAGAGGCATGCAAAATGTTTGGGATTAGAGTGAGTGAATGTGTGAATTATTATTTAAAAACACAGTGGGATTAATTTTCTTATATTTTATTATTTATGACTTGCCAAGATATTGCAAAAGAAAATTTATCTTGCTACCTTAAAAAACATAAAGTTCTTGTTTTTAAATTAAATGCATCTGGTGGATATATTAATCCAATTGATTCTGTTACTGCTCCTGCAAAAGATTTACCATGCAAACCTGATTTCTCCAAAGTATTTGTTTCTAAATTAGAACCATGGAAATCATTTCTTTCTGTCTATTGGAACGAAGAATTAAACAATGGAAATTGCTTTTTCCAAATTGATAGATTAGTTCCGAACACTTTACCACAAGAAATTTACAGAAATATTGGTTCTGCATTTGTTACAAAAGATACTATCACAATGAATTATGGGGATGATGCAGGTGCAATTCTTTCTGTTAAGGACAATTGTATTTATTACAATGAAAACAGATTTGGTAATTTACTTAAAACACCCTACACATATAATTCAAATAATGCTAAATTTTCTTCTATTGCTGAAAGAAATAAAGCTTTAGGTTGCCAAAAATAAATTCGTTAAAATATATTTATTATTTTTTTGTATTAATTAATGCAAAAAAAATTCTTAATCACACTTTTAACTTCCACCAAATTAGAATTCATTAAACTTTCCTACTTTTCCGCAATTAACCAGCAAACCACTCTGGATTATGACGTCATTATCATTGTTAACACTAAAAAACAAGGATATGCTCAACAAGTAAGACAAGCCCTTCCAGATGCCACAGTTGTTGAAACAGAAAGCAATGGATTCCCCGGAAAAGGTCACAATAGTGTTTTGGAATTTTTTAAAAATAACCCCCAATATGACTACTTAATTCCAATAGATGGTGATGACTTTTTATATCCATTTTCTTTAAAATCATTGGAAAAATATATGCCATATAATCCTGATATTTTGCTTTTACCATTTAGTGATATACTGCAAGATTTTTACTCTGATAGTTTAAATTGTCCCATTGATAATAAAGCATATTTATGCTACAATATCCCCCAAATGAACTTAGTTCAATCAGTTTACAAAGTAAAATTGTCACCATTTGCTCATCCACTGGAAAATATTAACACTGCCGGTCGTCTAATTTTTGTTTCAAGGAAAGCTTTGGATATTGGAATTTACTACCAAGAAGATAATACTTGGTATGATGATTTATACCCATTTTTACAATTAATGGAAGCAGCCGTTTTGCAATCTCATAAATATAATATATTTTTTATTGAAGAATGTTACTTTTATATGTATAATAGATTAAATGATGAATCTGCAACAAATAATTTTATGAAGAAAAAGGCAGAAAATTATGCTGAAGAAAATAAAAGTTTCCAAAGGATGATTAAGGATAAATTTTTAGGTATACAATATTGGGATTTAAGCAAAATACCTGTTTTAAAAAATCCAAGAAATGATTATTTAGAAGAAAAAATTGAATATGCTAAATATATTGTTGAACAACTTAATCTACCTGATATTAATATTAACACAGAAAAAGTAGAAATTTACAAAAAATATTTACAACAATTTAATCTACCAAATATCTATTCCAAACCTGTTATCTGTTTAGATGAACCTATCTATTTACAATAAAATACCCTATCTCCACTTACACAAGCCCTACACTCTTTCGGTGGATTATTGCCCCAACATGGTAAACATTGCATACCCGACTTTAATTCATAACTACAACCTTTCCTTTTGTTATTATTATTTGTTAAACCCGTTTCTGTACAAACCCAACCATTTTTACTATACTTTTTTGTTGCATTATTCTGGGGATTATTCCTCGCTTCTATATATTCTGCATTCTCCCTTTTAGATTCACATTTATAATATCTCCCGCCATTCTGATAATATGTCTCCGCCAATTGTCTTTTTGTTAATTTTGTTGTTATTTTTATATTCTTCTTTTTACATAAATTGACCAATTCTTCCTTCTTTAATTTGTATAAAGCATCAATCATACTTTGTACAATATAATTTTTTAAAATAATCCCTTAATTACTCCCCACAATCCTTTTTCTTTTTTTGCTGGCTTCTTAGTTGCTGGCTTCTTTTCTGCCTTCTTTGCTGGCTTCTTTGGTGACTTTTTATCTGCCTTCTTTGGTGACTTTTTATCTACCTTCTTTGTGGATTTCTTTGCTTTCTTCTTTGCACCACCAGTCTGTTGACCAGATGATTCAGGGAATGGCGCTAAATTACGGCAACTTCCACTGACTGCATTAATACGGCCATAAGCACTCATTTGGTCATCAGCAACATTAGGTTGGGGCATCTTTGCATCAGGAGTGTACCATTGAGCAGGTAAAGGAGTAGCTCCAGAGGTTTGTTGACCACCTTTTTGTTTTTTGCCGCCTTTATGGTCAACAGGGGCTCCTAAATGGACTGGGGCACTATAGCCTTGGATATCGCCGGTGTTGTAAGCAGCGGGGGATGCGTCTTTCCAAGAGGCGAGGGTGTCGTGCTGGGGAATTTTGTTGCCACCTTTTTGCTTGCGGGATTCTTTGGCTTTGATGCGCTTTGCTAATTTTAAAAGCTCATCTCTTCTTTTGCCGGATAATCCGCTTTCGCCTTTTCTTTTTAAAAACTCTCTAAGTTCGGGAACAGTTTTATCTTCAATATTCACCATTATAATTAATGTTGACATAATTATTTTTTTTAATTTTGGATTTTTTTAGTTCCAAACTCTTTTTTATAAGTTTTCTTCTCACCATTTTGTATTTTTTCTAAATTTACAAAACCTTCACCACCATCATTTCTAAAATGACTAATCTGTTGCTCATCCACCACTTTTTTACCATTCTCATATTTTGTTACACTTGAAAATGTTTTAACCTCTTGGAATCCATTTTTATCTAAATCCTTAAAAATATTTTTCCCAAAAACACTAAAACTAAACATCCCATTTAAGTCAGAAATATCATCTGGCTCTTCCACACGAAATTTCTTACTCATATATCTAATAAAGCAGAAAAATTTTCTTTTGAAAATTTAATGCTTTTGCAAGAGTGGTTTAAAGCAATAAATAGGAAAATTTATTTTCCTTTTCTGCTTTAAGATATTATAATTATACATTTTTTCTAACAATATTTCTCCACTCTCACTAAAACCTGTCTATTATTCTTTACATATGTTAGCATTATCCACAAAGATAACAACAACCATATCACACTTTCTGCTGATTTCCTCATCTGCAATTCTTTCATTTTTATCACACTACTTTTGTCTAAAATTAATTCACAATTGCCATAAGAATCATACTTCCTCCAGCATAAATCAGAATAATCAAGTGATATTTTCCTACAATTCATATCCTCTAAAGAATACACTTTGTAAATATTCTTCCCAATCTCCTCTGTTGTACAATAATCATCATACAAAATATCACGATTACCCACAAAAATCATATATGCATTGTAACACGCTAAAACAGACAAAATAATTGTAAATATTAGATAAATTCCCATTTTAGGTTAATAAAGCAAAATTTTTATTAATCATTTTTTTTTCTATATTTATTTAATGCTTAAATTATTTAAAAATTATTTGTTTGAACCAAGAATTGCATTTGTCATTTTTGTTGCATTTATTATAGGTTATTTAGTTTTTTTAGATGAAGAAGGTGCATTCAAAAATTTTACTAAATTTGGTCCAGAACCTAACACCAAATTTCTTGGTATGAAACTTAATACATGGAAAAAAGTAATCCTTGTCTATTTTGTTGGATTTTTATCCGCCATCTTACAATCCTATTATGGTACAGTTATGTTTGACTTTATACACTCTAAACTCTGGAATCCTGCCTATAAAGAAACTATACCCATCTCCAAAACATGGGCATCTATTATTGTTACCGCTGAACCACTCCTCTATTGGTTCTTAAGTATCGTACAATTCTTCATCACTTTAACTATGCAACTTCAATTTATTATCCCACAATTTATTGGCCAACTTATCATAGATATACCATATGGATTAATGAAAATCGGAGAGAAAAAATTTAAATCATAACACCCCTCTCATCCACTTCCCCCAACTTCACCGGATTGCCATATTTTGCACTCGCTATATCAAACACCTCCAGCGTTTCCATATCTACTGCCACCTTCCTCACATTCGTTGGTGGCTCCTTTAATGGCTCCTTACAAGTCTTATTGTTAAAATAACACAACAATTTCTTCTTCTTATCCGCAAATATCAATCTATTTTCACCATCTAAAAACATTGGTTGCAATGATTTTTTTACAGTTTTTGTTGCCAATTCTGTCTTACCATAAACCATATCTGCCTTTATATCCGCCTTATATGCCAATCCTTGTGCATCTACTCCAAATGTAAAACATTTAATATCTTTTTCATTGTCAACTGCATTTAGTGTACAATCTACAGCTATCTCCTTCATTGTTTTCTTAATTTCATCTGTTACACGCAATTTTTTAAGAGCAACCCCATAAATATATTGGTCTGTTGACTCCTTCTCTGGATCCACTTTAGATTGGTCCTCTGTCATAACAGTTGTATAACGATAAACATCTACAATTCTGTCTTTCTCTGGCAATTCCACATGCGACATAAAACGGTTTGCCCTTCCAATCACTTGACTTATTCTTACATCATGCCAGTAAGGCTCCATAATATGCACCTGTCTAATGTTCTTCAAATCAATACCCTCTGCTCCTGCACTTGTCGCCAATAACGCTTTTAATTCACTCCCATACTTATTCTCCGGTGAATTGTAAACAGCACGGATTTTCTCACGTGTTACCTCATCTTCTGCACCAGAATAAATCGCAAATTTGGGTGTTCCTCTGTTCCTATCTGGATAGTCTGGGTCAAATTTTTTCCAACCATTTGCTTCTAAAACAAGGGCGAAAATACCAATTCCTTCTAATGCTCTAAAAGCGGAATATACAAAAACTAACCCCGGACTATTGTCTATAATCTGCAACATTTTCGCCATTTTTGGACTGTATTTTTGCAATCCTTCTGGTGTATCTTTCAAATAAATATCTTTCTTCTCTGCTAATTGTTTTATTGCCACTTCTATTAAACTTTTATCTTTTGCAGATAATTCATTGCCTTCTGCTCGCTTGTTTTCTTTCTCCAATTCTTCCAATTTAGCGGCGGCTTTGTTGGATTTGTTGGCTTTCTTTTCTAATTTCTTTTTTATTGCATCGTGAATAAATTTGCGAACAAATGGACGCTCTATGTCAGGTGGAAAAACGAAATTGCTAAACTCACGTGAGAAAACACGGAACAAACTGCTAACTTTTTTCATTGCTCCATTTTTACTTTTACTATTAGTCACTTTCCCCAACAATTTTTGCATTGCTCCTGCTTTCTCCTTATCCCTTTCTACTTCTCTTACTTTTTTATATTCTTGGTATTGGTAATCACTCATGGGCACTTCTATAAAATGTGTGGGATTTACTGTAGGATAATAGATGGATTTACCACCTCTGTAATAACTTATAATACCCAACATACGGCGTTTTAGTAAATCTACATTTTTTAAATATTCCCCTTCTTGCGTTTCCTCCAAAAATATTGCTCGGAACTCATCCTCATCTTCTGGGTACAAACTAAATTGCTTAGTCTCTATATAATCTATCTGAACACCAAAATCTGCTGCGGTTTTTAATATTTTTCTTATCATCTCATCAAATGCTTCTTCCGCTGGATTTACTCTTAAATAAACATACAAGTACCGCTGGGAAACGTCCACAAATTCTACATCTCCTAAATCTTGTATTTTTTCTTTTAATAAGTTTGCTTGATATTCTAAACCTCCAGCGTTTTTCATTTGTTTAATGTAAAACATCGGCAAATATAAATAACCACGTAAAATGTTTGCTAACAATGCCACCTCAAATGGATAATTAATAATAGGTGTACCTGATAAAGCAACTATTTTTAAATTTTTCGCTTCCATCAGCATCTTGTATAGCTCTGGTCCTTTCTTACTTTTTGTAACCATCATGGAAATTAAATTGTGGACTTCATCTATTACAATTGTGTGATTGTCCAGCGTAGATATTTTGCGCAATTGGTCTAATGTATTACTGGCATTATAACTGATAAAGGTGTATTTTTCTTTTAACAAATCTTCATTGTTTTTGTATGCTGTTACCCCGCAATCTGTTTTTAATGAATGAATATAATTGCTGCGTAAACTGGCGGGTGATAAAACTACTACATTTTTACCTGTTTTTAAATTTTCTGCAACTGCTATAGATGTACAAGTTTTACCACTGCCCAATCCATGATATAACAGCAAACCTCGGTAAGGACTGTCCATTGCTAAATAATCTCTAACAAACTTTTGGTAAGTTGTGTGTTCCCATTTGTTGGATTTTTTGTTTACAGTTTCTTTTACACGATATGGTAAAAAAACCTTGTTAATCCACTCTGGAAATTGCTTCATATTCTGTAAAACCCACTCATCTGGTTTAATATTGTTCGCATTTGTTCCAACTTTAGCTATTTTCTTTAAATTTTTTGTTTGGATTAAAAAAGGTTTATTGCCCAATTCTTCACGGGCTTTCTTCTCTAAATATTGCACTTTCGCATATCCTGCCTGCACCTCCAATACTTTCACTTTTGTCCTTTTCCCCGTATCACCATAGGGTGCAGAAACTATATCATTTTTTTCTAAAGCCTTTGTTGACATCTAATTTATAATCACATTTTTTTTAGTAGGTTGCCTCCAAAAAATTCATCTTCTCCCTTGACATCCTACTCATGCTGTCTTCTGGCAACTTGAAAAGAACATCCTTCAGATTGACCAGCATTTCCTTATTTTTGCTAGTGTAGATGTAGTCTGCAACTTCATTGCCCATCACAACTTTCGTCAAGAACTTCCTCACAACATTGGGGCAATTGCAGTAGTAAACAGCCATCTTGCAAACTGACTTCCAGAGGTTGCGTTCTCTTTCCATCAAGTCATCAGAAATGTCTGGAAAAAGACCCAGTTCAATCGCCCAGCAGATCACCAGATGCAACCAGAATGTGTATTCGTGTTGGTTATCTCCTGCGAAATACTCCAACATGATCCTCCATTCTTGTGAAGGAAGCATGGCAATCCACATGGCTTTCTCTGCCTTTGTTTCTTTCATTACTTCCCCATAAAAGTTGGTCAGGGGTCGTTCACACTCGTTTCTGGTGTACTCCAGAGCAAACTGTTGCCATCTGTTGGGTTTGTTGGCAAGAAATGCAGCTGTGCGAGGATACTTACACAGCTGCACACTAACATCCCATTCTGTCATGCTGGAAAGTGCCAGATACAACAATTCTGGATAGTTGTACAGTTCATCCTCAAGTGCTGATAGAGCAATTTCTTCAATTATCTCTTTGGGAAGACCAGCCTTAGAAAGGCCAGCCGCAATCAAGAAACCACGATTGTAGGATGTTGCTTCCATTTTGGCGTTCTGGAATTAGATTATCGATAAAATTACTATCATTTTTTTATAATATTGTGTTTAGCAGCATTGGTGTGACTACTGGTACACATTCCAGAAAGCCTTTCGTAACTCCTCCACGTCCTCTCTGAGAACATGCTTGTAATCAATCAAGAAGTTTTGAACCTCATCGAAGATGCAAGGTGTTTCCCAGCTTGTCTCCTCTTCAGCAACGTAGGTCAACTCGATCCCGAACAGATCCATCACCTGACGACCGCTGACCAGACCCATGCTCAGCAACTTCTTGAGTGCATTTGGACAGCCACACACCAGAATGGCGAGCTTCGCAAGAGTACTGGGATAGGCAGTCCGCCGTTCCCTCTCAAGAACCTCATCTGGAACTGTGCCAAACTCAATGCCCCAGATGAGAAGTAGGTCGCTGTATGACAACCCAGACCAGTTGACTATCAAGTCCGCAACCGTAAACTGCTGGTCTGGGTTACCACGCTGCTGAAACCTGCATGCTGATGACCAGTTGAACAGTTTTCCCTGTTCTTCTTTGGGCAACATGGCTTCGTACTTGGCAAACCAAGACAGCAATCTTGGGGTTATCATGCCGTGAATGTTTGTCGGCAATTTGCGTGTGAGTTGTGTCCTGACATACGCCAGAGCATCTTGTTGCAATGGATTTGGCTTAAGAGCCAATTTTGCAACTTGTTGCAGAGGCATGCAAGGAATTGTCATGCCAAAAATCTTGGCTACGATATCATCTGGTAGCTCAGGCACAGTTGTGGTCTCTGTCTGACCATGTTGGGAACTCATTGAAATTACTTAATCATTACAATAATTAAAATATAATACCCATCAATTTTTTCCAGTTTAAAGAAAATATCACATATTATTAAGAATAATGGAAAGATTAGATGCAATTGTTGAAGAAGGACAAAAAATTAACAATGGAATTATTGTTCCAACTGTTAATGAACGTTTAGCATTGAAAGTGTCCATTTTAAATATTATTTCCAAGATGAGCAAGGACATTTTTGTTATGAATCGGAAATTATTTTATTGGAAGAAAAGTTTAATCAATGGAGAAATCACGCTTCCAGAATCGGTACAACAATATGAAAGTGGCGAATTTAATGAAAATTTGGCCAATTGGTTAATGGAGCCATTTTTAATTTTTTGTGATAATCCGGAGGAAGTTGCAAGGGAAATTGCTGATAAGTTGTATGAAAAGAAGTATAAGTATGTTAGGGCAAGAAATGATATGTATCCAACGAGATTGATAGTAGATGTAGAGTTTGACATTGCAGCGATAATAAATCCGACGAATAAGACGATAAGTAAACATTCGGATAATGTGGAATTGTTTGGAGCAAATATTAATATTAATGGTGCATTGATGTTGCCAATATTTTTGTATGATTACATAACACCAAAATTTAATAGTGAACAATGGAAGGAAGATTTAGAGATAGAGCCATTTTTATGGCAGGATATGGTGAAGATATGGCAAAAGGGAATAGTGCCATATGATGTAAAAAAGGTGGAATTATCGGAAAAGATTTTTGAGATAATAAAGACAGAAAATGAGGAGGATTATGTTTTTACAGGATATTTTACATATCATAAGTTGACTAATCCGAAAGAGATGTACAATGGTGCATATCATGTTTATCATACAAATCCAAAGGAATTTATGGCTAAATTGGAAAAAGATATTGAGGGATTAAAAGTTAAAGAGGAGTCACAGATTTATTATTTCCAGAGCAAAGTATATACATTAACAAAAGATGGTGAAGTTGTGTTGCAAATTATTGAGTTGGATTTTCCTATAAATTATATAAAATTGGGTGTTTACAAACATGTGAATTATCATGGGTTATTGTTGTTTTTATTGTTAGAGGCATTAAAGGCACCATTAAAGGATTACAATATGTTGTGTGGGAATATTGGGTATTTAGTGAAAACGAAAAATATTTTTGAGAAAAGTATTAAGGCGGATATGTTGAATAAGAATGGCGTGGATAGTGTTAAAAATGTTTTCCAAATATTGCAGAATAATAGTGTGGGGCCGGATAAGATTCCTTTTATAGATTTTAAGAAGAAGGAATTTAATCGTGAATTGACGTTTTTCCATCGTCCAGATATAGTAGCAGAAAAGTTGGAAGATAAATCAGTTTAAAAAAATTATTCTTATATATTAAAGACAATGGAATTTGAGATTTATTCAGATAATTTTTATGATAAATTGGATGAACATTTAGTTAAAGTGGAAGATGAGAATAAGGATGTTCCTTTTTTGACGAAAGAGGAGTATGATAAGCAACAGAGGATAGTGGAGCAATTTTTGGCGGAGAAGAAGTTGAAGATTTATGGGGGGGTTGCGTTAGATAAGTTTATGCCAGAGGATGACAAAATTTATTTGAATAGGGAGGGGAAGATTGTAGATTATGATGTTTACAGTCCGCAACCATTGAAGGATGCAGTAGAATTGGTGAATCGCTTGTATGAGGCGGGGTTTAAGTATGTGACATTACGAGAGGGAGTGAATGCTGGAGTTTATAAGATTTTTAATTATTTTCAGGAGGCGGCGGATGTTGTTTATATGCCCCAGAGAATTTATGATTTAATTCCAGCGAAAAAGATTGGTGATTTGTGGTATGTAGAACCTCGGCATTTACGGATTGATTTGTTGGTTGCATTAACAAATCCGAAACAGGGAATTTTTAGGTGGAAGAAGGATTTTGAGAGATTGGAGAAATTGGAGAAATATTTTCCGGTGGAGAAGCCAATAAAATTTTGTGAATCAGTTGGACAGCAATATGCGCCAAGTAATTTGGAAGTGCGTATACAGGATTATTTGGAGAAGAGGGATGATTATATATTGTTTGGGGATATGGCATATTATGCATTTATGAGGGAATCTGGATTGAAAGATTATTTTAAGCCAGAAGTAAAATATTTGGAGATTGGTATGGAAAAACCAGCAAGTATATTTGATGATTTAAAAAGATTAGGCAGAATTAAGATTCGTAGATATCACCAATTTATGAAACATATACCGACAAGATATATTGTAACACCTCAGAATCAGGACACACATATTTTGTTGATTATTTATGAATTGAATGAGAAATGCATTCCATATGTTGATTATAAAGGTGCAAAAATTACTACATATCATGGTTTAGTGTTATATTACAATTTTATGATTTATTTATCTGGTCGTTATGGTATAAGGGATAGGGAGCAGATATCAAGATGTTGTTTGTATGAATTGGATAGGGCGAAGAAGTATTATTTTAAAAACAGTGGACAGGATGAATTTGGGGATAATTTGTTTAGATGTTTTATTTTGCCATGTTTAGGAAAAGAAAAAAATGTTTTGCGAGAAAGCAAAATACGTGTATGGTCAAGTGGAAAGACAAAGCAAAAACCATTTACTTATGTGCCTGCAACAAGAGAGCATTTAGTTGTTGAATCTAAAGTACCAGCTGGATATGTAAAATTTATAAGTGGTGAATTGGACAGAGAAGTTTAACCAATTATTTTGTTGTACCATTTAGTATTTTTTATATTGTTTATATGGCGAGTTAGACGCATATTTTCTTCATTTAATCGCATATTTTCGTTATATAATCTTAACATTTTTTCACCTAAAAGAATTTGTGCTTCTTTTATTTCAAATTTATATTTGGCATGTTCCAGTTGGAGGTCACTATATAAATTGCATACTTCAGTAAACCGGTCTTTCTCAACTGTTTGCTCTTCTTCTGTTGAAATATCTTCTTCTTCTTCATCACTTAAATATTCTTTAGTTAAAGATTGTTCTGTTTTATCTTTTAGTAATGATTGTGCATTAATTGCATCGGAAAGTTCGTTATACAATTGTTCATATTTTTGCAATTCCGAAATAGTATTTTCGTGATTAAAAATAATTTTTTCCAATTGTTGAATTTTCTTTTCATATGTTTGTTCCAATTTTGCTTTTTCATTTTCCACTTTTTGTGCAATGATTGCTTCAATATTAGAGCGTTCTTTTAGGGCATAATTTATATATTGTACTCTTTCTTTTCTCATTATAAAATACAATTCCAAAAATCTAACAGAACATTTTTTACCAATCTTTATTTTAGCAAATTTATGTATTGTTGCAATTGCTCGTTTCCTTTGGTTGTACAATGTTTTCGCCTTTCTTATTCTCCACAATTGTTGTAATTGTAAAACTAACCTTCGCTTTTTATATTCCATCTTTGCCAAATAATTCCTATAATTCCTCTGGATTTTCTGACAATTTGTTAAGGTCATTACATACATATTGCGTTGTATATTTGCTACAACCCATCTTATCATATTTTCTATCAACAATTTCTGTGCACTTATTAATTGGTTGTTAAATAATTTCTGCTGGTCATGTGTAAAAAACACCATTGTTTTTCCTTTTAAAAACTGTTCTCCATCTAATTGGTTTAACCATTCTTCAAATATGAGATTTTCTTGTAAATAAATTGCTTCATATTTTTGTTTAAATAATGTTTGCTGCATTCTTACAGGAAATGTTTGTCTTGCCAATTCAAGTGCTGATGTTACACCACAATAATTTAATTGGTCTTCTACTTTCTGTTCTTCCCACAATTCTTTCGCATTTTCTTCATTAGGTTTAATACATCTTATAAAATGCAAATTACTATCTGATAAATGATTTACTAAACCAGTTAAATCTGCACGAAATTTATTTGTTATTGTTGAAACTTGAACACTTCCACGCTTTCTCTTTGTCTTCTTCTGGATGCAATCAGCAAATAATTCCAGTTTGGAATAGTACAACTGTAAAAATTGCTCCACATCTGCACCAATCTTATTAATGTTTTTTTCCGCAAAATCCCCCCAATTATATTCCACTTTATCCGCATAATGAGTTATAACAAATGAATCAATTTTCTTTTTCCAAACCTTCGCATTTGCTGGTAAAGTCAATGCTAAATCATTGTCTTGTGCACCTAAAATGGATTTTTCATCTAACAATGGAAAGAATCCATTGGGTCGCTGGTCAAAGAATTCTAAAATATGTGCATTGCTCTCAAAAGTAACACGGGATTTAAGGATTCCTTCATTTTCAAACATTTTAATTTCCTCTTCAAACACAAAACGATTAAATAATGCTTGCAATCTTTCATTGCAATAATTTATACATAACTGTTCAAAACCATTCTGCTCAAACACCTCAAAACCAAAAATATCCAAAATTCCATATGTCCTTTCTGGTTCCAAATTTTCCCCCAAATGATTGTTCATCTCCTTCACAATTTGGTTAAACATTTCCTCATAAATTGTCATTATAATTGTTGCCTTTACATTTGCAGATTCTTTGTCTGATAATGGCACTTTTATAATTTCTCCACCAGTAGATATAGTTTTTTCCTTCAATATATTTCCCAAATGTATCCAATCAATCGGTTCATTGTTTAAAAGTGCAATTAAAAATTCCATGGTTTGCACAACATCTTGCCACTTTTTCGGTTCTAAATATGTTTCCCATATTTTCTGCAGATTCTGCTTATGTAAATATGCTGTGTCCCAATCATCACGGTTGTATTCTTTTTTATTTTTGGTGTAACCAAAAGAATAAAATATGTGGTAATTTGTTAAATTTTCTTCAACCAAACGGATTTTTTCCAATAAATATGTGTCAATTTGGGAATGAATTGTATTTTTATGAATGTGAATATTGATGAATTTGCCAAAACGAGATGAATTGTGATTGCGAATTGTACTTGCATTCCCTAAAGCTTCTAAAATATTGTTGAATTGCAAAATAGTTGGCAAAATATTGTTTTTATCGTGGTAAATATTGGATAAATAATCCAACAATTTTTTAGTGGATTCTGTTTTACCAGAACCGGATTCTCCAGAAATTAAAAAACTTTGCACTGGGTGAACAGATTCTATTGCTACATTGGCAACTTGATATAAATGCGGTTGATTTATAAAATGGTTAGCAATAAATTTTTGCTTTATTTCTTCAGAATAATTGTTTGTGTTTTTAAATGGATTGATTGCAATTAGAATTTTACCAGCAAATGTGTAAATATCATCATTCTTAAAACGATGATTGAGATGACAAAGGATTTCTGGTGTGTGTGTATATGTTAATTTAAGGAGGTTTTCTATAGCTGGTTGAAAATTATGCTGATATTCTGTAGGTTCATCTTGCAATTCCCATTTAATATTTTTTTTCCAGAACTTTTCCATTGTTAAAAGAAAGATTATTTCTTTTAAGCTTTTGTTATTTTCTCACTCTAAATAAATGGTTAAATTAAAAAATTCCAATCTGTTAGATTCTAAATATAAACCTAATGCAATTATTGACAACACACCAAAAAATATTTGCAGTTTGTATCCAGATGGAACAACTCAAGGCGTATACTGTCAAGTGCAGAATTTCCCCAGAATTGTTGTATTAGCAGAACCTTATGGTTATAAAAAAGTTTTAGAACTTAACCCTGCCAACATTTTAGGACCAACCAATAAACCAAGCGGAAATCCTTGCTGCACTGAACCACCATTTAGTCCAGATGAACAATTGCCTCCATATAAGAAGAGTTATTTAGAGTTAAAGGAAACAACTGCTCGTGGTTTTAATCCAAATCCACCATATATTCCTCCACCAGAAATACAAAAAGAGTGCTACAATATTAGGTCTGCACTTAATACTTGTAATGTTAATAAAAGAAATTTTTATCCAAACATCTGGCCATACAATACAGCTGTTTATCCTTAAAAAACATATTTTTCCCAATATTCCACCGAATTATCCCACGACATCGTTTTAGCAAAATTAAATGCCCTCTCTCTAAAAATACTTTTCCTTTCTTCATCCTGCATTAACTGTATAACTTGTTCACATGCACTTTCTATAAAATCTTCTTCAGTCGGTTTTTTATCCAACATTAAACCCCTGTCCGCAATTGTTGAATCTAAACAACCAACATCCGTGTAAATGCAAATCGCCTGATACAATTGCGCCTCTAAAGCACTACAACAAAATGTCTCAAAAAAATTAGTTGGATAAAAGAAAAAGTCAGTTTCCAGCATACATTGTTTAACAAACTCCGGCGGTTGTCTGCCATAAACTGTGCAATTTTTTAATGTGCTAATTAATTGCAACTGTTTCTCATCCAATTCTTCTTTTCGGAACACTGTTAAACTGGCATCTGGAATAACTTGCTGTATTTTCTGCATACAAACCAAAAGTGTTGTTAAACCACGGATTGCAGAAGATACATAAATAAAACTGTTTTTCTTCTTATAAAAATATGGTGAACAATTTACATCTATTCCGTGGGGTACTATTGCAATCTTCTCACCAATATTATCTCCATACACTTCAATCATATTGTTTTTATGCCAATCAGATAAGCAAACAACTTTATCAATTTTATGCAAATGTTTGTTGGTATATTCTTTGCCACAATTGTCAGATATGGGTTTACTTAAATACATATATTGAATAACCATATCATGAACCCAGAGGTGCAATTTTTTAGTTGGGACATTAAAATATTCAAAATAATGAATGTAGCGGTTAATTATAAAATGGTCAAATTCAACCATGTTTTTCTCCTTTAATCTCTCGCAATCTAAATAATTTACACCATTTACATTCTTTTCCAATCCAGCTTCTCTCATCCCCCACATGTAAATATTTACAAAATACCCTTTTTTAACAAGTGCCTCTGCCAAATAAACTGAACACATTTCTGATCCAAAATTATTGATTCCATTTTTAAAAGTATCACCATTAAATGCATAAGTATATCCCATATACATGCCAATTAGTTTTAAAGGTCTGCGTTTTAATAAATTATTCATTGTAACAATAAATAATTTTTATTCACGATTTTTACTTAGTATGTGGCTTCTTTTCCTTCTTATCATTCACTTGCTTCCTCTTCCAATCTTCTAATTTAGCAGAAAGCCAATCAGCATCTTCTCTAAAAACTTTGGAGATTTTTGGTGTGGTTCTGATGCCTAAGTTTGCACGGGCAACCAATTGGTGAATTAAAGTACCATAAGCATTCTGTGCACCTTCTATTTTTTCCAAATCTCTAAATGCCCTTAAAAGCGCACGATGTCTTTGGTTTTCTGTTTTATCAATAACATCCTCATAACCATGGCCAATATGTGCATCTAAAACAATTTTTCTTTCGCCTTTTCCTTTAGCACCTCTGTTAGTAATGCAAGAAGGAGGAACAACTCTTCCTTTTACTTTTGTTCCATCTTCCCTAACATAAGGTTTACGAACATAAGCATTTCTAAGTATTTGTCCTTTAGGGCAAGAAGTTGGAATAACACAACCTTCTTCATTGCACATGTTTTCTGCTAATTTAAGGGCATCTCTTGCTGCTTTGTTTTCCACTTCTATCTGACGTCTAACACGTAATTTTGCTTTTTCACCGGATAAACTGCGGGCTTTTATACAACGTGCAGGAACATAGGTGCCGTTTTTGGTGGTGTAACTGTCACGTAAAATGTATCCTTCAGGACAGCGAGGAGTTTTACTTTTTCTAAAGTCATGATTAACCATATTATAGTTAATATAATTTTTCGTTTTTTTAAAGAATATTTTTTATAATAAGAATAATATGAAACCAGAAACTGTAGCAGAACAAGTGATTTATAAATTCGTTAAAAAAATTTATAATGAAGAATGTGAAGCAAGAAAAAAAGAAACACTAACTCACGAAGAAATTGTAAAATTAGTTAATACAACTTATGCAGAAAAAGAAAAATCATTGCGTCATCGTATTAAGTCTGCTATAAAAAAGCTGTGTTCTGAAGCAGAACATGGTGGAGAAAAGGCAATTGAAGATTTATTGCAAAAAATATTTGAAGACCCTAATTTTAATAAAACTAAAATTATTCAAGAAGTAGAAATCCAACAAAAAATTAAATAAACAGTTTATAAAACAATTTTAATTCAAATATATCAAAAGATACATGATTTATTCCACCAAATATCTTCTTTTTTTCCATAACATCCCTCCACTTTTCTCCAACTAATCCCATCCTCTCCTTCAATGTTGAATCTATAGAACTATCGTAAAATCTATAAATTCTTCGCAAAATTCTATTTATTGTCGGCCTTGTTATCGTCAAATTAAGTGCCATTGTCTGTTCCTTATTTATTGGTACCGATAAATACATTTTATCACGTAAAACATAACTTTCCACATTAATCGGTTCTTCATCAATTGTCCACTCAATTTCTTCTAACATATTGATAAACTAAAAAAGCACCTACACAAAAATATAGTGCTTCTTTAGTTATCCTTCTTACAAAAACATCCTGATTTGCCGTAAAATAATTCATTTTTTTTTACATAAACAAACATATTTTTTTTCATTTTTTTACTTATCCTCTGGCAATCACCCTTGAAGATAATTTCTCCATATTCTGTTCAACCTGTGTTATCTCAAATGTATAAGATATCTGCTTCTTCGCATAAATAAAAAATGCCTCATATGGCTGATATATACCATAAGGTGCCGACTTCAAATAATCCGGTACCTCCTCAAAAGGAAACAACAATTGGAAACTTAATGGGTCATCCAATTTCCCACCCACTCTCAATCCATTTTGTGCCAAAAATCCATTAGGTGATATTTCATTATAACCACTCTTCCTTGTATTCACAAAACCTTTGCTTACAACAGTTATTTTAGGGTCAAATGGTGTCCTTGATTTAACTTTCACATTTATTCCATTTGTATCTATATCCTCTATGTCCAACACATATTTATTGTTAATGATTATCAAATCTTTCACCTTCAAAAAAGGTCTCACATCAATCTTCTTCTCCCTCTTTCCCTTGTCCGGTACATCATGGACCATATAAAAGTAAATCACCGGATATCTATCAAAATTAATATAAATGCCATCATTTAGTTTAGTAGCCCTTGACAATGGATTACACTGGAACAAACTGTAAAACATTAATCTATCACCCGGAACTACTCCAACCCCACATATCTTCTGACCATAACTTGGGTCTTCTGGTATAATTGTAACCTTAGTTAAATGTTGTCCCTTTTTAAAAGGGCAAAAATTATCATCTTTCACTTCTTCACCCCTCTCTATACTCTTAATATAAACTTTGTCCACACCAACATCCAACAATTGATTGAACCTTGTTACCAATTGCAATGTCATTTGCGATAATTTCGCCCAAGTTGATGGATAAAATGTTTTACCTTCATAAGCAGCTGTTTTCAAATTTACAAATCTCCTTGTTACACCATACAATTTATCAAAATTCAATTTCGCCAATGCACGTCTACTCGCCAAATTCGTCCCATCATAGGCACCATCTATCTCATCCATAACCAAAAAATAATATGGTTCATCCAGCACTGTAACATCAATCCCATAATTCTCCTTCCAAATTGGTCCATATGGATAACTTGTAAAAGCATTTGGTGTTTCTTTATTCTCATCAATCTGAGGTCCATTAAAATCATATGGCGCCAATCCTCCTACAAAAACCCTATCTAAAGGCACCTGTGCATCCAAACATTTAATCTCCACTATATTCTCATACAAATTCTCTAATTTCGCTCCTCTACCACCAACATTTTCATAAACTACTGGTGCCTTATAAACTACTACTCCCTCCGCATTTAAATATGATGGCACTTCCACCTCTGTCGCTGGTTGTTCAAATCTTACTTGGAAATTAGTTGGAAAAGGATATGCATCCAAATCCCTCTGCAAACTATCAACTGTTATATAATATTTCCTCGTCTGGTAATTTAACTTCTCCGGCGGAATTAAAGCATAATCTAAATATGCATTGTTACTCTGCTGATTAGTCAATATTAACTCCTGTTGTGCCTTCCTCTGATTATCCTCCACTACCTTATTCTCCCTCTCATTCACCCTAAAGGTCTCTATTGTCGTCTTATCATTAGCCAATTGCTCCATTTTCCTCTCCATCTCTCCAGTATCCTTGCGGTTCTGCAAATGCTCCTCAAACTGATTGCGATTATTAACTTTCCTACCAAAAACATCCTCCACCTTATTACTACTATTCTTTGGCTTTTCTACTGTGCCATCCTGCATATATTGCTTCTTTAACCTCTCAAACTTTTCATCAACTTCCTCATTCTCAAAACGTCTTGTCGTATCCTCTCCCTTTAAATTTGCCGCTTGATTAAAATAACTCTCCAAACTCGGTCCAGTTGACTCACTAAACCTATCCGGTCTGGGCGCAAAAAAATCTGGCGCATTCGTCGGCCCTACATCTCTAACCACATTCTGCCTCCCATTCTCATATACCGGCTCTCCATTCACAAACCTCTCCGCATCCCTATCCGGCATTGTAGCATCCTCCATCTCCTTCGTCATTGGCAACTGATTATCATATGTCACCTTCTTATCCTGATAATTTCCCTTTCCATATACATTCTGCTGATTCTGCAAAGGCTGACTATATTGCCCTTCTTGTTCTCTTTCTCTCTTTAATCTTTCAAACAAATCCATGGGATCCTTCTCCACTTTATCTTGTACCTGCATTTCTGGTTGACGCATATCCATCTGACGCCTCTTCTGTTCTTGCTCATACAAATCTTGGGTATCATCACGTTGATTTGTTACTTCTGGTGGACGATAATTGCCCTGAGCTTGGCCATAATCAGGGTCACCAACATATAAATTATTCTGGGTTTTGTTGAGATAACCGGCTTCAATGTTGCGGAAAACTTGAGGAAGTACAAGTTCAATGGTTTTCCTGTTTAAAGCTGTGTACAATACTTTGGGACTTTGGTTGGGTTTTAATTGTTTATCTTTGTTGCGTTCCCATAATTTCGCCATTACTTTTTGGATATCATCTAAATAGTGGCCTTCTACATTAATTCCATAGCGTTTCTGCACTTCATTATAAACCGACGTTGCGACTGTAAAAACATTCTGCTGATTTAAATAACTCATTAAGTTATATAAATATATAATACTATTTTTTAAACCAAATTACTCCCTCTCTGGAATATAAATTGTATATCCCAATTCTATCTTCTCCTTCAAAAATCTCGCCGAATCTATTGCACTCATACTTAACGTTATCTCCCTATAATCCGGTTCTACATCCTCATCCTCTCCGACCCAATCAAACTCATATAAATCAAACATATCCCCAGTATCTGTATCCATCAATCCACAATAATAACAATGTTCTCCATTCTTCAATATATACTGAATTAACATACACTCTATTGGTATCAACTCTAAATTACCATCCCTTATCTCCCTCATATTGGGAGCAATCTGCCATTTTGTATGAGCAAGCACAAAAGTTTCTAAAATATCTTCTTCCTCTTCAACTTCGTCTACAATCTCCTCCTTTTTCTTCAAATTCTCCTTGACTTTCTTTAACAAACTCATTTTCTCATTATTAATTTAACATTTTTTTAAATCATTTTTTTAATTCTTCTCTAAATGTTATATTCCCTTCTTTTACTAAAGTGTCTTTCATTCCCAAAAATCTTTTATATGGCACCCCAGTTTTCCCTTCAATCTTTTCCAAATATTTTTCTGGAAAAATAATCTTTCCACATCCACACATCTCTTCTTTACCATCATATCCACAAAAAAATAAAACATCATTCATTATCATATCACACTTTTCTGCTACAATTTTTATACATTCCACTTTCCTATCATCTTTCCCTAACAAATAAACATCCTTATCTATATTCCCCCTATCATTCTTTCTTATAAATCCCAAATCTATCCCATGTTTCCTACAATCCCTCTCCAATCTCGGTACACTATACAACATACTCCCACATATCCTCACCTTTAATCTTCTTTTAGTTTTCTTTAAATAACCCAAATTAATGAGATGAGAGAGTAGGATGTGAGGGTAAAATTTTTCGTTAAAATTGTTTATACAGAAAAAATCAACTTTTTTTTCTTTTATTTTTAAAAATCTTTCCCACGGACTTTTTACATTGTAATCATAAAAACCACTGCTTTCTATATCACAATTCTCATATAAACCTAAATTTAATCCAATTACCCCCTGCAACAATATATAATCCACCATCTCTACCCTCTTAAACAACTTCCCACACAATTCCAACACATCACCCCTCACCATCATCATCTGATTCTCCATCTCCAACCTATTTTCCTCCCCTAACTTTTCTTTAAATAGTTTGTTAGTATTTTGTTTTTCAAGTTGCTTGAGGTTATTGATAGATTGGTTAGAATTGATGTGAACGGATATTTTAGGTATTTTTTTTACAAAAAAGTTTTCTTTTTTAATGGGTTTAACAATAAATTGTTCTTGAGATGCGTAAAGAAAATAAGGCGATATAAAATCTATTTTTTTAATATATTGTAGAACATTATTATGCCTAAATAGTAAATTGTCTGTTAAATCGTGGTAAGGAATAATAATAATTTGGGTATCATTGTGATAAATTTCATTTAATAATAGGGGAGTTGGACTGATAATAATGATATTTCTTAAAAAAGGAAGATTTTTTCTGGTTGTTTCAAGATTTAAGAAAAAATTGTAAACATCCAATCTATCTTCTTCTAAAAATTGTTTTACAAATGGATTATTTATTTTTTTTGCTTTATTTTTGTAACTTTTATATTCTAAATCATTTGGATTAACATATGTACAAACTAAATCAATAACATCATTATTTAAATTTTTTTTTATTTTTTCTTTAAATTTTTCATTATATTCCATCTCAGAACTGCTATTATCTTTATTTATTTTATCAATTGTCTTTTTTATTATTTCATCCATTACTTAAAATGTTATTTGGAAAAAAATATTTATTATTTAACACTTTTTTTCTTTTTTCCTCCACTTACCTTTATTATATTTCTATCACCAGTCTTCTTCGGTGGTCTGTAAAAATAATTTCGCAAAACATTCACCGAAAAATCTTTAATTTTTTTATTCTCAAAATCTTTTAATGTTTTCCCTTTTAATGATTCTATTATAAAATTCATTGAATAAACACCACATTCACTTCCTCCATATTGATGTTTTCTAGTGTTATATTCCAATTTTGTTTTATCACCCATCTGGCGTTTAAGCATTTCCATAAAATATTTTATATATGCCGGTGGTTGTTGACCAACACTGTCGTAATATGTTATTATTTTTTTATCATTATTGCAGAATAATCCAACCCAATGACTTCCACTTTCATAATGTCTATCTAAATTAAAAATAACTCCCAAATGTTTTACTCCTTTTTTTTCCAATTTCCCTAAATCCACATTTGTTAATTCACAATAAATATCCTTTGGACAATCCACTGGTACTGGTCCAAAAAACCTAAATTGCGGATACACTTTCTCATACTGCTTCATCACCTTATTTATATCCGTCGTTGTTAACCATGTAAAACGATTGCTTACCCATTCTTCCGGCATTGGAGGTTTAAATGTCATATCTTGCATCTCTTTATCACCCATCTGTTTAATGGTTTTATTGTCTAACCAACACCATTCATATGTGCATTCATTAAATAAATGCTGCCTTATTTGTTCCCAAATCTCATTTTTTGTTTTGTTTAACTTTATTTTTGCATTTTCTTTCTTATTTAATGATTCACCAATTTTTACCAATTGATCTTTAGTATAACATGTAAAATCCCCTTTCTTATGGTGCGCACAATTCATATTATTTATTATATTATATTTTCCAATGGATGTAATTGTTAAATATGGAATTAAATATAAAAAATGTAACAAAGAATCATACTCTGGTTACAATAGAAACACTATCTTCCCATTCCTTCTCAACAATCTTTTAGAAAATAAACAAGAAACAGTCTTCGCCATTATGGCTGAAGTTCATTGTTCAAGTTATTATAAGGAAATGGACAATTTTATAATATCTTTTTTAGCAAATCATTGTTTATTGTCTGATATTACTTTTGCATATTTTTTAGACAATATGTTTTTTAAAATCGCCAATATAAAGCAAACTATTCCTAAATCACAACAAAATATTGCTCTTATTAATAGCAATGAATTGCGAAACACATATTGCTCCATTTTTTCTCACTTTATTAATGCTAAAAAATATAATTGCTCCATTAAATTACCCACCAAATGTCATCTTCCTGAATTTTACCTCCCGCACTGTTGTTTAGAATCATTCCATAACATTGTTGACTCTAACAATCAAGATTTAGGTGATTTATTGTCAAGAGGAATAAGAGAAATATTATATTTTACAACTTTACAAGTTAACGATATTACTGGTAAAATATCTAATTTTGTAAATATGCAGAATATGGAGAAAATTATTTATTGGATACAATGGACATATAAAGTTGAAAGCTTGCATAAAAAAATAAATAAAATTAATTACCAATTTAACTCTTCATTTAATGCACTCAAAAAAAGAAAACAAAAAGATTGTTGGGAATTTTTTATTTGGGATAAAGTCTGGCAAAAATGTCAATCTCATAACTTTACCAACAAAAAATTGTTCCATTCTTTAACAAACTTATTTTTCCATAATTATGTACATTCTAAAGTGAAAGAACGCTCTGGTATTTTAGCAATCGCCATTTTACTCTCCAATTCTCAACTTAAAATTAATCTTGAAAAAAAAATTTCTAAAATAAACATCTTCGCCAATCTTAACTCTAACCTCTTTTACACTAACATAAAATTAGACGATGATAATGAAGATATTTATTTACAATTGTACAACAATTATAACAACATTCATGAAAAAGACCACAAAATCAACAAGAAAATTTATGTTAAAAATAAAATGGACACAAAAATGGGATTTCTTCATAATTATTTGCCAAAAACAAAACAGGAAAATGTTGCTGATTATTTTTCTAAATAAATAGTAAATGGAAATAATAACCATTATTGTTTTATCTATTTTTGGAGCATTCCTCATTGCAATGATTCTTTTTGTTAGCATTAAATTAAATAAAAACGAAAAAGACGCCATATACCTCAACAGAACGCAAAAATGTTTAGCTGTTTACGACAATTACCCCAAAATTAACCAAACACCCATTGTAAATGGTGGCAGATATTTTAACACATTCTTTAACACCGAAAAATACTACGGATTGCGTGACTTCTTTTATGCTGCAAGTTACAAATCTTACCTCCCTTGTGGTTACACCAATGATGTCGTAAGTTACAATGCACTTAAAAATGTACTCCTTCAAGGTGCCCGTGTCATTAATCTGGATATTTTTTACAAAGGGCCATTCCCATTTGCTGATGAATCATCCATTATTGTTGGAAACGTTATTGATGGCCAACTATCTTTTTTAGAAGGCACAAAAGAATCGCAGCAATATTTACAATTCGCCAATTGTTTACAAATTATTAATGATATTGCTTGGAAAAAAACAGATGCCCCTCTTTTTCTTTATATTAACCTTGAATTTGATGCCAACAGCAAATTGGAATATCAAGTCAGTTCACAATTGCAAAAATATTGTTCACAATATTTCCTTGACAAATATTATTCATTCCAGCGTGTCAATATCGGCGATATCCCCGTTAATCAAGCAAAAAATAAAATGATTATTTTAACAAATCGTAAACCCGTTGATGGATTGTTAAATGAGATAACCAATGGATTAATGACAAGCCAGAGTACTAATTTAATATTGTATACAATAGATAAACAGGATATTAATTCAGGGGGTGTTACAACTCATTTTGCGAAAAAACAAGATGCAATTGAAACATGCCAATTCAATTTAGTTGCTGTTATGAAAAAAGAAGAACCTAACCCCGATAACAAATTAAACCCAAAAATTGACTCATCCAATTATGATGCAAGTCACCATTTTGACATTGGCCTTTCTATAACATTTATGAACTGGCAAGTTTTAGATGAACCCATGAAACAATATCTGGAAAAATTTAAAGATGGCGGGATGATCCTTAAACCACAAAATCTTATTTACCAACCAAGACCTAAACCACCTGCTTTATTGCGCAACAAGAAATTTGATTACAAAAATCGTACTGTTACTGGATTGGGTGGTTTTTACAATTTTAACACATAAAATCTTCTTTATTTATTTTGCCATTGTATCCTAATACATAATGATATGAACAATAATTATACTTAAATGGTAAAAATTCTAACAATTTAGAATTGCCACCAATTGCATCCATTGTTAAATATTTACTTTTATAATTTATCTTGCAATATCCCAATATATTTAACAATTCTTCTTTATCTCTACCAAATGTGTACATAATCTCCATATTATCTTTGCTATTAGTGCGAAATATCATCTCACTTTTACCATACTTTAATGCAATTTTATCTTTTAAAAATTGCTTGTTAAGGATTGGTTGGAAGTTGTAAATGGAAGTATTAGATGAATCTATTTTTTTTACAACAGATGATTTGTCTGGTAAATTGTTCCAATTTAGTATGTAATTTTTGGAAATAAATTTATAATTGCGGAAAGTTGGAATTGGTCTACCATCTATTTTAAAAACAATATAATCTGCTTTATTATCTATTGCATTTTTGGATACATATGGCATAAGTTGTGAAAATATATTGCAATTTCTGTAATTTTTGTCAACAATTGCAGCGTCAACGTAGTTAATAATTTTTCCATTAGTTAGAGGCAATATCCAGTTAAAAACGCTGGCAATTATTTTGTTGCCAGATTTTTTGTAAATAATACTGAAATTTGCATTTTTGCAATTTTCTTCAATTAATGCTTTAGTGATGCAAACACCACTGAAATATTGTTTATATAATTTCTCTAACATATCTGCATCTACTGTTCTGGAACAAACAACAGAATTGTCAAGATTGCCGATATAGAATTTACCAGAAGCGAGATGGCGAGAGAATTGGAACCAGAAATGGTTGGTAAAATATTGGTAAATATAATAAAGGATAATAAGGATAAAAAATGTTAACATTACAATAAAAAATATTTTATAATATATGAATAACCTTAAAGTGCATAATACTTTAAAGAAACATATTGATACATTAAAAAAATTAACAACAGAAAGTGAAATATTAAAACATACTATTGAAGTGCTGAAGGATGAAAATTATAAATTAAAACAAAAAATAAATGCAAATCATAAAATTGTTGAACAATTAAATCTGGAAGAAAACAGAAATATTTTAGAAAATAATTTGGAAGAAAATGACAACAATTTAGAAGAGGAATATGTAAATGAACAATTGGAAACTATTTCTAAAAATTATAGAAATAATGTGGAGAAATTTTTGGCAAATTATAATGTTGGGATAACAAAAAATGTAAATGTTAATTATAACAACCAAAATAATAATAATAACAACAATAATAAAAATAATAAAATGGAGGTTCCGAAATTACTTTTTATTCTTTACAAAAAAAAATCTTTATAATTATAATATGGATCTCTCTGGTTTATCTTTCTTTATTACTGGAAATGAAAATAATAATACCAAAAAAAATAATACTTCTAATTTAAAAAACAATAATTCACAACAAAATAATACTTCATCTTCTAATTCACAAAAAAATGTTATCAAAGAAGTAAAATCTAACTTAAGCACCCTCATTAATACAATCTCTCAATTAGTTCAAGAAAAGCAACAACTTCAAGATGAAGTTTCCCAATTAACCTCTAATTTACAAAAACAAAAAAATCAAGTTGCTAACCAAAAAAATAGCAAACAACTTTTAGAATATATCCAAAAACTTGACAACTATTTACTACAAATTAATTCTGCACTCGTTAACCACCCTCAAGAAAAAAACAAAATCCTATCCGATTTACAACAACAACTTAACAACAATTTTAAAAATCAACAAACAATTGTTAATCAAGCCAACCAATTAAACACTCAAAAACCAATAAATTCTACAACAGTCAACACTAACATTAATCGCAAAAATATCACTAAATCCCCCAACTCTTTAGAAGATTTAATGGGCGTTAATGCTAACAACTCTAACAACAACTCTTCCTCTAATGCTAACAACTCTAACAACAACTCTTCTTCCAATACTAACAACTCTAACAACAACTCTTCCTCTAATGCTAACAATTCTAAAAATAATAAAACCAATAATTCTACAAATACTTCCAGACAAATTGCCAACAACTCCAACAACACTAACCTCTCCAGTTTCCTTAAACAAATGAATGGCAATTTAAAGAAAAGTAATGTTAGTAATTTAAGAAATAATGGAAGACAACAGTCAACAGCAAATGGAAGAGTACAACATACAGCAAATGGAAGAAATAACGCATCAACAAATGTTGGAATTAGTAAGCCAGCAATTAGAAATTCACAACAACCTTTTACAAATGTCAATGCCAATGGGAATGGAAGAAATCAGCAGCAATCTGTTGGGAATGGAAATGGAAGAAATCAAAAGAATAATGTGATTAAACGCACCAATTTACCAAGAGAATGTAATTTATTGGAGAGAAAACCACCAACAAATAATGTTCACAGAAATAATGTTCATAGAAATAATAGAAATAATAGAAAAAATGTTGGATTAAGCCCATTGCAAATATTGGAGGCACCAACAGAGTCAGCATTAAATGAGAATGTTTCAAACAATTCTGGAGATATTTTCCAGTATAAGAATACTTAAATGTACATATGCGCCGATTTATTAGGAATAGATTTTTCTTTCTTTTGGATAATCTGTTCCAAACTCTTTATTTCATCCAAAATATTACCACATTTCCTATTGCTAAAGAAAAACTCCTGCAATATTGATGTCGTCAAATCTTTTTTCCTTATCCTTTCCCATAATTGCTCAAATCTCTCTTTCTGGTTAGGAAAAAATTTCTCAAACATCTCCTCAACCTGTTGCTTATTCACCGACTTAAATGTTACTCTCTTATCCACTCTGCCTTGTCGTACCAATGCACTATCCAATCTATCCACATAATTAGTTGTCATAAACGTTATCATCCCATGTTTTATTGCACATCCATCCAATAAATTCAAAATACTTGAAAAACTAATATTCATCGCCACTGCCTCATTGCTACGTCTCCCAACAAATAATGAATCAATATCCTCTAAAACTAATATCACATTGTCCGGCATACTCGTAATGGCCATCATCAAATCTGCATCTTCCATCTCTCTGGAAAATGATATCATGTATATATCACGTTCTAAATGGCTGGCAATCCCAAATATAAATGAAGATTTGCCCGTTCCGGGCAATCCCTCAAATAAATAATTGCGTTTATATGGAATACCATATTTCCTATATTCACTCTCATTTTTTATAAATCCATCCAAATCTTCTATTATATCTTCCTTGCATTCTAAATATATTGTGTCCAAACTTCTTTTGGGCAATTTACTCAATGTTGTCCAATATCCCTTTTTAAGCACTTTTGTCGTTATTTTGCCTTCTTCTTTTTCCATACTATACTCTCTTGCATCTTCTACAAAATCTTGCAACAATCTTTTGCCTTCATTTCTATCAATGTTTGCAACTTCCAAAATTAATTCATCATATACTTGAACACCATATGTTGTTCCTTTGGGGTCACCTATTTTAGCATATTCTACTTTTATTATTTTTTCTTTGTATTTAATTTCAAATTTATCCCAACCACATTTCATAACAGCCTTAAAATGACCATTTCTATCTCTCTTAAATGAACCTCCTTTGTAAATATGTACACCTTCAAATGTTGGCAAGTAATTTAACACATATTCATATGCTAAACCTTGATTATCCAAAATTAACTTAACATTTTCCATTAAATATTATCCCATTTTTTCCAAGTTTTTCTATAAAAAAAATTATAATTGGCTATTTGCATAATCACTTTTCTCCTCACACCCATCTTCCAATTGGTTCTTTCAAAGCAATCTTTTTCAATATCTAAATCAATATCCACTCTATGCATTATTTTTTCGTACATTTTCTCTAAATCTCTATATTCATTTCTCCATATAATATTTTCCATTCTATGTTTCCTTCTCATCTCTCTCCATATGTAACTACTTAAACCACTATTTCCATAAACCATCTCTGCCATTACACTTAACATCATCATCTCCATTACTTCCTCCCAATCGTATATCTTGTATTCATGAAGAATCTTTCTTAATTCTCTCTCTCTTATTGATACTTCCTCATATAGAGAAAACTTATATGGACTTATCCTTATGGAATTACATATACCCATAATTGTTCACCTCTACATCCTATATATTTTTTATTCATTTTTTATAAAAATAAATTACCTCCTCTCACGTGGAGCATCTGCTGGTACCAGATAAATTTTCTTTCTCCAGTTAACCTCCATACGCCACCACTTCTGCACTTTCTCCCAAGCATGTTGGTTCTCACTCTGACCAAACAAGGCCTTGAGTCCAGCCCCAATCAACAATTCTGTGGCTGCCGGAACTTCTGCAAAATCGGTGATCATTGCAAATCCTTAAATTCTTAAACTTATTCATAAAATACTTCTTTAACTACTCCAAAAATATATAGCTTGATTTATTATAAAACACTTAATTTTTGTGCCAGTCTGGTGGCAATTTGTTCTGCCCCACCCCCAGAGGACAATGCCACCCATAGAACACCATTGACGGAAGGTTAGTCACCCTTCCATCCAAGGACCTCATCGGCTGTTCCATTTCCTTCATGACTGCTTGGTAGCATTCCTGAAGGTTCCCATTGTCCCATTTAGCATCCCACTTTGGAAGCTCAGGTTCCATCCCCTTGTAAGCTGTTTGCGCTATTTTTAACAACAACGCATTTGCCCTTGGAGAATCTACCCAAAACATCCATGCCAGATTGAATATCACCACCCAGTCATCAAAGACTGCCGCACTTTGCATCATCAACTCCAGTTCTGTCGCTACATTCTGGATGATGTTGTCCACTTGGAGGTTCGGGTACATGCACGACGGACTGAGCACATACCCGTTCTTACTCACAAAGTGGATGATGTTCGGAATAGTGATGCGGTTGTACACCTTGAAGCCAAGTCTTCGAGTCCACCGTTCTGGCCACCTAAAACATGGTCTCCACCCCATCCAATCCACATCCTTCACACCTGCGCCAAGTTGTCGGAAAATATAATATATCCGAACCCTATCCGCAAGGTCCCTGAACATAGATAGAACAGGCTTGCGCCCATTCAACATCTCCTCCACGATGACACGCTCGAGTTGCACCTTCTTGTCAAAGTAGGCTTGGCAGGCATGCCACTTCTCCGCCTCTTTCCACGCCTGTTCGTCACCAATCTGGCCGAACAAGGCAAGGATTCCAGCCACAAGCATCCTTGCTGTTTCCACATCAATTCCACCTGCCACCAAACTTGCAATGAGATGTTCAGCGTTCATTGGAGAGTTCCTATATTTTTTTTATATATTATTTTTTTACCATCAATTTTTTATAAAAATTCTGAGGATATTTCCTCATGTAAAGACACGAGGCACGCCCAACATAGTGCAAGTTGGGGACATGTTCATGATCTTCTTCTGGGAAAACGTCAGCTTACAGATTGGTGTCTTCATCACCTCCGCCATGTTTTTCATCATGGTGACAACATCCAACTTGCGACCCATGGTCGACTGCCACCACTTCACCTCCTCATTGTTGAACACAGTCCGCTGGGGGGAATGCCAAGCTTCTCAAGCTCGGCCATCAAGATATGGAACAGTTTGTTTGCAGGCATTTTGGTTTTTTTACCAATATTATTTTTAACCCATCATTTTTTTTCTACATTATCCTCCTTCTTCTGATTCCAATATGGCTCATCTAATCCCGTCTAAATTCAACAATCCATTTCCCGCATTGGGATTCGGATTAGTTGTTCTTCTGCTATATATCTAATCCTTGCCATGCACTTACTCCACCGTTTTCTACAATATTGTCTGGCAATCTTATATTCGTATTTAAATAGTTGGTTTTCATTATAATTTATAAATATAAAATTTTATACTCCAATAGGAAACGTGAAGCTTGTTTTTGTTTCTCATTCCAGAAGGTTAGTCCGATGAGGGAAAGGGGAATTTTCTCCGACAATCCAGCACTGCCTCCTTTCAGGGGGGCTCAAGGTAAAGATGTGTGCCTATCCATCCAGAAGAAGTGGTTTATGGAAGCCCACCTCAACAATCTCACTGACTACATCCGCACAAGAATGGGTCGGCGCTACCACGTTCGATGTACCCACCGCAATACCTGCAGAAGTTGCGCCGCCAAGGAGTGCCTTTACTGTTGGATTGGTTCTACCCATCGGGTGGGGTACAACCATACCATCCCTCTCATCACCGACGAACTGGAGAATCTCTGGGTCGGGTTTCGCTATGGCGCTTGACCGTCTGGAGCTCTTCCCTGATTTGGTGAATGAGGTTATGCAACCGTTTGTCACTTCGCCTGAGGTAGTGTACCGAACCATCCTCCACAAGATGCTGGTCAAGATTGAGGAAGACCCCAACAACATTGACTACGTGTCGGATGATGAAGAGGAGTTGGAAGAAGGACTGGCAGACTGGGATGAATATGAGGAGCGTTACTTTTAAAACAACAATGCAACTCTGGTTTATAAAAAATTGATGGGTAAAAATAAATTAATATTAAACAATTGGTTTCTACCGACACAATGCGCTTTGTTTTTCCACTCGGCTGGTCCGAGGAGGAAATCAAGGCATATCTGCATGCAATCCGAAAGTCCAGATGGCGGAGAAGGTATGCAACCTTCCTGTGGGACTGCTGGTGGTACCAAGAAACCCGACACGACTACATCCCCCTCTTTCTACTTGCCTACATGCACCAGAAGGTGAGGAAGCGCTTTTTCAAAGAAGGACACCTCTTTTTCCTTCTTGCTCTGATTAGGGACCGGTTCAACATGTGCACCTGCGACCTTAGCCAAAACGTTTGGTGCCAGAACTGCACCAATCAGATGTTCGCTGAGATGAAGGTTGGGCCACCTGAAAGGGGAGCATATTGCCACGCAGACCCCATTATCCGTGCCGAGGTGGAAAAACTCTGGGGTCGGTACAAAGCCAACACGTACCCCCATCCAATGGTCAGTTCCATCATGGCTCTTGACCGTCTTGGACTCCCCGGAGACCTCATCTATGAGGTAATGTCCCCTCTGAGTGTCGGGGAGATCTTCAAGGATCTTATCCGCAGTCTGGCGTAGACGATCAAATATTTATAACAATTACCCAATCTACAGATTATGTCTTCAGTAGGGACAACGCAAATCGGTCTTCAAACTCCAAGTGATGCCCGCACCGAATATCCTCGTTCAAATAATTATCAATTGTCCTCCACAACTTCACTATCATTTTTACCATCTTTTTTCTGATTAAGATTCCAATATGGTTCATCCAATCCCGTCAAAAACAAAAACAATTGGTCATCTATCTTCCCAAAATGCCAACCATTCGGTTCCTCCGTCATCTCATTGCGATTTGTCATATTTCCTGTATGTCTCAACGATATTATAATCCCCTGCCAATCTGTATCCAACACTTTATTGGTTCTCCCTTTTATAAACATTTCACCTTCACTGCAAATATCCTTTGTTTCAAACCTCCTATTCTCCCAAAAAGTCTTGTAAAATGCCATACTCGCCTCACTCACTCTCTTCTCATAACTCATGTCATAGGGGGGCACATTAATCATACTTATCATCCGACAAATATTAAAATTCGCAATTGCTGAACAACTTACACATGGTTTATTCGTCTGCATCATCATATCTACACGCAATCTCACACTATTGGGTGGGTAATAATCATCATCATCCATACAAACAATAACTTTACCACTCGCCCAATTTACCGCCATATTTCTTTTCATCCCAATTGGCAAACGGAACTTGTAAAAATCTCCATACTCCATCTTATGCGGCTCTATTGCCTTATCAACCTTCGCATTGCTCACATTCTTCTTCGTCTTGCCCGGACTTACCAATCCATCCCTTATTTTATCCGTCCATTTCTCAAACAAAAATTTGCGTTCATCATCTCCAATATGATAATACTTTATGCGGCTATCATTAGGCAATATATCACGGATTGGTTCTTTACTTTCATCAACAATAACCCACTCCAACTTTTCTTTTGGATAATTCTGCGTCATAAAGTTGTAAATCATCAATTTCACAAAATGACGGCGATTACGTGTTGGTGTAATAATCGTCACTGTCGGCAAATCTTTATCCTCAAACTTCTTCAATTCCTGCATTCTCATCTTACTCGGTTTGGCAACATCCTTCTCGCCTAAATTTATCTTCTCAAAATCACGCAAAAAACCATAATCCATAGTCTTCCCCATAATATCCGACTCCTCAAACTTCTCACTTGGCACAACCAACTGCGGTTTACACATATATGCCCTGTGATTTGGATGCACATTCTCCAAATAATATCTGTCAATCTCCTTTTCCGTTTTTTCCAATCCACCAATCAATGTATCATAAAATCTTGCATGAACTGCATATGCATATGTACTCCAACTGCGAACTTTGCAGAAATCATCTGATTCCTTTTTATCCAAAATATCCACCCAATTCCCGCCTAAATAATACATATCCCATTGTGCTGGAAAACGCAATTCACGAATATCACCCAAAATATCAATATCATCCTCTAAAATCAATACACATGGCAGATTGCGCTTTTTCGCCTCTTTCAATATGTGCAAGTGCGATTCACGACAACCAACTGCTCCATTCTCATTACGCTGGGGACGATAAAAATTCACTCGCAAATTATTCTGTATAAAAAGATTATTCATATGCTCATACCTATCATCACGTTCCTCCAAACAAATGCAATAAATCTCCGGAAACTGCAATGGATTAGGATTCTTCATCTCCACCAACCGGTCAAAATTAATAATCTTCTGATTGCGATCCAAATTTGTATGCAAAATATCAGAATAATCCTCTCCTTGTGTCACCATTGTTGGATACATAGTATAAGCATTAATCTGGGGATGCAACACTTCACAGTAAAACTCATCAATCAACATTTTGTTCCAATTAGAACTTGCTCCCTCAATTATACGGTCATACATGCGCTCATGTACAATATAAGAATGAGCATACCAACAACAACATTTTTTCCAGTTGTAGTAAAATTCATCATAAATTTTGTTCACACAAGAACCTAAATATAACATATCCCAATTATCTGGGAGTGGTGGCAAATGAAATTGCCGCAAAAATTTTGCATCATCCTCAAAAATAAGGACATAAGGTAATTTACGCTCTTTTGCTAATTTAATTACACCAACGTGGGATGCAGTACAACCATAAATAGGGTTATCATCTTTAATGCCATCAAAGAATTGGAAGGCAATTTTTTGGTTGCGCAATTCTTTTGTTACTTTTTCTCGCCTATCTTGGCGCTCTTTAAGAGAAATAACAAAGGTGTTTTCTGCGATAAATTGCATAATAATATTTTTTCTTATTTTGTTTTTAAACCTTTTAACAAAATTAATATATTTCTTTCCAATTAATACTTGCATAAACATCTCCAGAACCTGTTGTTGCTTGTGCTGTTATTACTAAAATATCTGAAACATTATCTATATTAGAAGTAATCTGTATAAAATTAGAAAAAACATCAATAAAAGAAGTAAATGAAGAAGACCCTTTACTTACAAAATACCCAGAATCAACAACGATTGAGTTACTTGTTGTAAAAGTAGAAATTGCTGTTGAATATTCTACTATACTATTATTATTAACATTTGTCCATGTTATTGTTCCCGGAGAATTTGGTGCTAAATATAGTCTTACTTTATATAAAAAATATTTATTATTATCTGTACAAAATATGTTAATTGTTGATGGAATTATATTCTGGTGTTTAAAACTTGAATTACCTCTTATAGTTAAAATTGGAAATTCTGTAGTTGATACAGTTATACCAGTTATCTCATTGCTTATAGAAAATGATCTACCATAAGGATTATATCCTCCTTCTGAAATTACTGATGAACAAATTTGAGTCAATGTTACTGTTCCAGTACCGGTTCCTGTTAATTCATATCTTATTGGTAAATTCGGGTTAATCATATAAACATCATTTAAAGTATTAATGTTAACAATTTGGTGGCAATAATAGATTTTTCCAAAAACATAAAAACCATATCTTACTCTTCCTACACCTAACCATTCTAAATCAATCACAAATAACTGACATTTTGAAAAATCTAAATTAAAACCACTTGTTCCAGTTCCATCCATTTTATCGATATTCCAATTATTTTGTAGAGTTACAGTATCTACTGTATTATTTCTTAAAACTATTCCCATCTCGTTAGCTGAATCATATTCAAAAAATAGACCATTATCCTCGTCAAAATAACCAATTCTTGACTTAAAACCTGTTCCTGTTCCATCATAAATAATCCCTGAAGCCAATAATAATAGGGATTTTCCTGGTTGATATACACAATATCTCCTACTTTGATTTATATAACTTCCACTTCCTGTTCCTGTTATTACACATTTTGAATCTGCATAAGTTGCTGTATATGTTGTTGATTTATTTGTAATTATTATATTATTTTCTAAAAATTCAGTTGTACCTGTTGATTGAGCAGGAAATTTAACATCCAATAATGTCAATGGATTTGTTACCCTCAATTTACTAAATGCATCATATAAAGAATCATTATTATAAGATGGTGTATTGCTTTTTGCATTAGTATCTGTTGATAAACGACTTGTTATATTTACATTTCCGGAAATTGATGCTATATACTGTATTCTGTAAAATTTTCCAACAATTGTGTATTCTTTTAAATATTTCGCTCCTGTAAAATATGTGTCTGCATAATATGTCGTAAAAGTTATTCCATCTTCTGAAAATTGCAAATTTAACCCACTCGCATCAGAATTCTCGTCTGCATCAATTGATAATGAAATTGTATTATACCCATTAGTACTTGATGATGAACCTGTAAATGTTGTTCCTGTAAAAGAAGAAGAATTATTTGAATCAACCAAACTTAAAACAGATGGTAAATATGTCATCTATTTTATTATAACATTTTTTTTAAACAATTAACCACATTGGTGAAGATGTATCTTTATTCGATACTAATGATAATGCTGAATTATCAATTACCAACGTTATACTTGATTGTCCATCTATAGTATCCGAACCATTTGGCACAATTATTAAATTATTTATTGACAAATTTCCTCCAACATCCTTAAATATGTGACCTTTTCCTGTTGTTGTTATTGCTGGTAAATTAACAGTTATACTATTACTACTTGTATCAAATTGATAAATATTTAAATCAGACACATCAGTATATAACGTTATAGGCGTTGTTGTTAAAACACTTGATATTGTATAATTGCCAAATATTGATTGGCCAGTTGCTCCTGTGTCTCCAGTTGCTCCTGTGTCTCCAGTTGCTCCTGTAGGGCCGGTTGCCCCTGTTGCTCCTGTAGGGCCGGTTGCCCCTGTTGCTCCTGTAGGGCCGGTTGCCCCTGTTGCTCCTGTAGGGCCGGTTGCTCCTGTTGCTCCTGTAGGGCCGGTTGCTCCTGTTGCTCCTATTGGCCCAGTTGCTCCTGTGTCTCCAGTTGCTCCTGTAGGGCCGGTTGCTCCTGTTGCTCCTATAGGCCCAGTTGCTCCTGTAGGGCCGGTTGCTCCTGTTGCTCCTATAGGCCCAGTTGCTCCTGTGTCTCCAGTTGCTCCTGTAGGGCCGGTTGCTCCTGTTGCTCCTATAGGCCCAGTTGTTCCAGTTGCTCCTGTGTCTCCAGTTGGCCCAGTTGCTCCTGTGTCTCCAGTTGCTCCTGTAGGCCCAGTTGCTCCAGTTGCTCCTGTGTCTCCAGTTGCTCCTGTAGGGCCGGTTGCCCCTGTTGGTCCTATAGGCCCAGTTGCTCCTGTAGGGCCGGTTGCCCCTGTTGGTCCTCCAGATGGCCCAGTTGCTCCAGTTGCTCCAGTTGCTCCAGTTGGCCCAGTTGCTCCGGTAGGGCCTGTTGCTCCTGTGTCTCCAGTTGCTCCAGTTGCTCCAGTTGCTCCAGTTGCTCCAGTTGCTCCAGTTGCTCCAGTAGGTCCTGTTGCTCCAGTAGGTCCACTAATTAATGAATATTCTGGGCCGATAGGTAATCCAGTATTAGGGTCAATTTCTTGAGCAATTAAATCATATGAAGGTGTTAATTGTGTGCCCTTTGGTTGAATTTTCCAACCTCCAGTTGCTCGTGGAGTTAATAAAGCAGGTCCCACATTAACAAATGGAGATGCAAAACCTGTTTCAGTATAAGCAATTCCAGAAATATCTGAACCGATAGTTGCATCTTTTCCACCTAAATCATTTTTAATATTAATAGTTCCAGGACCAATAAATAAATCTTTAAATCTTTTTTTATCAATCCCTAAAGAAATAGTATTATCTTGAACTGGTAATAAATTTTTATTAAAAATAACTTCAGAATTAGTAATTACAATATCATTTGAATAAAAAACATTTTGTGAATTTTTAGGATTATTTACTAAGACATTACCTACATTACTTCCTTGTATTGTTAAAGAAGGACCAGTCGGACCAGTAGGTCCAGTAGGCCCAGTAGAACCAGATTTAGAATCAACATATTTTTTATTAACAAGTTGAAAGTCTTCTGTTGGTTCTTTTTTAGAAATTGGTAGATTATAAAAGATTGAATTATTTTGTACAACAAATTTGTGTATTATTGACAAATTTTTTATAATAGAAAAATTGTCCGTTTTTATGTCATTTACATCAACTAATAACTTATTACGTACTACAACATCTTTGTTTGCATTAATATTCCCACAAACTAATAAATCTTCTTTCAAAACAATATCTTCTTTAATAACTTTACATTTTTTTTTAGTCATTAATATATATATTAAAAAAAAATTGATTTATTTTATTTTTACCATATTTAAAAATTAATTATGGAAGAAATCAATTTGCACCGCCAAAATAAAAACTTCCTTAAATACTACAAAAAACACAAGCATGAATTTATCCCAAAATTTGTTTTAACAAAAAAACCAGAACCAGAAACATACATTCCATCAACAATGGAACATACATGCGAGCATTGCTCTAAAAAGTGGTGTCCAAAAACAACCACCGAAAAATGGGGAAAAGTTGTTTGTCCAAGCAATAAACGCCACAACAAAAAAACATTGCTGTGTCCAATCTGCTACGACAAATACAACTTCAAAAAACACCTGTTTTACACAAAACCCTGTTTTGTCTGCAATGCAACACATACACCAAACAAAAACTGGAACGAATGCAACTTGTGCTTGAATAAAGCAGAAAAAACAATAACAATTAACTGTCCCAAAAAACAAGGACTGGAAAAAATAACCAGCCAAAACAAAAAACAGTTCGTTAAACGTCATTTCTGCAATGAATGCATCAATAAATGGAACATCCGCACAAAAGGATGCCCTTTCTGCAGACAAAATCATGAATGGGATGATGTTGTACTCAAAACATTCCCATTCCAAAGAATCATTGCATTCAACCTTCAAGGTATGCCCAGTCTACCTCTTTTCTTACAAAATCTCAACCAAATAATTGGCTCTCAAATCGCCAACCTGATTGAAGAAGAAATGATTATGGGATAAGTTTTTTTTGTAACAAAGGTTTTACTTTATTTGTACCATTGCCTTTTATAACCAATCCACCACAAAACTCAAACAAATAATTATGAGCAATCTGATCTAAATTTATTTTACCTTTATATATATAATCTATATAACCACTAATATCCAATGCCTTAATGTCATTTATTGGTGTGGGCAATTTTTTATTTTTCTTTTCTAAAATATATATTCCTTCATTAGTCGGCTTATTATTATTATTTTTTGGTAAAACCCCTTTGTAATTATTATAAGCATTCTCAAATTTTTTAATTTGCGCCATATTTCCCACATTTTTCAACAATACACCATAATTGTAAAAATTATTCATCCCATTTTTTACATATATCTGCAATATTTCCTGATAAACACCACATCTTGTCATATAATCTGGTACACCCATCTTTAAAAATCCAATGAATGGACTTTTCTTTTTTACAATCTGAGGGTTTGTATTTGTTGTCATACTTGCTGATTGTGATGTTGTCCCATAATTTTTCTGGGTTGTTATATCCATTGCAGACAAAAACAAACCCAATTGGCTCATATAAAACAAATAATATGGATATGTCAACAATCCATTCACATTAATCTTATGTTTTACAACATTTTCATAAAATCCCACTGGGAAAAGTCTGTAATTACTTGCATCTGTTACATTTTTTACTAATTTACGATTCATTAAACTATATTGCGGCAATTTAATTACCTCACAATTTGTTAACTGTTGTTTATCAAATGATTGCTGCATTTCCGGACAAACCATTGTTATTATCTTTTCCGCCGTCTTATGATGACTTACCATCACCAAATTCACTTTTGTATTTTTCTCTATCCCCATATCTGTAAAATATCTATCCAACACTTTTCCTAAATAATCAAACAACTGTTTCTTATCCGTCTTATTTATACCAGCCAATAAATTCTTACTATCAAAATAATTCGGCTGTTGTTGATTAGAAAATTTTGTGATTGCTGCATTCTTATCATATATCTCCGGCGATATGTAAAATATCTTTTCCCAATCCGTCTCCAAATTCAATCCAATCGGATTACCCCTCCCCAAATCTTTCTGAAATTGTTGGTTATTATTCTGTTGCTTAAATTGTTGTATAAATGCGGTCCATTTCTTTTTAGTATCCACATAACTATCAGGAAAATTATCCGCATTAATAGATGCTGAAAAACCCTTCTCATTCAACCATGGCAAAACAATCACTTTTCCTTTCCCATCCAAATATTGTTGCATATATTGATTAAATGACACATACATTGTCTCATGTGTTCTTATCAATTCTGAACAACAAAATATTGTAACTGGCATTGAACTATTATTCCCATTATTTGTCGCATTTATCCCAACCGATTTTCCATTTATATAATCAAACCCTTTTGCTTTGTAAGCATTTAAAAAATCGGCAACCTGTAAACATTGCATAACACCAACCTTTGCTATATTTGCATTTGCAGCATTTTTTTTAGTTGCAAATTGCGTTTTTATTTTACCAATTACTGGTGTAGTATCTGCAAAACCTTTTATCAATAAATTCGCACAACTTATTGCATGTCTCTGGAATATAAAATTTATTCTATATTGTGTCACCGATTTCTGTACCTGTTTTACTACCGCAATTGTATCCTTCTTAATTCCAATTGCCAATTTCTCTGAACAGAATGTAAACAAGAAATTGCGCAAATCATCCAACTTTTCCGACGTGTTTATCTCCAAATATTGGGCAATTGTTTTTTGCTCATTCGCTGGCAAATTAATTTTTCCAATTTCTTCTGCAACTTTTTGCAATAAAACATTATATCCCACATAACTTTCCGGTTGTAAATTATTTGTTGAATTTGCTAAAATATTTCTATTCGTATGGTCTGAATAATAAAACAATAATCCCCTATAATATTTCTGCAAAACTTCCAAATATTTTTTGTATTCTCCAACATCCATCTGCAAATACTTTACAACTGGTTGACTTATACTCAATTTTACATCATCCCCTCCTTCCATCTGTTCACTCAACTCCACACGCAATTTCTGTTTTATCAAATCAAGCAACGATATAAACATTCCCACATTTGCCACATAAAATACATAAAATGGATAATGTTGCACTTTTCCTTTTACCGTTTTTTTCTCCAATGTCTTCGCTATTTTTTTATTCAATCCAATTGGAAACAATCTACTTTTATCAAAATCAACATTATTGGTAAATTTTTTATCTTCTAAGTTATAAGGAGGCAATTTAACAACCTCGCAATTTAATAACTGCGTTTTATCCAAAGAAGTTGCAGAAGATGGTACCAATGTTCTCAATAAATTATCTCCACTCCTGTGATGTGACACCAACACTAAATTAATATTATATGGTGCTTTCTCTTTTGGATAAAATTGTGTAACATAATTCGCCAATATTTTAGGTAATTCCTGCAGAAATTGCTGAGTTGATGGTATAACATGTACACCTTTCATTGTAGTCTGTATCTTCATATTTTTCCATTTATTTGTAAAAGGCTCATAATTACTTAAACTAAATGTTGGTTTACTTTTATAAATTATTGGTGATAAATAAAAATTATCTTCCCAATTTCCCCTCTGCAAAACATCCGGCAAAACAACCTGTTTACCAAAATCTGCTGATAATTGCCCAACACTTCCCCCTAAAGTCTGGATAAAATTACTCCATCTTGATTTTGTTTCCTCATACATTGACGGATAATTCGTTTTATTAACTTTTAATGATGTTGACAATAACACACTTTCATTTAACCAAGGTAAAACAATGATTTTATTACCTGATGCAAAATATTGCTCCAATTCTTTATGAAACGATACTAAACATGTTTCCTGTGTTCTCAACAATTCAGAACAACAAAATATTGTTATCGGTTCTCCTCCTCCTTCTTGCATCATACCAACTTTATTAGGTATATTTCCTAAATTTTGTCCTTCTATATAATCTTCACCTAGTGTTTTACTCCGTGAGAAAAAATCACTAACTTGGAAACATTGTTCAACTCCTGCCAGCGATATATCCGAATTATCTGCCACATTATAAGAACCTATCGCCCCAGTCTTTTTTACTTGCAATCCTTTACTCATCACATTCGCACAACTAATTGCATGACGTTGCACAATAAAATTTATATTCATTTGGGGCACACTATTTTCTATATTCTGTTTTGGTGTTCCCTCTATTTCCTCTTCCACATACACAAATGGCTCCTTTATTACTGAAAAAAATACTCCCATTTATTATACACAAATATTTTATTCTCCACGATATCCACGTGGCCCCTTATCTCCCCTCTCTCCTCTCTCTCCCTGTTCTCCCTTCTCTCCCTGTTCTCCTTGAACACCCTGTTCTCCCATCGGTCCTTGGTCACCATTGGGTCCTTTCTCACCCCTCTCTCCCTTATCTCCCCTTGGTCCCTTATCACCCGGAACACCTTTCTCTCCAACTGGTCCTTTCTCTCCTTTATCTCCCCTCGCTCCACGTTCTCCTTGTTTTCCTTGCAATCCTCTCTCTCCCTGTTCTCCCTTCTCTCCCTTATCTCCTTTATCTCCTCTTGGTCCTTTGTCACCCTGCAATCCTCTCTCACCCGGTATTCCCGGTGCTCCCCTTTCTCCAATCTCACCCGGCATACCTGGGTCACCCGGTTCTCCTGCCTCTCCTGCCAATCCTGTCTCACCTTTATCTCCTTTATCACCCATTGGTCCAACTTCTCCTTTATCTCCCTTATCTCCCCTATCTCCTGTTGGCCCAGCTTCTCCCACTTCTCCCTTTGGCCCTTGTTCACCAATTTGTCCTTTATCACCCGGTGGTCCTCTATGTCCCATATATCCTTTTTCTCCTCTTTCACCCGGTTCTCCCCTCGCTCCTTTCTCACCTCTGGGTCCCTTATCACCAGCAGCTCCTGGAAATCCTTTATCTCCTTTATCACCTTTATCCCCCTTATCACCTTTGTCGCCTTTTTCTCCAATTGGCCCTTTCTCTCCTTTTTCACCTATTTGTCCTGTTGGTCCTTTATCACCTCTCTCACCCTTATCACCGGGTTCTCCGGGCAATCCTTTTTCACCCATTTCACCCGGAATGCCCGACTCACCCGGTCTTCCTGCCTCACCCGGAAAACCTGGTTCACCAGCATCTCCGGGTCTTCCTGGCTCTCCTGACTCACCTTTTTCACCTGGTTCTCCTGGAACTCCCATATATCCTGGTTCTCCTGGTTCGCCGGGTTCTCCTCTATCTCCTTGTAGCCCTTTTTCGCCTCTTTCTCCTTTATCTCCTTGTAAACCACGAGGACCAGGGGCACCTTTTACACCCATTAAACCTCTTTTTCCTGCTTCACCTGGGTTGCCAATAATTCCGGGGGCTCCTCTCTCTCCCTTATCGCCTCTTTCTCCTTTGTCACCATCTGGGCCTTTATCGCCTTTATCTCCTTTATCACCTCTGGGGCCTTTTTCGCCTTTATCGCCAACTTCTCCTGGGGCACCTTTTTCGCCTTTTTCACCTGCTATACCTGCATTTCCGGGGGGTCCTTGGTCACCTTGTAGGCCTTTTTCACCAATCTCACCTTTTTCTCCTCTTTCGCCCTTATCACCTGCAGGACCTGGTGGTCCACGCTCTCCTTTATCGCCTCTATCACCACGTTCACCTTGCAATCCAGCTGGACCTTTAACGCCTCTTTCACCACGTATTTCACCGGGTGGTCCTTGAGGTCCTACTGGTCCGGGTGGGCCAACACGTCCGGGTTGGCCAGCAATCCCTTGAGGGCCGGGGTCTCCTTTTTCTCCTTTAGGGGCATTCTCGTATAAATTGTATAAAATGCGGATGTCACCACGGGCTTTTCCCAATTCTGCTTTCAATTGCTCTATTTCGTCGTTTAATTTTACGACCAATTGTAAAATTTGTCTCTCATTAATGGTTTGCGCCATTGTTAATTTTATAATGTTTTAAAAATTTTAAATTGGACGCCTACTCTTCGCTATCTGTTCCTAAATCCAGACCAGACTGTGGCTCATTCAATATCTTCTGCCGGACTGTTTCTAAATACTCATCGCTTGCTTCTACAACAATTTCTTTTTCACCATCTGCTTCAACATCATCAACATCATCTACTTCCGTTTCATTGTCGGAGTCAGGTTGTTCATCCATTTTTCTAACACTCATATCATCCGATTCAGTTTCTGCATTTTCTACATCACTGTCATCAAAATCATCGTTCACTTTGTAAAAAAAACGATACTCTTGTGTGTCAAATTGCGGCTGTCCATCCTTAAATTCCATCAAGTAATATGCAATAATTTTTGTAAAATAAGTTTGCCCTGTTTTACAATAAAAGGAAATCGGAATATTGTTAGAAGAACTTTTAGAAATATTGTTAGTTCCCTCAAGCAAAAATCCTTCTGAACCTGTTATTTCATAAGTAAATGACGATGGAACCTTGTAAAAATTGGGCATAACTGTCAACATCTTTTTAGAACATCCATTGTCATTGATTGTGTGCAAATAAAATGATACAGCCGGTTCTGGTTTAGACTTTCTCATAGGAATTGATGTAGTTTTGTGGAAAAAATCACCCAAATTAGGTTGGGTTTCTTTTTTCTTTTTTTCATCCATGGTTTTAAAAAAACTATGACCTGCTTTTACTTCCTCTTTATCCATATTTCTATCTTATAAATATATTGCTAAATTAATTCAATTTTTTATGCCGACATCTGCCAACGATAATCACAGTTCAAACAGCGCACAAATTTAGTCATCGGCTCATCTATACTACGTGTCTGTAACTCATAATATGTACAACGACGCTCCTTACAACGACCACATTTAAATTCATCAGTCGCTGCTTCCGGTTTCTTCAAATACAAAAGCTCATCTTGTGCCTTCTGTTTTGCTTGCAATTTCTCCCAATGAGATGGAAAAAGCTGTTGAGGTGTTAAATAGGGTAATTCACAAATTTCCACTTCACCACTCATAATTGCTGGCAACAAATAATCATTCTTTATCCTATCATTCTTCTCCAAATTCAAATAAATTTGCATAACCTTATTTAAATATTGTCTCTTAAAAATATCCATTTTTCCATCCACTATTTCTCCTTTTTTCTCCAAATCCTCTTTTACCCATTTAAAAATTACATCTTCCAATTCAACACTTTTTTCTTCATCTTCCAGCAAATTATTAAATCGGTCTGCAATCTCTTTTCTAAATGCAATGTCTTCCATTTTAGTATTGTTAGTCAAGTTCTTTTAATTTCATTTTTTGTAAAAAATGAATTTAAATGGTTCTAACGAATTATAATAAAATGGACAAAAAAGTAGAAACCAAGACCAGATATTATTTTAACAATGGCACCAAAGATTTCAGCTGTGATATAGGAAAATTTGAACAAACTTTACAACAATTTATGCAAAATAATCCAGAAATTAAATGCCACAAAAATGGCCACAAACTGTATGGTTATGACAACAAGTTTTTTAAAATTTTTCAAGATGGCAGCTGTTTTGGATTTGTAATATTGAATAATGAATTAGATGTAAAAGGGGATTTCGTTGAATATAAACAAACAACACAACAAATATACAATGATGATTTCGCTGGACTAAAAAATTACTGGGTTGAAGAAATTTACGAAGAAATCATTTTTAAAATCAACGAAAATACACAAGTTATTTTCGCTAAAATGTATGATTGTAACAGAAACTTCCACAAATATTCTATCTATTGTGAATCCAGCAATATTGACGAGGAAAAATCAAACCAAAAATTACTTCTTCTTTCTAAAGCATCCAAATAAACATTTACCAATTGTCATAACTTCCTGAATATTAATTGCCATTTCGCCCTTTTGTGCTCTAACACCTATCATTATAAGAGCAACTGTTGAATCAATCTGGGTTGCAATATCTTGCTGTTGACTTTCTGACAATTTAGATTTTAATGAATCAACAGTTCGCAATAAAATCTTTTTTATTAAAACTTTCTTCTCACTTTCTTTAAGGTTCGTCTGACCTTCAATCAATTCTAAAATATGTTTAGCAATGTCAAAAAGATTGTTAACAATATCATCAGCTTCCGGATATTTCTGCGCAATTTGTGACATTGTACTACTGTAAATTAAATTAAATGCAGTCTTAGATTCTACAATAGTTGCCGATGTTATTTTAACCTTGTTAATGCCATTTTTAGCAACACTTACACTAAAATCAATTGTTGAACTTAAAAGCTTCTCTAACTGCTCCCAATTATTTACACGTGATTCCAAAAATTTCCTCAATATCACCAAAACTACATTCTTCTTCTCTGCTCCACTTAAATTACGCTTCTTTTCCACCAATTCCATACTGTATTGCACCAAATCCACCAACTCTTCATTGTCAATCTCACCATCATCTAAATAACGCTCAACCATTTGCGCTAATCCTTCATCGGCAATCTGTTCTAATTCTTTGCTTATTGGGTCAGAATCTGATGGAATAACAACAGTTAATTTATGGTCAACAACACCTGCGCCTTCTACAGCTTCTGTTACATTTTCGCTTATTAATTTCTCATTTTCGGAGGATTCTTTAGTTGATTGTGAATCTTGTATAGTTTCCGCATTTTCAGTTGGTTGAGTTTCTGCAACTGGTTCTGCAGGTTGAGTTACTGCAACTGGTTCTGCAGGTTGAGTTACTGCAATTGGTTCTGCAGGTAGATTTTCTGCTGCGGGTTCATTATTTAGGTTATCCTCAGGGACAGAAATGATACAATCGTTAGTATCAGTCATAATTATAGTGAATATTAAATTTTTTTTAAGTCATTCTTAATTTTTTATTTTATATATACATTTTAGATGATAAAACTTTTTCTTTCTTTGTGTATTATTATTTTAATTCTAATATTTTTCTGGCGTTTTCTCTTTAATAATGCTCAACAAATGGATAAACAACCTAAACAGAAGAAAAAAGTGCAGTTTAGTAAAAAGGTTTTAGAGATACCGCCAGAGAAAGTTAAAGAAAATTTCCAATCTCCTTCTTTTGCCCAACCTAATAATAAAAACAATAATTTAGAAATGTTGGAGAAAACGTATGACCAAATTAATCCCGCCAATTTTTACACACAAGACTTTAATACCCCCAATTTCACAACTAATGTCACCGATTTGCGCAAATTCTACTCTTACGATAACCCACCAAATGATGCAACTGCTCAAATTGCAATTCCTAAACAACCTTATGATAATGCACCAAGAATTAATAAATTCGCCACCAATCAAATAGAGCAACAAGTGGCATCAGACCCTTCTTGGTTAGTTCCACAGAAACAAAATGCCAGTGGTTTAGAATGGCAAACTGACTTCTGGACTTACAAAAATGAAGTGCCCATGAATGGTGGAGATTTTGGTGGAATTACTGGTTACGAAAGTATGGGTGAAGGATACTCCAATTTCTACACTAAAACGGATAATGATATTGTTATGGAACAAGAAGCAATACTTAAACCAAATGATGACTTAAGAAATGGAATGGGAACACCACAAAAACAAGCTTATGAATATAATATGTCTAATCCATAAAAAAATATTATTATAAATATGGTTAAAGGAAATATTAAGTTTTATTATATTAGTAAAAATACTCAAAGAGAAAATAGAATTGGAAAAGGTTGGTAAATTAAATTGTGTAATTGCATATATATAATTACAATCTCATTAAAAACGAAAGATATTTATGATGAAAAATTTTTTGCACAAACATTAATTCTTAATAGTTGTGGTAAAAATAAATGGAGAGGTTCCACAATATATACAACCGGTTTACAAGGTCAAACTGCAATTAGCGAATTCTCTTTTACATAAATATTTATTTAAGAAGAACTATTTAATTTAACTACACTTACATACCCATTGTCTAAATCCAATTGTACTCCATCTTTACTTAAATTTAGTACCTGAACACTAAATGAATCATTTGGACATAAAGAAGTTGAAACTGCTGTTGACAATTTTACTGGTAATGTAGAAGGACTTGTTGAAAAACTCAACGATGTTTCTGATACATTTTGTCTGTTAGTTGTAATATTTAATCCAAAACGGCCTCTTGATTCTTCACTTAACTTATAACTTACAAAAGTGCTAATATTTACTACAACTCTTTTTTTGCTTTTATTTGTAAACACACCATCCTTATAAACTAAACCAGTTTTTCCAAAAATATTGCATTTATCTTTCTCATTAAATAAAACAATTGTTTCTTTTTCATAATCAATTGTTTGTTCATTTGTAAGCCTAAATGCTAAACTTCCTCCACTCATATATTATTAAATATTATTATTTTATTACATGTCTTAATTCTGACTTTAATACAGTAAAATATTCTGCTTTATGAGATATGTGCATAAACAAAGAAGTCTCGTTAACAACTTTTATTAGTTCTTAGATTGTCGGCTTTTACCTCTGGACTCGCAACCAACAATACGACAAATGGTTTGCACCCACAAAAATAGGCTTATGAATATAATATGTCTAATCCATAAAAAAATTTATTAAATAGTTAATCATTTTGTTGTGGTACCTTGTATCTTCACCATAAAATAGATTAATTTTCCTCTTCTCATAATATTTCTTTAGGATTTGGTATTTTTTACTTGAAATATCTTCAAACTTGTTCTTCAAAAAATTACTAACAACCACGCAATATTTTACATCAAAAATATCCTCGTATAAATATTCATATTCATACTTAAGACCATCACATGCCCATAATTTAGTTTCAACACTTCCTTCAACATTCTGATTTTTTATTTCTACAATCATCAAAATTGGTTTTTCATCACCTCTTTCCAATATAAAAATCTCATCTGGAACTCTAATCACTTTTTTATTATGTTTATTTTTCATGTAATATCTAAAACTATTTTGCAACATATGTTTTATTGACAAATCATTATGTTGACATTCTAAATAATAGTTTTTCTTTGTTAACATTTTTTTTGTGAATTCATTTTCCAATAAATATGAACTTATTGATATATCATCCTCAAACTTTTTCCCATTCTTATTTGTATTACTCCCACCTGCACCTGTTCCACGGTTTTGTTTATTGCTTTTAGACATTTATAATTATATGCTTTATGATATTTTTTTTCAATTTTTTTAGTTCCAAATAAGTATTTCATTATCAGGCATATTTTCCTCATCCTTTTTTCCTTTTTGTGCAGACCTCATTGATCTTTTTATCAAAAAAGATTCACGATTAAATTGCTCATACAGTTCATCAATTTCATCACAAGGTGCATTAGATTGTAAAAACTTATTGCCATCTGCTACGCAACTAACACAAAAATTTCTTAATTCTTCTTGTTTTTCTTTTGTGAATCCATCTTTATTATATTGTGTAAAACTTGATGTATCACAAGGATAATATGGTGGATCCAAATATACCAATGAATTATCTGGGACTTCTAAATTTTCAAATGATAAATTACTAAAAATTACTTCATTTTCATTAAAATATTTAGATATTTCCTTTATATTATCTTCTGAATAAATTAACCCATCTTTATATTGACGAAATGGTACATTATATATACCACTGCTATTTTCTCTGTATAATCCATTAAAACTTCTTTTGTTTAAATAAATAAAATATGCTGCCAATTTTATTTTCTCTTCCAGAACTAATTCCCGATTTTTCATATCATTAAATTCTTCTCGTATCTCATTAAATTTTTCCTTTTTATTATAGGATGATTCAGATAATTCTTCCAATAAAACACATAACACATCTGCATTCTCTTTAATCTGTGTCCACATATTTATCAATGGAAAACATATATCGTTGATTACTACTTTTTTGGGTTGATAATGTAAAGTTATTGCTAATGAACCTGCAAATCCTTCTACAAACCACTCACAATTACTATTTTGTGTTAAATGGTGTCTTACTTTTTCAAGTAAAAATCCTTTTCCTCCCGCCCATTTTATTGGTGAGGACAATTCCAATTTATTTTCATCAAAAAGCATTTTTTTTTATTAATTTAATTAACAATAAAAAAAATCATTTTTTTCCTAAAGGAATTATATGTGCATAAATAAAGAAGTATCATTAACAACTTTTATCAGTTCTTGGATTGTCGGCTTTTACCTCTGGACTCGCAACCATAAATACGACAAATGGTTTGCACTATTCCTCTTCACATTTAGTTCCATACAATTCTGGGAATTCCTACTCTGGATTCTTAAAGAAAAAAATATGTTGGGCACCAATTACGACTTCGCAATATCAAAAGTTATCATCCCAATCACTCTTTGTTTAGAACTACTTGTTCCATATTTAGGAAAACTCTGGTACGAAAATAAATACAACTTTAACATACTCCCAAAATTATTTAAACAATTAACTACCAGCTTCTATCCATACATCCTTCTAACTTATTTAGTATTCTTTATTATTGTTACAGCAAGAAACAACAAACCCACAACTGTCTCACCTCAAGGAAGTCTACAATGGAACGGAAACTTCCAAACTAAAAAAGGCTCGTTCATTTCCGCATTCATTTTCGCATTCTTTTTAGCATATCCTTTCGTAAATGCTTCCATAATCATTCCAATTTATCTGTTCGTTTCTGTTCTTTTTGCTTTAGCAGTTTCGGATAGTTTTGGGTCATATTGGTGTTTTATTGCAAATTTTTCAACTTTCTTCTTTTTAATGTATCCATATTTAGGTAAAAAATAAAATTTTTTTTTAAAAATATAAATAATGAATCTACCCAGATTACACATCACACAAAATGGAATCTTATACCAGAATTCATTTTATAAACATTCTTCCTATGATTTTTTTATAATCAATCAAGATTGTATCCAATTTATAAAATCTTTCCAAAATAATGACAGAAAAATATTTACAATCCACAATTTAGACAAAGAGGAAATTACCTATATCATCAATACTCTTATGTAGAATACGATCCTCCCATTCCAGAAAAAACTCTAAATCTATTCTTACTTAAATAATACATCTCCACTCTGCAATCATTCACACTCATAATATCTATAAAACAATCTCCTTCCACTTCCACATTATAATATCCATCTCCATAAAATGTTGTTAATAATTCATCTCCATCTTTACAGAATGATACCAAATTTTCACTCTCTATATAAAAATACAAACTATTTTCCACTACTTTTGGAACATATATTTTTCTAAAATCTTTTATAATCTCTACACGAGGTAATTCTACCTTTTGCGTAAAAGCACCACTATTAATCATCTCCTTTTCTTCCAATCCCAAATCATCATACATCACTTCCATTTCTACTTTTGCATCTGTATTTATAAAAAAACATACTTCATGATAATATAATCCACATAAAGGCATATAATCAAATCCATATTGTCCCAAATTTACAAAAACCTCCCATCTCCTCTTTTTCTCTTCAACATTTTTATCCACCTTAAACTTGTACAAATAATTCCCATTTACATGAAATATTATCTGACCTCCAACACTTAATTGTAATTTATCAAGTCTCCTATAACACTCCTTCTCACTCAATTCCTCATCATATTCTAAAATAAATTTACATATCCTAAAACAATCCCTACTATTATCCACAAACAACCTATTCATCTTTATATATTTTAATTAAATTTTCTTTAAATTGATATTATAAATTCACCATTGATGATGGATGATTTTTTAACTTCATCAAAGAATAAAGTGATTGTTCCTTCTAATGGAATATGCATTTCTTTATTAGCATATTCATCTTTCCATTGAACCCAATAGAGTCCATCACCAAAATGGTCTTGAATAAAAGGTTCGCCATTTATGGTAATATTTGCAAAAGGTTGGGGTAATTTTATCCAAAAACAGTTAGCAAAAAGATTTTTAACACTTGGTAAAATTATTTTTCCATTTTTAATTTCTTTTGTAATAATTTTTGGAATAATAATTTGTAAATTTTGGTTTTCTTTCCATATTTTCTTTCTTAATTCCATTGTATAAAAAAGGTAATCAACGTAAAATTCTATTTCTGCATTTTTTTTTAATTGCAGACTGACAGTAACTGGATATAATATGCAAGCAATTAAATTAAAATTGCTGGATATAAAATCACCCAATATTAGTTCCTTCATTTTAACAACTAAAAACCATTTTTTCCGCATCTCTGATATTTTATGTTGTTTAATGCAACAATTTCTCCAAAAATAGTTGCCACTAATTTCCCAAATTTTTTGTTCACCAATCTTTAGAGTAAAATTTTCTACATTTTCATAAAATTGTTTTTCACTCATTTCTTCTTCAAATTCCAGTTCAAAAACAAAATTACTAATCATATCACCAATTCTGTTAATTTCATGTTCCATTTTTTTACCATAACAATTTACTAATTTTATTATATTTCTGGCATCTAAATTACTACAATCTTCACCAAAAAATTTATTTTCTATTGTTCCATGTGCTACTAATTGTATTCCTGCTCCTTCCATTTTTTTATATTGTTAGTTGTAAAATATTTAAACCAATTTATATTTGTAAAAAATTTCTGATGTTCTACAATAGGGACATTTTAATATTGCACTATTTTGCAATGTATGTTTACGATATTTAGAAAAGTATTCTTCATTGTAATTCTTTTTACACAATTTACATTGTACAATTTCTTCGCCAATATTAAATGCTTCATGAGAAATTGGACAAAAATTTTCCGACAAATCTGCAAACAAAAATGTTCCTAAATAAGATAATTTTGGATTTTCAAATATTTTGTCAAAAGATAAATATGTTGGAATACCAATATAACCTATTTGTTGTGTATTCTTATTACAAATATTTAACACTCTGGAAAAAATTAATATCTTCCCAGTGAACTCTTTTTCCATATTTATTTTTAATATTGTACTATCAATTCTTGACAGATTTAATGAACAAAAATTTCCAAAACTATAATAATATAAATTGGGATTTGTATTCACCTTTTGTGAACATGCAAATGTAGCATTCTGCAAAAAATCACCCGTATGATGAAATCTCACATAATTATTTAATATCATTGTTATTGAATTTATTTTTACATCTTCCTCTTCTGGTATACAATAAAAATACATTTCTGATATACTACCCATTTCTAATCTTAAATTAAATGCCAAAGCATTCTTACAATTAATTACATAAGATAATGGCAAACTAATATTTATCATATTATTTTTAACAATTGCTTCATAATTTTCCTCCACTTTTTTTACAACAATATTTTCTAAAAAATCTCCTTCCACCTTTATATTAGTATTACTAAAATGCATATTGCCAAAAATATATTTTAAATCTAATTCAATATTCTGCCCATAATATGGTTGTATTAATGCCAATAATTGTAAAGTTTCTTTTGGTATCTTACATAATATTATATTATTTGCAATAAAACTTACAAACTTAATGTTTTCTAAAGCAACATTTTCTAAAAAAATTTTAGAAACAACTTTTTCTCCACCAATTTTAAACATACCATTTTCTTTTACACATTCTGTTTTGTTAAAATTATAATTTATATGCTCACACCCAAAAAGATTAAAATATTCCATTTTCTTTATTCTCGTTTAATTTTTTTAAATTAAATAAGAAAAATCAATAAAAAGTTAATGTCCTTAATCCTGTTGTATTATTATAATTTATTGTTGCATCATCTACACATGATTTATAAGTTCCATCTAATGTATAATTATCATTATCTGTTTCACTTACAATAGTTGTTCTATGTAATACAATATCTACAAATTTACCTTTAGGACATTTTTTTACAATTGTATAAGACTCTTCAAAATAAAAATTTTCTGTTTGGTCTACATATCTTAATCCATCACCTTGAATTATCAATTTTAAATCAGGTTTTCCAATTAAAGAACGTTCAGATGTTATCGTATATTTTTCTACTTTACCATCTTGAGATAAATTTTTGGTTCCAAGACCTACTAAACGTGGAGTGTTTTTATTGTATTTGTATACACTTGGCATATAAATAAAATATAAAATTTTTTCAAATTTCTAAAAAATTAAATCCAATTAACAGGTTCTTTCCCTTTTTTCTCTAACCAATCATTGGTCTTTCTAAAATGATTGCAACCAAAAAATCCCCTACTCGCACTTAATGGGCTTGGATGAACACCAGTCAGAACTAAATGTTTCCCTTCATCAATTAATTCCCTCTTTTTTATTGCATTATTTCCCCAAAGAATAAAAACGATATTCTGTGTTTGTTCACTTATTTTTTCAATCACATAATCTGTATATCCCTTCCACATTTTTGCATTAAAATTACTTTTTCCCTGCAAAACTGTAAGAGCCGTATTCAACAGCAAAACACCCTGTTCAGCCCAATCTGTTAAATCCGTATTTGTCCTTAATACACCATATTCTGTTTCCAATTCCTTAAAAATATTTCGCAGAGATGGCGGCATTTTCGTTCCTTCTGGAACACTAAATGCCAAACCCATTGCTTCATTTGGGTTTATATATGGGTCTTGTCCTAAAATAACTACTTTTGTTGATTGGATGGGAAAAAATTTAAATGCATTAAAAATCAGATTATCTGGTGGAAAAATAAGCAAATGGGGTTCATATGTTTTTTTCTGCTCAGAATGTTGAGTAGATATATTTGATAATAAATCGGAATTTCCTAAAACTGTTTTCCAATTGGTACTTAATTGTTGCAATTGGTTGATTAATGTCATTTTTTTAATAAGGCAATTAGACTAAATAAGATTCAATTTTTTAAATGTAAAACTCTGGTAAAAAATATTTCTGGGTTTTCTTTATATTTTTTGGTTTAGGTGATTCTACAATTTTTGGTAAATTTATTGGTTGTTGATAAATTGGAGCAGGAGGTTGTATAATTTGATTGGGAGTGGCGATTAAAAATGTCCGATTTGATATGATGCTGGACATAATATTTTGAATATAAAAAAAATGAAATTTATACTTAATAATATTTCTAAGATAAACTATGCCTAAAAGGAATCCAAAATCCCAATTATGTATAACAACACGCCAAAAAGCCACCGATGATAAAGAATCAGTTATGCGAAAAGTCTGCTATTATGACAATGATGTGGAAAAACCCATTTTAGCAGCTGGAGTAATTTTTGTAAAAGGTTCCGGAAATAACAGAGAAGTTCTTATGCAAAAAGTATTGGAAACCGATGGGACATATAAATTGTCGGACTTTGGTGGTAAAATAGATTTATCGGACAATACTGTTGTACAAACAGCAGCTCGTGAATTGGGGGAAGAATTAAACTTTGGAATGTTCCAAGTTAAAAGGGGTGCAAATGTTTATTTAGACCAAGAAGGACTAAAAAAAGTAATCCAGAAAAACATGCTTAAACCATTCTACATGCCAGTTGCAAAATACTTTCTTATGTTTTGCCAATTCAATGAAGATTTAGGATTGGATATGGAAAAAATTGGTGACCACGAAAAATTAGACAAAATCACCAGAACAGTTGAATGGATTAAAGAAGAAGATTTTATTAAAGCACATTTTGAACATAACCTCCATCCCAGATTGTGGGGAAAATCCATTCTGGAATATATGGGGCATCACTCTGCTCCAAGAAGGCCAACTGGATTTGCATTTAAAAGGTCATAGCCTTAAGATTTATTCTATTTTTTAATTTGTTTTTTTTTATAAATTATTTCTGCATAGTTTATTGTAGCATATCTTCGTCAGTTGGTGTATAAATTGGCATACTATAGGGCATATCCCTAATTTTTTGTTCTGGAGGTAAAAACATATTATTCCACAATGCTGTTGCCATAACATGATTAGCAAAGGCTGAAGGATGGAAGCAATCTAACGAAGAAAGATACGATTGATTATAAATCTGGAAATCTTCTAAAATTGGTTGGACAACATATTGTATATTTTCTTTAACATTGTATTTTTCCACCAATTTATACAATTGTTCATTTATATCTTTATACAATTGTTTTACTACATATTTTGCATCTGGTTGTTGATGTCTTCCCAATATACATGGACATTCATTTATTAAAAAATGGAAAATCTTGCAATCTTCATGTTGGAAATCTTCTGTTAAACTGACGTCAAATGTGGAAATTACATTAACGAACATTTTATTGGATTGTTCGTTTATATTTTTAAACAATTGTTCCATATTAAAAATGTATGCATCTATTGTATTGTTGTATCCATTAATACAATATTCGCAGATATCATTGGCACCTATCATAATTGTAAGCAATTTCCATTTATTGCTGCAATTAAATTTTTGCCATTCATCTTGTAATTGGTTCCACATTTGTATGTTTTGTGTGCTTAATGCACCAGATATTGCTACATTACAATTAACACCTTTTGTAATTCCCATTTTTTGGTGACTATCTAATTGGAATAAAAGATGATGATGGTATTGTTCAATACTGTGGGAAATAAATGTGGTGGCAAAAGATGCGCAACTATTTTCCAAATTGGTACCATAAAGCTTATTGATAATGTTGGGAATAGTAAGGAAATCTTTTTTACCACCAATAGAAAAAGATTGTCCACGGTATTCGTAAAAATCTTTAATTAAACTGTGAGATTCCATGGAAAACCCTGCGGTTATGCTGTCACCAATTACTCCGAAACATTGAATTTGAGAGGGGTGGATGGAAGATGTAGGATATATTAAAGTGAGAATTAGTAAAAACTTTAACATTTTAGATAATGTATTTAAAAATCGTAAAATTTTTAAATGGATATTTTGTCGGATGATTTGCAAGAAGTTATTTTACACAAACTTTTTTACAAAGATTTTTTAAATTCCAGTTTTTTATTTAACAGCATTATTGTTGAAAAATACAAACAATTGTATAAAAAATCAGTTAAAACAATGGAAAAATGGATATGTAAAAGGCGTTATTACCATAATGGGGATTTATGTTGGATTACCAAATTTAATTATCATAATGTGAATGGTCATAAACTTTTTTACAACTTGAAATATGACAATTCTTACATTAGGGGCGAAATTGTTTTTCCTTTAATGAATATCAGCGACAATTGCCACCATCATTGCAGAGATTGTGGATATTTTTATCCAACCATTTTCTGTTTAATTATGTGCAGACATTATTGCAATTGTTATGAATGCAACAGGTTTGCACGGGAAAACATAATTGGTGGATTTGTTTTAAAGTGCTTAAGTGCAAAATATATTTCTATGTAACTTTTTACAACAAAACTTTTTTGTTGTATCCGATATGAATTACCGATTGTAATTCTGTAAAAAGTTTTTTTTCATATTCCAAAATGGAATCCCATATGCCATCAACAATAAAAACACCAACACAGGGTCAACCTCTAAAAAATGGCCAAAAATGGCCATTTTAACGGGTGATTGGCTAAAAATGCAAATCACGGTTTGAACCATCGTTATTACCACGAATTGCTTTCGTTTTTTTGGAATATTTTTTGAGCAATTTTAAAAAATGGAAAAATAGAAATTTTTTTAAGTAGTGATGGTTTAAGAAAGATAGTAAAAGTTGAGTTTATGAGCAATGGCATAGCTCACGAAATAGAATGGAACTTGCTGGGTGTATTTTTATCGAAAAGCGATTGTAAAGTTGCTCATTTTTGCTATTACCATAATACCATAAAAAAAAAATTAAACGAAAAAAAAGGCCGTTTTTTGGTCAACTCGTCGTAAGCGAACGAGCGTGCACTTTGGCGTCATTGCTCGTTTTAGGGATTTTTTATTTTTTGGATTTTGCGAGTTAGTGGCGTATATCATAAATACAATAATTTACAAAATGCAGAAAACCAGTGCGTTAAAAATTACCATTTTGCGAGCAAAAAATGGTTTTATTACCATAAAAAATATTCCAAAAATTGCAAATTTTTATGGTAATGGTATGGTATATATATACCATAAAAATGCGGCGATGGTTCATAATTATTCCAGATATTAAATGTTTGGTGTTTTTGGGGTGTTTTTGGGGTTGATGGGGAAGTTTACCCCCGAGAGATAATAGCATGGTAATGTTTATTACCATAATATAAAAAAAAATGGAAAATTTTTATGACGAGTGATTTTCAAGATGGTCATCGTTCTGGGAGGTTTTACACCCTAGACCCCCCCTAGATTTATGAGCAGTTTTTAGTGATATTAAATTAAAATGGTGCTTATGGTAATAGTTATGGTATACATTTAATTTAGTTCGAGTTTAATACAATTACCATAATGGTACTAATCCAAACTGGAATGCTCCGAGCAAAAATTGGCAACACACCGCATGCACGGTTCCAGTACCATTCATGGTAATAAAAATTATTTTTTCTCATTAGTATTCCAAAATGGAATGGTACTTATGGTAATGCGTTTTTCGAAAAACCTGTGCGCCGTGGGGGGACATTACCATGGCATGGTAATGAAATTGAAAAAGGGGTTCTCATTAAACGATTTTGGGTGGTAATGAAAAATGGCTTATGGTAATAAAACGAGTTGACTTTGGCCGATTAATTCATATCGATTACCATGATGGTAATGAAAATTGCGTATCGAGGGCAAAAATGCTATTACCATAAAATGTTATGGTAATGAGATGAATACCAAGAAGCATTTTTCTCACTCGATATTTTGGCTCCTTACCATATTTATTACCATGTATATTTTTTGCCGGATTTAGACTAAACGTTTTATGGTACTAAAAATTACCAAATAGTCCCCAGTACCATAGCCGAGTACCATGCATGGTAATAAATTAAGCTTCTCGTAATCTTTTTTATTACCACTGGTGTATCATATACACCATGCTCTTATCATATCTCATCATTTTGGTCATAATGCCATGGTAATATGGTAAGGAGAAAAGTGAGAAGCGGAGCTTTTATGGTAATAGCATTACCATAAACGTTTAAAAAAATATATTTTTTTTTATTACCTAAATGGTCAAAAAAAAGACACGGACTAAACGAAGTAACCTTAGAGTTAACTTTTTATGGTAATGGTATGGTAATGGAGTAGGAATTTCCAAATGCAACTTTTGGAAAAGTTATGGTAAGAGTGGTAATTGTTTTTTGGTAACATGGGTTTTTTTTTGGAAAAAAAAAGTAGGTTTTATTACCATGTATGGTACTGGAACAATTATTGCTCGAATGAGATGTGATGGTATAAAATAATACCACAAGCATTTTTTAAACGAACTTAAAAAAATATACTTGGTACTGTTATGGTAATAAAATAGTTTTTTTTTGTGAGTTTTGGAAATTACTTACCAAAATGGTAATAGCTGTTTTTTTACAGAAAGTTGTTAGTAAAACTACTTTTGCTAACTTTTTTTAAAACTAATTAGTAAGCATAAAACTCAAAAAACTCGTTACGTCCCCTACAGAGAGTCGACTTTCCTAAAAATCATTACTAAACTATTAGTGACATTGGAATACATGAGCACTTACACTGCAACTACCCACTGTTGTGTAAGCACCAAAAAAATAGTCAAAAAAATGATTTAGTCAAATTAATTTTTAGGTGTTATTTGGTCTTTATTGATGTTTATTGTTTTTATTATTCTTATTTTTTATTGTAATTAACACGTATCAAAAAAATACATTTAGTCAAAAGTAAAACAGCTGTACAAATGAAGAAAACGTAATTTAATTTTGAAAATGGAAAAATTGAAAAAATGGAAAAAATCGCAAAATTAAAAATGAATTTGATTTTGAAATCATTTTGCAGCACTTTGCATTTTTTAGTCACGGTGACGAGGCAATCCCAAAAAATCAAAAAAATGACCATTCCCTCGTCAGGAGTTCGTTCGTCAAATTGAGCATTATGGTACTATGGTAATAGCCAAATGCGGTGTTTAGATACGAAATTAAAATTATTAAACTATCAGGAAAATACCACCTTTTTTTAAGAATTTATAAAAATGCAAATATCAGGCATTACCATAATGGTAATGAAAAATGAAAAAAATGAGCAAATTTTTATGGTATAGATATACCATAAAATGTGCGTTAAGGCGTTTATTTTTAACCAAAATCGGCGACGGTTCAAAAACTGGTACACAGAATCCACCAAAATCATATTTATGGTAATAAATGGTAATAAAGTGAGTTTAATAGAATCTTTAAAAATAATGAGTTTAAAGAAATTTTACATTTTTATTTTAATGGAAATGTTGTAAAATGGTTGCTCATTTCGAAATTAATTAAATAGCCCCTTCATGGTAGTAAAATGGGTGACTAAAAAGTGAGTAAAAAGACTAAAAAAATGTGGGAAAAATGGGTTACAATAAGTGTGTGGAAAAAATATTTTAGGAAATATTTTAGTAGTATTTTTTACAATGTATAAAAAATGTGAAAAGACTAAATATTTAGTCATTATTTAGTCAAAAAGTGGATTTATTACCATTTTTTTCGGAATTGAGTTAAAAATATTTTATGGTAATACCATAGTATGGTAAATTTTTTTTGTCATAGATGTGGAAAATTTTTCCATCATAAGGGGACCTTTAAACGGCACTTAAAAAAAGCTGAAAAATGTTTTCCCGTGGTAAGTGACAAAAAACGTGAAGAAATTTGGGATTACTACCATCTTGACACCACAGAAGAAAACGGATTTTTTAGAGATGAAAATATGGTAATAAAAAAAGCAAAACCGCAGGAAAAACGCAAAGAATCTCCGCCAGAGGATGCTAAAACTGCTCACGAAAAGTTAATAAAATCACTTTGTACATGTGATGAAATAAATGAAAATGGTGTGAAAAAATATCGCTGCTTATACTGTGGGGGCATTTATACAAGAAAGAACAATTTAATCGCCCACATCAAAAAATACTGCCGTGGTGTGGAAAAAATGCTCGGACATTCCATATCGGAATCGTTAAATGAGCAACAAATAAAGGGTATGCGTAAGGAGTTGCAAAAGATAACGAAAAAGGCTAGTGTAATAAATTATACGAATAATGTGCAGACGATTAATAATGTAAATACAAATTTTTACCAATTGAATGCTTATGGTAAGGAACCGGTAATTAAGATACCAGAGGAAACTATGGAGAATGTTTTAAAAAATCCTATAAAAGGGATACCAGATTTAATATCAATGCATCATTTCAATCCACAAGAACCGCAAAATCATAATGTTCGTTACAATGGGAAACGTTCTTTTTATATAGATGTTTACAATGGAGATTTCTGGGAGGCGAAAGATAAGGGTGAAGTTATACATGATATGATTGTTTCCAAAAAAGATATTGCTGATGATTACTTTGATGATGTTGTGGAAAAACAAAAAGTTGGAAATAAAGTGAAAGATAAGTACAATTCATTTTCGGAAAAGATTGATAGATATGTAAATGCAATTATTAATGAACTCAATTATGGACAAGAATTGATACAACAAGATAAAGAATTGTACAACCAACTGTATAAACAAGTGGAGTTAATGATGATTAATGCTCAGAGAATTTTAACATTAAGAAGTAAAAAAGCTCCATCACCTTTTGACACAATTGAGTAAGGTAGTACCCTTGGCATTTTTGTTATTTTTAGCATTTGAGAAATATGCTAAAAAATGTGCGATATTTGTTGTAGTAGTTTGTTTAGAAAAAAAATGGATTTTTACTACAATTTAAAGAAAATGGGATATTTTGTAATAAAATGATAGATACATTTAATACGACGGAGTCAACGAGTGGGTTGATATTATTTTTGTTTTTATCTTTTGTAGCAATAATATTTTCTTTTTTTCTAAAATCAACAAATGATTGGGAATTATTTTGGGAAATAAAGATTTTGAAAAATTTAAAGAAACCGTTTAAGTTTGTTATTTTGTATAGTAATGGGGAACAAGGTATAGAGGGATATGAGGGGATAAAAGAAGTTTTTAATGTGGAAAAGTTTTATGAGATTGGGGATGAATTGGATAAGTTAGGGTATAAAGGGTTTAATATGGAGAAGTTGAATAGGGCACATAGAAATATTTGTGAGAAAATTTTGAATGGAAATGAGAAGTGTGTTGCATTAGTACAGAATATGAAGAATCCCCGTGATTTTTATGATATAATTTGTTATAATTTGATGAATAATATTGAGTATAATGTGATATTTAAGATTTTTACAAGAGATGGTGTAAAGTTTAGTAAGATGGATTATACTGTAGAAAATATTTTAGCAGATGGAGGGCAGATGAGGTATGGAAAGAAGAATAGGAGGGAAGATGTAAATATTATAAAGAATGGGAATATTTATGTGGATAGAGAGGAGCTGATGGAGTTTGTAGGAAGAGTGAGGAATGATTATTTTACAGTAAATGTGTATAAGGGAGAAAGTGGTAAAATTGGAGTGGAAGTATTGGAGAATAATTTGAATATGGACAATAAAGAATTATGGTATATTGGACAATATTTAGTTATGGTTTAAAAAAAACTGTTTAAAAAAGAATATATATGTCAGATTGGGCGAGTTATTTAAAAACCAATTATAAAAGTGCGCATAATTTTACATATTCGCAATTGATTGCGAGATATACAACGGAATTATATTATAAGTTTTTATTGGCAGTTGAGGATAATAGTACAATAGTGGATATTGGGATAGGAAATGGAGCAGCATTATTGGAGCAGAAAAATATTAATTTGATTTTTGGCAAAAGGTTGCAGATATTTGGGTATGATATAGATGATGAATATTTGCGTGAATGTAAGGAGAAAGTGAATGAGTGTAAGTTGAATAATCATATTTTTTTGTATAAAAAGGATGTGACAAAAGAGAATTTAGTATTTTCGCAGAGGGTAGATTATTTATTTTTGAGTAATAGTTATTCGGTTATTCCGAATGTTTTAGAATTATTGCAACATGCAATTAAGAAATTTGCGCCAGAATTGGTTGTAATATCAACAACATTAGAGGAGAATGAATCAACATTTCGTAAAATAATGAAGCCAAAATTGAAGTATTTTACATTTGGAGTGGAGTTTGGAAGGATGATTACACAGGAAATATTTGAGAAGGAAATTTCATCAATTGGATTAAAAATTCAATCGAAAGATATAGCATGTAATCCTAGTCTTTTTGGATTTTTACCAGCAGATGTTTGGACATATGTTTTGCAACCTAAAAAAGCAAATCATAATCGTTATTAGAATAATCCGGTATTGTTATTACCATTTTTTTTGTTTTTATTGCCATTATTGTTGGAGCCATTTGATGTTCTGGTTGTTGTAGTGTTGTTGGAGCCATTTGATGTTCTGGTTGTGTTAGTGTTGTTAGAGCCATTTGATGTTCTGGTTGTGTTAGTGTTGTTAGAGCCATTTGATGTTCTGGTTGTTGTAGTGTTGTTGGAGCCATTTGATGTTCTGGTTGTGTTAGTGTTGTTAGAGCCATTTGATGTTCTGGTTGTGTTAGTGTTGTTAGCACCATTAGATCTGGTGGTGTTGTTGTTGGGTTTGTTATTTTGAGAAATATTTTTGAGTTGGAAATTTTTAATTCTGTTAGCAATTCCGTTTACAGAGTTGTAGTTGAATGATTCATATTGTTGGTTATTTAATTGGTTGCGAGCATTGTTGTTGTTTGTTACTTTTTTGGAGGGTTGAATGGTGATTTGGAATTTTTTGTTACCACTGGGTGTGTAAAAAACGGATATTTTATAATTTTCTCCATTTTTGTTAGCATTTATGGAGAAAACTGCATTTTTGTTTTGGTTAGCTTCAATTTTTTGTTTAAGTTTGTTAATAACACTTGTGTTTTGTGTTTCAACAGAATTGGTTGTGATTTGTTCAGATAAAAATGCAACTTGAGGTTTTTTGTTATTTTTCTTGTTGTTGTTATTTTGGTTATTTTTGGGTTTGTTGTTAGGTGCATTTAACAATTCACCGAGTAAAGTAGTTGGTGCTTCACCACCGGCCATTTTAGTATATCTGTTAACCCAAGCGACTTCAGATGCGGATGGTTGTGAACAAGCGGGTTTATCAATGATGCCCATCTGAGCAACAGTTTTGTTATCTAAGCAGCTACCGCCGGCATGCCATCCGAGTTTAGGGATTTGTGGTTTCCCTTCAGGTTTGTAGCAAGGGGAAAGGGGATAATCAAATTGGTCAACATATGCAAATGCGCCACCTTTTTTAGATGATTTTTTAGGCATAATATAATTATTATAATAAATTAATTTTGTGTGAATGGTTGGGGTCTATTAAAATATGCTCTATATTGAGGTTGAACAACTAAATGATTATTTGCAACATCTAAATAATATCCACTGTCTGCTTTTCCACCTTTCATTAAACTTCCTAAATAAATTGGCGGGCAGCAGTCATAATAAGGTTTCACAACTGGTTGTCCTGCAATTGGAGCTTGACCAACACCAATGGAATAACCTTGACCGCCACGCATTGTTGGTAAAGATTCAACAATTTCAGAGATTTTAAAATCTTCTAAATGAAGTTCTTGTTTAATGGAGTTACGGTTGGGTAATTTAAATTTAATTACACCAATTTTATCGTTTTTCATGGAGAATTGTGGAACAGCATTTTCATAAAAATTCTGCCTGCTAAATATAAAACGGGGGAAATCTGTTTTTTTACCAGATACTGCTCCATATGGTCCTTTAAAATGGAATTGGAAATTACGTGTAAATAAAGGGCGCAATTTAATAGCTAAATTGCTTGGACTTGTTGCATGTTTAATGGCATCCACGTAATTGTTTAATAAAATTTCGTTGTCTTTAATAATAAACTTTTGAGCACCAGCTTTCATGTATTATAAAAAGAGATTTAAAAGAAATGGAAATATAATAATTATAAAATGGATACTGTACAAGAGAAAGAGCAGCCCTCCACTTTTGGAGCACCAGAGCAGGAAAATTTTGACCAGAACACTGCATTAAATATTTTGGTAAATGCGGTGCATATTGGTCAGAGTCGTGGAGCATGGAAGCTGGATGAGACGCCAGTGCTCCTAAAGGCGATTAGGGCATTTGTGAAGAAGGAATAGAATATTTTGCATTTTAATGAATTGTAAAATAGTTAAATTTATTTCCAGAGATTATGTAAAGGGATGAATGATATTCACATTATTTTAGATATTGACCAAACATTGTTAGATAGTATGTCAAAGAAGACATGGTTTTTAGAGAGGAAAAATGTTCGTCCACCGGATTATTTTTTACCGGAAATGGTTGTTTGGGAGAGGAAAGGATTAAGGGAGTTTATGCAGTATTTGGATAAAAATGTGAAGTATTTAAGTATATGGACTAATGGTTCTAAAAGTTGGTTAATGTTTGTAGTTGATAAGATTTTGTCTAAATATATTTCCAGAAAACGTTTTACAATGTTGTTGTCAGTAGAGTATAGTGTGGACAGGTCTATTGGTGGTAGTTTGCCAGTATTAGTAAAAGATATAGAATTGGTTATAAAGAAATTAAACAATTCAAGAATAACTATGAATAATACGATATTAATTGATGATAATCCTTATAATTGCATATACAATAAGGGGAATACGATACCAGTGAAAAAGTTTTTAATAACTTTGGAGGATAAAGAGAAGAAAAGGTCGCAAACATTTTATTATATAATGCAAATAATAGATATTATAAAGAAATCAAAGGATATAAGAATGACATTAACAAATGTTTATAATTCCTTGGATAATTACGAAAAATTATTTGGATAATTCCACGATTTGTTGTGGAATCCATTTGTCAGTAATAGCGTTTTTGTTAAATTTAGCATAAAGTGAATCTTTACCATTAAACCATAATCTAACCATTTTGCTACACTCTAAATTGGGTATCCCTGCATAACCAATTCTTGCTTCTTTTCCTTTAGCATCAAACATATAAAGTTCGTAAACGTCGGGAAATTCGGTAGTTTTCATAAGATAAACAGCTTCTGTTTTTGTGTTTTTAGGTGTTGTAATTTTTGGACTATCACTGGCATTACTGTCTGCATCTTTTTTATTGCGGCATTCAGGGAAGATGTATAAAATATCGTATGAACTTTTATCTTCGCATTTAAATAGGAATCCATTGGTTCTGAATGGTATTTTCTCACAATAATCCAATTTAATATTTTGCATATCTTTGTATTCAAATTTATCTTTTACAAGTAATTGGAATGGTTCCATAAAATTATCACTAATGTAATGATTTTCCACAATATTTTTCATAATACTGTGACGGAAACGGTAAGGTTCATTGATTGTAATTTCTTTTTTATATACTAAACAATCACTGATATAAAAATACCACTTGTTGTCAATTTTAATTGTTTCACCTTCTAAAATTGTATCATCATAAAGTTCCAAACTAAAGCGGGATTTTACTAAAAAATAAGTTCCATTTTTTCTGTTAATATAAAGAACATATGGTTTAAAATTGACATAAGTTAGGAAAAGCAAATATTTTGCTCCGTATGTGTTCAAAACAAAGGAATGTTCCTTTTGTTTTAACTCTTTACAACGGTTTTTGTCTAAGAAATGGTATCTTTTGTATTCAATATCAACATTATAACTGTTGATTTTGTTGTTAAGGTCGCATATTTGTATTTTATTATCTAATGACAATGCTTTTTCATTTCCGAATTTAACTGGTTTCATTCTTTTTATAAATAATAGCAATATTTTTTTAAATCATTTTTTACTTCAACTTAAAGATTTTAAATTATATAATAGATATTATGCCTACAATAATATATTCCCTAGATACAATCAATGGATTGTTTGCTGATTTGGTGGGACAGACATTTCCATTATTGAATAATTTTGTGGAATTTTATGAGAAATTGGAGGTGAAGTTGCCGGAGAATATTAATTTTCGGCGTGGCAAGTTTTTTAATAAGAATGGGAAACCGAATAATTGGCGCCGTAGGACAAGAATTAAGGGTAAAGAGTTGGAGAAATTTTTAGAAACAAGTTATGTTAAATTGGAGACATCCAATAATCGGGATAAGATGCATAAAGCGATTATATCGCATTTAAATAAGTTAAATGATAAGAAATTTACAATAATTGTGAAGGAGTTTATTGATAATTTGGAGGAGTTAATGTTTGCAGAGACTTATGATATATTGAATGAGGAGATTATGAAGAAGGTGTATGATGATACGCATTATATTGGATTATATGCGAAGTTAGTGAGGGAGTTGGTGATAAATAAGAAGTGGCAGAAGAAGATGTTTAATGTTGTTGTTAATAAGAGTGGTCAATTTTATTGGTCATTAAATAGGATAGAAGAGGAAGGAGATGTAGAATTTTATGGACCATTTGGTTCACAAGAGGAGGCGGTGGAGGATGGTATGCATATGATAAATTTCAAGAAGAGGTTTTGTGGGTATATGCAGGATATGTTTAAGGGACGATCGGTATATCAGAGGAAGATATTGGAAACAAAGGATTCATTTGATATGAATATTTATGCGAAAAATAGGTATAATAATTTTTTGTTGATGATATTTAGGTTAGTAGAACAGAAGTGTTTTAATGAGAGTATTTTGCATCATTGTTTATTGCATTTAATAGAAACTGGAGAGTTGGAGCAATTTGTATTTGTGTATGATATGATGTATAAGAATCGTATGAAGATGAATGCGACCAATAGGCAATTTTATGAGGAGAAGGTAAATAATTGTTTGAAGAATCATAAGATAACGCCGAAGACGAGGTTTAAATTGCAAGATTATTTTACATTGGAGACTTATTCAACCAATTCATTTGAGACATTGGCAGCATTGAGTTCTGAGGAGAATACAGAAGTTTCGCCAGTTGTGCGTTCTAATATGGAAGTGGATGTGGATGGATTGCTAAATGAGTATTGTTCCAATGAGAATATGGAGGATGCAAAGAGTGAATTTAGAAAGATTGGAGAGAGAGGATGGAAGATGTTTTATGGGAAATTTATACAGATAGCATTAGAAAAGGATAAACAGGAAGTTTTGAAGCCATTACTGTATAATTTGTGGGATGGGGATGAGAATTTTGGGAGATATTTTGGTGAGTATGTGCAGACGAATTTGGTGAATTTGTATGGAGAATATGAGATGGATTATCCTTTATGTAAGGAGTTATTTTTGGAATTAATAGGAGAGTGGTTGAGTAGGGAATTTACAAAAAGGGAGGAATTTGTAAATGGGTTGTTGAATAAGAAGACGGAAGATGAGGAGGAGAGTTATAATATTGAGTTGTTCAATGAGAATATTACAAATGGGATTTAATAAAAAGGCAGATTGATTTATTTATTCTTTTTTTAGTGTATATAGAATCGGTTTGTTTAGGAATATCATTTTCTTCAAAAAAATTAATAAATCTGTTATATTTTTTATTAACTTTAAAATATAAATAACTTCTTTTAATTAATGGTGCATTTTGGTAATTTTTCCATATATTATTTTCTCTAAAATACCATCCTTTAAAAATAGAAGGTGTTAAAGTCCATTCTTCTTTTATATCAATCGGTTTACAAGAATTAACAATTTCATCTAAACTTGGTAAATTATCTCCGGAAATTATGTAACTTATGTCATAAAAGTCACCATTTTCATTTTTTTTATAACCTGCTAATATGTGAGTTACAGAATCTTTTGTTTCTCTTATTCCCATTAAAAGAACTAAAGAATCCTTTAAATTATCCGGAATATTGCTTGATGGGTTAACTAATGCATGTGCATTTTTATTATTTGCATTGAGTTTATCTAGAATTTCATATAAATATAAATCTTTAACTAATTTTTGTATTTCTTTCATATTTAATAAAAATATTATTTTTTTTGGAAAGCGAATTTTAAAACCGTTTTTTTAGGTTTCTCTGGTGCTTCTATTTCATCAGGATCCCAAGTTCCAATTTTTGTAATTGTTTGTCCATTACGAGAAACTCTCATTGTTTCAATAAAATATTTTTTCTTTTTGTAAAAAAGCATTCTTTTATTTGCTTGATTGGCAAATATAGAAAAATCATCAACAATATCAATAACAAGAGGTGTATTTCTGTCGGTTTGTCCAATTTTTGGACGAATTCTACCAACAGCTTGTTCAATATCAGTTTTAGGTGTTCCTAAAATGATTGTATCAATTGTGCTGATGTCTAAGCCTTCAGCAGCCATTTGGTAAGTTGCCAGAATAGCTGGTTTTTTGGTGCTTTCTTCTAAACAAACTTGTTTCATTCCACCGATGTAATAACCGGATTGTATGCTTTTTTCTGCCAATTGTTGTTCAATATCTTTTAACATATCTTTTCTGTCAGATAGGATAAGTACTTGTCTTTGTTCATCTTGAATACATTCTGCTGTTTTTTTTACAATAAAATTGGTGCGTAAAATATAGCTTGCAATATTGTTAATCATACCGGCAGAATTAATTTTTCCGTAAGTGCTGGATAATTCTTTGCTGTATTCTTCATCTGTGCAATCATATATGTAACGTTCAACGCTGCTATTAGCGGCACTTTTACCTTTACGCTGGAAAATTATATCACCGATATACCATTTCAATACTTTAGTGAGCCCATCTTTTCTGTTGGGGGTTGCACTTAATCCTAGCATATATTTGCAGTTAATCTTCAAAAGAGCACGAGAAAAAACACGACTTGGACAGCGGTGGGATTCATCTAAAATGACCAGACCGAAACTGTCAAACATATCAATGGGATATTGCTTCATACTAATGCTTTGTATCACTCCAATAACGATGTCTTTGTCTTCAATATCAATTTTGTCGCCTTGAATTTTACCAACACGAGCGGTTGGTAAAAATGCATGGGATTCGCTGCTACCACTAATGCGTTCAATCCATTGATTCATAAGGAATTCTTTGTGAACTAATACGAATGTTTTCTTTTTCAATTTGCTGATTAAATAACATGCACAAGCAGTTTTTCCTTCACCACAAGGAAGAGATAATATACCGCCGCCTTTCTGTTCAAATGCATCCAAACATTTTTGGATTGGTTCTTCCTGATGCTCACGCAATTGACCGTTGAATGTGATGTTAATATCGGCTCCATCTGATAATTTGGTGGAATCGGGTTGACCAAACTTTTCCAGACCGTAAAATTTGGGTAGGTAAAGTTTGGCGGGGTTTTCGGCATAAACGGGGAAAGGTTCTTCAGTGTCACCGTAATCACTTGATGTGTTGGGTGTAACTGTTAAATCTTTTTTTGTTTGTTGAATTGTTTTTTTGGGCCATTTATCTTTAACGAGAATGTAGCCACGCTTACCAATGTAAGATTTCATTTTATGTTAGATGGGGAATTAGTTTTAAATTTATTCATTTTTTTTCTATTTCTTATTAATGGTAGTAATTATTTTAATTTTGCCTAAAAGTAATTATCTTCAGTTTGCTTTAGAGATATTAGGTGAAAAAAAAATACCAGAATCCTACAAAATATCGCCATTATATCTTAATGACACTGTGAATGTAGAACAAAAAATAAAGAAGGCAAAGAGAATTTACAAGGAAATAATTTTGCTAAAATATAAAGCAGATATTGATGTTGAAGGGGTAAAAATAACAGATGTTGATAAGTTTAGCTCAATAAATGAGGTTCCAGTTATAAGAAATAAGAATAATCTTAATTATTTTGTTGTAAAAAAGAACAAACCATTGTGCATTGATAAAAGAATAGTAGCACAAAAAGATGTAAGGGCTTGTCAGAATGTAAATGTATTACAATCGGTGAATTCCAATGAGGTTTTAACAAGAATTGCGACAGCAAAAATTGTGAATGCCAATACAGTTAATTTTATGAGGTTAAATGGTGGTGGTGACTCTTTTATGGAAATTTATGATTTATATGTTAAAAATCGTTTAGATGTAAATGGATTAACAACATTAAATGGAGCAAGAATAGACCCACCAGTTTTACAAGCGAGAGCAAATGATAAGGTGTACTCTTTAGAGGTTGCTGGAAATTCAATAATGGATGATGTAGAACTTAGGGGAGATTTAATTATTGATGGAAGTATTGTATTGAGTGGAAGTATTGTGTTAAGTGGGGATATTGTTTTAGAAAATGACTTAAATGTAAAGGGAAATGCTGATTTAAATACCTTAATAGTAGATGGGGAGTCAACTTTTAAAGATACAAGTTTTTTTGAGGAAGATGTGACATTTTATAAAGATTTAAATATTTATGGGAGCATTTTTTTGACTGGAAATATTGAGGCAGATACAATTGCTCTTAAAAATTTAGATGTTGAAGATAACACAATATTAAATACTTTAACAGTAAAAGGAGAATCAACGTTTGAAGATGACATGATTGTAAAAGGGGATATTATATTGGAAGGGAATATTGAAGCAGATACAGTTACACTAAAAAATTTAGATGTTACTGAAAATACGAATATAACTGGAACATTGGATGTTACAGGAGATACAAATGTGCAAAATTTAACAGTGAATGGAGATTTAGTTTTGGTTGGTGATCTTGTAGAAGAAAATGTAAAAATTACTAACTCATTAACTGTAACTGGAACAACTGATTTAGTGGGTCCTCTAACAATTACTGGAAATTCAACATTTAATGGAGACATTATTTTGAATGGAAATATAGAAGCAGATACTGTTACATTGAAAAATTTGGAAGTATCTGGAAATACTACTTTAACTGGTAAATTAGATGTAACAGGTGATACAAATGTACAGAATTTAACAGTGAATGGAGATTTAGTTTTGGTTGGTGATCTTGTAGAGGAAAATGTAAAAATTACTAACTCATTAACTGTAACTGGAACAACTGATTTAGTGGGTCCTCTTGCTGTTACTGGAAATTCAACATTTAATGGAGACATTATTTTGAATGGGAATATTGAAGCAGATACTGTTACATTAAATAATTTGGCAGTTTCTGGAACAACTACTTTAACAGGAGCAGCTAAGTTAAATGGAGAATTAACAGTAACCGGAGCAACTAATTTAAAATCCACTTTGCTTGTAGATGGAAATACAACAATATCTGGAACATTAGATGTGACTGGAAATAGTACTATAGCCGGTCATAGTTTTAATGATAGTTATGTATTAATAACAACAGATGTAGAAGTAGAAGGAAACCATTTAATAGACAAAAATTTATATGTATCTGGGGATACTAATTTAACGGGAGCATTAACAGTAACAGGAGCAACTAATTTAAAATCAACTTTGGATGTAGATGGGAATACTACAATATCTGGAACATTAGATGTGACTGGGGATACTAATTTAACGGGAGCATTAACAGTAACAGGAGCAACTAATTTAAAATCCACTTTGGATGTAGATGGGAATACTACAATATCTGGAACATTAGATATGACTGGGGATACTAATTTAATAGGAGATTTTGATGTAATTGGTAATACAAATTTAACGGGAACATTATATGTAACTGGAGATGCAAATATTACTGGGTTGGTAGATTTTTACGAAAATGTTACAATAAAAAAGAATATATATGTTGATGGAAGTTTGGTATTAACTGGTGATTTATTTTATGATAACCTTGCTGTTTCTGGTAATATGACTGTTGGTGATAGTTTAAATGTGACGGGAGATTTAACAATTGGTGGATCATTGACATTAACTGGTGCTTTAACTTATTCAAGTTTAGGTGTTACTGGAGATATGATAGTAGGTAATGATGTGTTTGTTACTGGTGATACAAGTTTAACTGGAACATTGGATGTAACTGGAGCAACTAACTTGAATTCCAGTTTAGATGTGGATGGAGCCTTAACAGTAACAGGAACTACTAAAATAAACAATTCATTGAATGTAACTGGAAACACTATTAGCAATACATTAAATGTAACTGGAAATAGCAATTTAACAGGAACTTTAGATGTTACTGGTGATACAAAAATAACTGGTTCTTTGGATGTTACAGGAGCAACTAACTTAAATTCCAGTTTAGATGTGGATGGAGCCTTAACAGTAACAGGAACTACTAAAATAAACAATTCATTGAATGTAACAGGAAACACAGTTAGTAATTCTTTAAATGTAACTGGAAATAGCAATTTAACAGGAACTTTAGATGTTACTGGTGATACAAAAATAACTGGTTCTTTGGATGTGACAGGAGCAACTAACTTAAATTCCAGTTTAGATGTGGATGGAGCCTTAACAGTAACAGGAGCAACTAAAATAAACAATTCATTGAATGTAACAGGAAATGTAACAATAAGTGGGAATTTAACAGTAAGTGGAGATATTGATTTAAATGATTTATCTTTAACAGGAAACTTGGATGTAGATGGAAATAGTAATTTAACAGGTACTTTGGATGTAACAGGAGCAACTAACTTAAATTCCAGTTTAGATGTGGATGGATCCTTAACAGTAACAGGAGCAACCACAATAAACAATACATTGAATGTAACAGGAAACACTATTAGCAATACATTAAATGTAACAGGAAATAGCAATTTAACAGGAACTTTAGATGTTACTGGTGATACAAAAATAACTGGTTCTTTGGATGTGACAGGAGCAACTAACTTAAATTCCAGTTTAGATGTGGATGGAGCCTTAACAGTA